TCACATCTGTGCCACTTTTGCAAACTCAGTTTTTATCATATCAGCGTCGATTGATGTGTATACATCGAGCGTAATTTGTACTGAGCTATGCCCCATTAGATATTGAACTGCCTTGATGTTCATGCCGCTGCTAACTTTTCTGGTACAAAAAGTGTGTCGAAGAACGTGAGGTGTGAGATTTGGTAATTGGCACTCTGGGTAAAGGCTGTTATACGCCTTTGCAATTTCTCTTAGCTCATATTCAATGTTCCAAGAGGTCTTCGGGGTTCCATTTGAATGAATTGAGATGAAACCACAATAACCATCGACCATCATCTCGTTTGTTTGTGGCCGACGATTGATAATGGCTTTAATCGCGTGATATGCTTCAGCGCTCAATGGAATCGTCCGAAACCCAGCTTTTGATTTTGGATCTGTGATGTAGAGTTCTCCTTTTGAGGTTTTGATGAGTTGTTTATCAATTACAACTTCATGTTTCACAAAATCAATGTCCGAAAGTGTTAATCCACAAAATTCACTTACGCGAATTCCAGTTTCATACAAAAATACGATGTCATCATAATACTTATGAAAGACTCGATCACATAAAACGAATTCAAGCAAATCAGAATACTGTTGTTCAGTTAATGCGACTCTTTTTTTAGTGTCGTTTTTTATAACTTCATTCAGCTGAAAATCAAACGGATTCTTTAAAATTAAATCATCTTCTTGAGCCATTTTAAATGCAGCTTTTATCAGTGTTTTTATAGTTTTTATTGTACTGTATTTCAACCCATTCTGGCTCAAATCAATAATCAGTTGTTTTGCGTCTGAAATTTTTACGTCAATGATTTTTGTATTACCGATAGACGTATCCTTCAACTTGTTTGTCGTTGTATAATATGTCTTCAAACTCGATTTCTTTATTGATGTTTTCTTAAATTCATAATATCTTATAAGAAACTGATATGTTGTTATTTTACCGCCTTCAAAATCTATCCCTTGAGAAATTATTTTACTAGCATTATTTTCTTTTTCTCGAAGAACTTTTAAATCTTTCGCATAAATTGTGTGACGTTTTCCAGTTTTATCAGTCCATCGATATTGATACATGCCATCCTTTCTTTGGCTTTCTCCATTTTTTAAAACTCTGCCTTTACTATCTTTACGTCTTTCCATAAATAGACTCCTTACATTTACTATAAAGAGCCTTGATGTGACACTATAAGTATACCACACCAAAGCTCTGATTTCAAATCGAATAAGACTGGTCTATGTATTTTTCAAGTGCTTTGCGTTTAATCAAGCGTTTTGATCCAACCCACAGCACAAGCTGCTTGTCGTCCTTGTCTGTAATTTCTCTTAATTTATGTGTGCCGATATTAGAGTACGCAGCAGCTTCTTCCACAGTAAGCGTCGTTTTTTCCCAGATTGGGACTTCTTTCATTCAATCACCTTCTCCATCTTATGTTCACCATATTTAGCCACGCATACGTTATATAAGAGCATGGCACGGGTCATAAGGCCAACCCCACCGATACGAGGAGTCACCCTGACATCTTCCATTTCATAGACATTATCGGAGCAGTCTCCGTGCTGCTTTCCATTCTCGTCATAATTGATACCAACATCGATACACACTTTAACCCGATCAATATTAAACGGTGTGATAAAGTTGCGCTTGCCCACAGCAGAAATAATCACATCGACCATTTCAAATTCAAGAGCAGTGGCCTTCATAGCGGAACCAGTGCTATTCACAGAGATTACATTACAGTGCCGTTTAATCAGCATATCAACCAGCGGACGACCCACGATATCAGACTGACCGCACACAAGCACATTCTTGCCATCCAGATTGTAACCGATGGAATCAAAAATCTTCATAACGCCAAGCGGAGTGCAAGGCTGAAATGGTGATGTAGAATTAAAGCCATCAACATCAACTGCGTCTGGAATGCAGATATTTTTGGGATTGATATGTTTTGGCAATGGAAGCTGAACAATGATACCGTCCACATCTTCCCAGTTATAATATTCCAGTATCTTGTTATTTAATTCATCCTCCGTAATATTTTCCGGAAGTTTGATAAGTTTTGCTTCGATTCCCACCTCTTCACAGTCACGCAGCTTACCACGAATATAGGCGTTAGACGCAGGGTTGTCCCCTACTTGATAAATATATAAAACAGGAGCGTAGCCATCTTCTGTGATGACATTCTTGATTTTATTTTTGATATCTTGTGCAATAGATTTGCAGTCAATAATCATTGTGAACCTCCTTTATAAGAATCCAAGTTTTATAAAATTGCTTTGTAGCCAAGATCATTTAAACACTGGCAATACCCACGGACGCCGTCCGACCCTACTTTATAAATAGAGCCAACATACTTTTTGTCTTTATCAAAAAACTCAATTCGCCATTTCCCATCACGAATATATTTAGCTCTATAAAAGTCAAAATCTTTCATTGATATTTCCCTTCATAAAACCCTAATTCATTCGTCATTTTTGAAATTCTCCGTAGTATCCTTATACCCACAGTCTTTTAGAGCTTGGCAATAAGTTTCAAGGCAATTCTTATCTACAGGCAGCCTGCTCCACATACGGCAATATCCATCGATACGTTCGTAGTCGTGCGCAACAACCATGAGATTGTTTATCACATAAAATTCTCCTCGTTCAATCATAATTCACTACCTCATAAAAATCTAGTTCTTAATACATCACGCCGCGATCATTTGATAGATAGCAGCCTTCTAATGAACTTGCAATTTTGTGGTATCTTTTATCAAGCTCAACAAGAAATGTGTTTATCATCTCATTATAAATATGTGCGGCCTCTTCGTAAGTATCAGCAAATGCATAATACGATTGATTTGTATTCACGCTGATTGTGCGATTTTTTGTTTTAAACTTCGACTCCCAATAATTCTTGTTATGAATAGTTCCTTGTACCGGCTTGCAATTGATGCCAGCCTTCGTATCATCAAATCGAAATCCAGTGCACCAGACTTCTTTATTTTCTGGAACAGACATAAGTGTATAAGTCATATTATTTACCCTCATTAAAACATACAATTTTATTCTTCAAAAATCTTATTTCTAGGCATTATATTAAGCCCAAGATTCGGCACCATACTAACAGTGCAATCACATTCTGGACATTTGGTTTGATAAAGAAAAATATGTCCGCATGAGCTAACTTCTATCACGCTATCTGCATCAGACCAAAACTCACAACCACAATCACATGAAAATTTATAAGCCAGTTTTTCTTGTTCTATTTTATGTTTAATAATCTTAATTGCCATCAGGCACCTCCACGGTAAAAATAGTTTTAGTTGCTTCTTTCCAAGAAATAAACTCAGTCCCAGCAACTTCCGCTCTACATCTATAGCACGCAATCACATTATTCTCAGGAATATCCAAATCAGGACTTTCAAAAGAAGCTACTCGAATCTTAGTTGTGCAACCGCAGTTCTTACAAGGAAACACGATTACCGGATTTTTCAAACTATCAGTCTTGTGCATAATGATTTTTATTCCTCCCACCCACCCATAAATCTTAATTAACAGCCGTATTCAAACTCATCAAGAATAGATTCAATATCATACGACTCACCTTCTGATTCGTGACCGATTTCGTAAAATCCATAGAAGTGTTTCGCATCTTCCTTAAAGGAAGCAACATCCTCATCGTAGTGATGCAAAGCCCTCTGCCATGCACGATAGTCCTTGTCAAGGTCTGTGATCCAAAATCTATAACTAAGCTTCTCAAGCCATTTGTTTTTGATTTCAGGTGATGGATAAATTGCGAAGATATCCTTATAACCACTTTTTAAAAGCTGCTTGCGAACATCGTCATGAGAAGACACGAACACATCATAACCCTGTTCTGATAAACCGATAGCCACATTACAATATGACTCGACCCAACTGCCGTCTTTGATAAAATTGCTACTTTCGAGGTCGATTGCCTTGTATTTGTGACTAACAGCGTATGTACTTTTCCCGATACACGGATATCCAACAATAATCATACTATCCTCCGTAAAATTTACCTTTTACCAGAATGAATATTTTGTTTTAATTAAAGGTGTTTCTACACTTTTTGCAGGATTTTCCAACATCGCGGCCTTCACCGTGATCTCATCGATACTTTTTTGGAAATCCTGTAGCTTCTTCAATTCGCTTTCGATGTCCAGTTTCACTTCGACATTCTCGATAAAACCCATATCTTCAAGACATTTACAGTAACCAGCAATCTCGTTATAGAAGATGTGGTCGTACTCTTCTAAAAGCGTGTGCTCGTCAAATAGCTTTACTTGCCATGCAATCCCAAACGGAGCCTCTTTCTCGTAATGAGATTCGATAGCGTAATACTTCATTATGTATTCTCCTTACTTGATACCGTACTTGGCCTTGACCTTCTTCAGAGTTTCACTTTTGCTGTGATAGTCATCGCGAGCTGCCTGATAAGCGGTCATCTTCTCTGCAAGAACACGCTTTGCTTCGGCCTCTGCAACGTCAGCCTCCGCCAGTTCTTTATTCAAAACAAATCCGCTCGTCTTAATACCATCAATAAAGCCGTCCATGCGATCCTTCTTGACGCTTTTCTCGCCCATTGCACCAGTATCAGTGTTGAACATCTTTACAATAGAATCCTCGACACCGGCGATATTGTAAACATAAAAATACTTAGCCATAATTTAGTCCTCCTTAACCTTTTCAAACTTATAAATTGTGTTCTCAGTCTGGACAATAACATTTTTCTTGTCACTTGAGATGTAATAATCAACAACACAAGATGTATGCATTGTGCCCGGATAATCATGTCCCTCATTATCTTTAATGTACCGGAAACCAGCTGATTCTCCACTCTTCAGACGCACAATCTTCATAGTCATGCCAATCCAAGTAGAATACCAGCCGTCGTTTCGAGTACGGCCAGTTACCAGTGAGATTGCGTTCGTCAACTTGTACTGATTTTCCATAATCTCATCATCAATCGGATTTTTATGAATCAATGCAGCATTCGGCATCTTTTCAATTGTGCGTGTCAAAAGAAGCATGAAATGCATAAACGCATCATGTTTTTCTTCTTCAACATCGATTTCTGCGTACTTGCCCATCCGATACAGAAGCTCGGACGTATCAATCGTCTTTCCCATAAACACCTCGATTACTGTTTACCAGTAGATCCAAACCCACCGGCTCCACGCTCAGTTTCGTCCAATTCGGAAACTTCTTCAAAATCAGCCTGCCAGAACGGAACAACTGCCATCTGAGCAATGCGGTCACCATGAGTAATCATCTGCGGGATGTTAGAATGATTATGTAGTGCCACAATATATTCTCCACGATAATCTTGATCACAAATCCCTGTTTTGTTCGCAGGAGCCAAACCCTGTTTGGTTGCTAAACCGCTGCGAGCATAAATGGCGACATACCAACCTTCAGGCGGAGCCATCCGCAAGCCAGTATGTACCTTAACGGTCTCATGCGGCTGAATCATAATGCAGCGATCACCATTCTTGTTTACCATCGTTGCATCATCAAAACCGATATAGGCATACAGGTCTGCACAAGCAGCATTTGCAGAACCATAAGTCGGCAGATGAGCGTCATCGTGCAATTTGTTGATTTTAATGTTGGGGCGATACAGCATCTGACTCATGCCATAGCCAAGATTAATAGTTGTGTTTCCTAAATCCATGTTATTTTCCTTTCTCTTCTGGAGTCCACCAAAGGACTGGTCTTCGCAAAGCAAAACTCTTATTACAGCCGATTACACGTTGATTGGAACTCCCCATGTACGGCAAAGAGATATCTCGTTTAGATTCGATATATGGGCCATCGACTAACACGTTTATGTTTCGAATAATTGTTACCGTTGTCGGAATAGTTTGATATTTCAATTCTTCTGCCGCCTGTTGAATCAATTCTTCCCATGTATATCCAGTCCACATCCAAATGTCTTTGCTTCCTTTAAACTCGTGTCTGACTCTTATTAGAATTTTGCAAATCATCTCCCTGTTCTCTGGATACAGTGGGTCTCCACCAGTAAGCGTAAGTCCCTGAATATAATCAGGTCGAAGTAAATCTACAATTTTATCAAGCGTTTCATCTGTGAATGGCTGACCACCATTCGGGTCCCATGTGGTAGGATTCTGGCAACCTGGGCAATGGTGATTGCAACCTGCGCAGAATAACGTGGCTCTTACGCCCGGACCATTCGCTATATCACATGGGACAATCTTCATATAATTCATCAGTGTTCCCTCGTGCTTTATTGATTTCGTTTGCCGCAATTTTCGCATCACTTTCTGTGTCATAAATATTACGAATGTAATACTCAAAATCAGGATCGATATTGTCCCTTACGTTAATTCCTTCTAGTTGAATAGATTCTTCTTCTACCGTTAAATTGCCATCTTCGTTAATCATTGCTCCGATGTTTACTCTCTTGATTTTACATTTTTTGATTCGATATACGTCTTTCACGACCTTTTTGTATCCAAGACAAATTGGGCAACGCCACTTTTTCTGAGTACCGTCAAAGAATGTTACATTCACATTCCCGTCGGTATCACATTTATTACAGTTTTTGTCAGCATTCTCTCGCTCAATAACCCATGCAAAGCTTCCGGGAACGTGTTTTAAATTAAAGCTGGTATCCATCTCAAATCACCTTCATCCATAGGCTTGCACATATGATAATAAAAATATTCAAAGCAATGCAGCCATACATTCCGTTCTTCTTGTCGCCTCGAAAAATGTATGTAGAGGTATCATACAAAATCTGTTCAGAGCGAATCACCGCTGCGACGAAAATCAAAATAATATAAGCTTTGGTCATGAGCCAAGCAATCTCAGTTAACATCGATTAACACCTCCTCAACAGGAATAATCTGACCATCAACGTAGTAGCACATCTGACCGTACTTATTATAATAAGGAGACATATAGCCTGCACCTTTTCTAAACAAATAATACATAATGTGTGTATCCTTGTCGTACACCATAGGAGTGCCACCGATACGATAGAACCAGCCATCCTCTATAGTTACATCCCCTACTGAGTCTTTCACACTTGTGCTGCATCCAATCAGTATAATTGCTACTAGAAGTACGCATACGGCAGTATTTTTGAAAATCTTAAACATACTTTTCCTTTCTAATAAAAGCGGAATTCTATCAAAATTTGTTATAAATTTATTGCGATAATGCGTCAAATAATTTTACTGAAATTTGGAATTTCTTAGCTTTTTGTCAAGCTTTATTTCTCTCTCCGTCATGTAGCGCCAATATACTACCGTATCAGCAACCTCATAATAATCAGTATCATACCACTCACCATTAAATGTGATGCACGCAACGCTTTCTGTTCCGTCCTTGTATTTTATGATGACATCCTCTGAACACATTCCGTGCTCTGGGACTGGAGGAGTTACGTCTTTCGCGCAAAACCATCGTGCATCGATGCTTTCTTCTTCGTATGAAACCAACTTTATATTATGATAACAACGCTCGAGTCTATCGCAGATGTCGCCTTTAATGGGGTTGATGTCCTCGTCTCCGTTTTCATCAACCAGAAGTTCAAGTGTTACTTTCTTCATGCTCGTTCTCCGTTAAATAACGCCAATAATCAGGTGACTTCAAGTACGTCATCACGCCGTCAGGCATCCAATTGCCATATTTTGAGTACCACACTTTAACTTCTCTCTCGCCGTATTTTGCCATAACGGTGCTACAAAGTTTTGGGAGATTCACCGCTGGGATATTCCAGTCATCTAACTCTACTTCCGGCCAGTCGATTCTAGCTCCGCAGTTACCACAGTAACCATTACGGTTACCATCTTCATTAAAGAGATATTCACCGCTGCCACAGCACTGGCAGGCAATAATACCTTTTTCTGCAAAAGGATTGTTAATCATTTTTAGCCTCGATTTCTTTCCATCCAATGAAATCACAAATACAAAGCTTCTCTGGATCACACCGATGAAGCAGGAATTTGTTCTGTCCAGAAAGCCTAGACCCGCCAGACACTTCAACGGGTTTACACCCATCTTGAAACATTCCTGAAAGAGTCCATTTCTCAGCAATAGATAAATCAACATCATTTTTAATGATATCGCGATTGCATCCACGGCATTTAAAGATTTTTACGTATTTCTTCTCCATATTACCTCAGTACCCTTATCATCGGCAGTGTCGTTTTTCATATCATCAAAGAAAGATTCATAATCAAACCACTTATCCTCAAGAATATTGCCGATAATTTTTACTGTACTACCCCAGCCTTTAGTTGCCACACGGATATACTTGTCTTTCATGTTCTCGTACTTATCGCAGCCAACAGTGTCCATGATTCGCATGATGGCTTCCATACCAGAAGCATATCCTTTGAAAGTTTTTGCTCCTACATATCCTTTACCAAGAACATATCCTCCATAGCAAACGCCCCATCCATGACCATCTAACGTCAAATCAGAGGTCAAAACTCCATGATCGGCCATACCAAGGCTAACATTCTTGATTTGCGCATTTCGGATTTCGTATCCTTCGGCTTCAAGCAGCTTTTCTGTCCACTTCTTCATTTTGTCTCCTGTTATTTAACGTATCTACGTTATAAATTTGATGAAATTTTACGATAAAACGGCACTTTTATCAAGGTTCATTTTCCCTCTCTATAATGCCGGACATTTCCATAATTTCAAAGAAATCATCCATTAAAGCTTCTGCCATCTTTCTGGAGATTTTAGGAAGTTTTAAACCGAAATCCTTGAATGCACAATTAAGGCAACCCCAAGGCGCTAGAACAAATTTTTCATCATCGTCTTTGGAATTGATGTTTTCATAGATAACGCTATCGTCTTCCACCTCAGCCACCTGCCTTTTCTGCGTTGTGAATCATGCAGTTCATGTTAGGATGCGCCTTCTCAAAGCGATGATGTGCCTTATTCATAGCGTCATTCTGATCCTGCGCCTTTACCATATATGTATTGAATGCCTGATTCCCATCATCGTAATACATTACTTCAACAGACCAATAATCCATATAGCTCCTTTCATGCCACCACACCCACCCTACTAGTTTATTTATTTACCTCGGCTACCTTTGATAAAACATTCAAGCAAAATCAGTATCAGCCAGATACCGGTTGCTACTTTGATGGTAAACATAATATTCAGCAGCTTAAAAATCAGCCAGATAATACCGATCGTGGTAATCCACGAGATAAAATATGTAGCCACAAAAATCAGAATGATTCCAAGAAAAGAACCAAGTGCCTTAAAGAATTTCTTCCATGCGTTTATGTTAATCACCTTCTTTCAAAAATTTTCATTTTATAGTTCCTTTTTAATGCACTGGTTGGTCAGTTTCTTGTACACATCCTCATACAGTTCCTGTTTATCACCGTTGTAGGTGTACTCAGCATAGATACCGTCACCGCTGACGGTGGTAGAAAGCAGCGCCTTGTAGTTCTGGAGCGTCTTGCAACTCCAAACCACAAAGACGTTCTCCAGCGTAATTTTATTGGACATATGATCGTTATACCACTTAACCAGTGCGTTCTTACAAACGCTCTCGTAATGTACCATACCTGTAATAATCATAATTAAGCCTCCTTTTTGAACACGAATGTAATCCAATAGATGTTATTTACTCACCCTTGGTAACGACTGTATCTGCGCCCTGAACGGTGATCCAACCATGCTTCAGACGAGCTTCTGCTTCCTTCATCTGAATCAACTCAGGAGTGATAGACTCGGAAAGCACCTTATTCGCATCAGCCTCAGCCTGTGCTTCAATCATCTTAACATCAGCTTCCGTCTGTGCCTTAACCTTATCAGTCTCTGCCTGAGCCAGAGCGGTCTGCTTATTCAGCTCTGCAATCTCTGCGTCCTGCTTTGCCTGCTCCTTTGCGCGAATCTTCTGCATCAGAGTATCGTCAGGCTGTGCGTCAACAATCAGTGCGGAAGAAACATTGATACCATATTCTGCGGTCAGCTTCTCATTCAGATAGTTGGTGATTGCAGTATTAACACCTGCACGGTCATCAGAATAGATCTGCATGACACTGAACTGAGGAGTAACTTCCTTGACGTAAGCGATAATATCATTCTGGATCTTACTCTCCATCAGGCTCTCTCCGTCCATTCCGCCAAACTTGGTATACAGTTCAACAACATGCTCCGGCAGGAAGTTATAATTGACAGTCAAGTTGATTGCAATCGTACCACCATTAGCAGGAGCATCAATGTGCCAATCTGCGTGTTCCTTTGCGCCATAATCAGACGGAGCGTTAGAAAATACCACTCGCTGCTGAGTAATCGGGAACTCAGATACATGCTTCAGAGGACTCATAAAGTGCCAGCCCTGAGAAATAGTCTGCTGCTCGACCCCCTTCGCGGAATAAACAACACCAACATAACCAGTATGTACCCGCTCGGTACAAAGCACTGCGCCAACTGCAACGAGGAATGCAACAAAAATTGCCATAAATTTCTTCATAAGTATCTCCTTAGTCTTTGTAGTCATCTTTTAGAATGTAATAGGCGATAACCCACACAATCACAAAGAAAACAATAATTTCTTTCATAAGTAATCCCACCAACCCACCACTTATATTCAAATTTTACTTCATACTCTCTTCGAGTTCTTTGTAGCTGATTCCACTTGTCAGTCCCGGAGACTCTTCACTATCTGTTCCTTTGAAATGCGCTCCAACAACGCTAGGATGCAAATATTCAATCATTGCAAAATTAGCAACATCAATGAGCCATTCTGTATTTCCTGTCTCTAAATACTTTTTGACTCTTGGATAAATTTCCTTTACAGCTTGAGCCAAATCTGGATATGTCTGATTCATCCAACCATATTTATAATGAGATACCAAAATACGATTCTGCATCTTTTTAACAAAATCATTATCCCAATCTCGCTCTAAAATCTGTTGTGTAGTATCCATATTTCATCCTTTGTTTAGTTATCGCTCAGATGAACTACTCGATCTCGAATCTCTTGCGTCCGCCCCTGATTCCAAAACTGAGTCCCAATAAATCCGCAGGTACGTCGTGCAACATTCAGTTTATTCTGGTCTCGATTACCACAATTTGGGCATTCCCAAACAAGCTTACCATTGTCCTCGACAATCTTAATCTCGCCGTCATAACCACAAACCTGACAATAATCAGACTTGATGTTCAGCTCTGCGTAGATAATAGTGTCGTAGATGTATTTGATGACACTCATCACAGCAGGAATGTTGTTGGTCATATTAGGGCACTCGATATACGAGATGGCTCCGCCGGGAGACAGCTGCTGAAACTCAGACTCAAACTTCAGCTTCTTGAATGCATCAATATGCTCACGAACCACGACATGATAGCTATTGGTGATGTAATCATGGTCGGTTACATCTGGAATAATGCCAAAGCGCTTTTGCAGGCACTTGGCAAACTTGTAGGTGGTGGATTCCAGCGGGGTGCCGTAGAGACTGTAATCAATATTTTCTGCTGCCTTCCACTCACTGCACTTGTCGTTCATGTGTTGCATAATCTCAAGAGCAAAAGGTTTTGCCTTATCATCAGTATGGCTCTTACCGGTCATATACTTTACACATTCATACAGACCTGCGTAACCTAAACTGATGGTTGCATATCCGTCAAACAGCAATTTATCAATCTTCTCGCCCTTCTTCAAACGTGCGATTGCACCATGCTGAAAATGAATTGGACTCACATCAGAAGGCGTACCCATCAATCGCTTATACCGAATCTGAAGTGCTCGATGGCACAGCTCAAGACGCTCATCAAAAATTCTCCAAAACTCAGAAACATCCTTCTTAGAGCTACAAGCAACGTCCACCAGATTGATGGTGACAACACCAGCATTAAAGCGGCCATAATACTTGTGGCCCTTCTCCCAATTCATGGCACCAGAAATATTCTCGGTGGTTCGATCAGGAGTCAGGAAGCTGCGACATCCCATACAGGGGTAGCAAGCACCCTTGTATTCCAACATCTTCTTCTCAGAAATGTAGTCGGGCACAAACCTCTTGGCAGTACATTTAGCTGCCAGTTCAGTCAGATAGTAATACTTAGAATTATCTCGAATGTTATCTTCTTCCAGCACATAAATCAGCTTTGGGAAAGCCGGAGTAATCCATGCACCAGTCTCATTCTTCACGCCTTTAATACGCTGACGAAGGACTTCTTCAATGATAATTGCAAGGTCATCACGGGTCTGGCCTTCAGGAACTTCATCCAGATACATAAAAACAGTAATAAAAGGAGCTTGCCCGTTAGTGGTCATCAAAGTAATAACCTGATACTGAATAGTCTGAACGCCTGCAACGATTTCTTTATGTAAACGCTTCTCTACAATTCGATTGATAGTCTCCTGATTTGGCATCTTGTCAATCTCATTGTTTTGAATCATGTCGTAAAACTCCTCATGGACTTCACCCGTAATCTTCTTTCGAGAGACGTCCACGAAGGGAGCCAAATGAGACAGAGTAATACTCTGACCACCATATTGGTTGGAAGCAACCTGTGCAATAATCTGGGTTGCAATATTGCACGCTGTAGAGAAACTATGTGGTTTGTCGATTCCAGTGCCAGAAATCACAGTGCCGTTTTGAAGCATGTCTTCCAGATTGACTAGCGAGCAGTTAAACATGTGCTGGGCAAAATAGTCGGAATCGTGAAAATGAATTCGGCCATCATAGTGAGCGTCCACAATATCTTTCGGGAGAAGCAGATTGAAGCTCAGATCTTTGGAGACCTCGCCAGCCATATAGTCACGCTGTACGCTATTCACAACAGGATTTTTGTTGCTGTTCTCCTGCTTGACCTTCTCATTATCTACATCACAGATGGAAAGAATTTCGCCATATGCTCGCTGTTTCTCACGAATCTCCTGCCGAAGAATACGCCAGTGACTATAAGCGTCAGCCACATCCGAAAGAGGACTGTTCTTCAGCTGGTCAATAACCACGTCCTGAATCTGCTCTACAGACATCGTATCAGGGATGTCTGCGATGTAGTCTGCAATAGCGTTAGACACGCGAGAATCAACTCCACCAGTCGTATTCGTCATTGCCTTCTCAATCGCATTTACAATCTTACTTTTATCAAAAGGAACTTTCGTTCCATCGCGTTTAATCACATATTCCATGCAATCACTCCTTAATCTTCCAACCAACGATTTTCTGCCACATAGAAAGCTCCAACCGCAACTACCATCAATACGACCCAGAATACCCAAAACCAAATCACTCGTGTACCAGCTGCAGAAATCATATAATCTCGTGCTTCTTCGATGTTTTTATCCTTAATGAATTGTGCATTATGTATACTTTTATCGCTCAAATTCGCGTATAATGTACCACCATAACGAACATCTTTGACATAAAACTCGAACTTTACATGAGAACTGACTTGTACAGTGGTCAGGTACTTGCTGGATGGCATTTTGATGTCACCATACTTAAATTCTTTTCCCAGAAACGTTACATTTTTGGAACTGTGCTCTTCTGAGCTGTAATAGTCCCAAGTCCAGTACGTTTCGACTCTTGTTCTTGTATGGCCTTTACCATCCGTAGTAGTGACAGTTCGTGTATGCATCGTATAGTGCTTTTCTTCGCAATAGATGTACATCCACTGGCCGTCGATACGTGGATCGCTTACGGTATCTACTGCTTCTAGTGCGCCTTGGCAAAACGCATTACCTACGTTGGTTCTCATTCCATAATCGAACATATTTTCGGACTCAATCGAAATTGCTGTATTATATTCTTTTTTCTGCTCAAGTGAATCTCTGGTGATATTTCCAGCGATAACGCTACCAAGTATCAGCATAATGAACACAATACCAACACTGACGATCAATTCACGATAAGTAATTTCGGCATTACCGATTTCCAAAAAGGTTACCGACTGCCGGTGCCGCCTCATTCCCCTCATAGGACAGATACTCATAATTCTGAACCTCATATCCAGTCAGACCAAGCAGAAAGGAGTTCGGAAACTTACGAACGCTCTGCTTATATTCCTTCACGACACGATTGTAATCGCCACGATAGTTTGCAATCAAATTTTCAGTGACGGATAGCTCATTCATAAGCTCCTTGTAGTTGTCGCTAGACTTCAGTTCAGGATATGCTTCCGCAATAGCTGCAATCTGAGTCGTAATCTCTTGAGCGGTCTGGCCGGAAGTGCCACGAGCATTCACAACATCCATCAAAGTCTGATACTCATGTTGGTCATAAGCCTTGACGGTTTCAACCAGATTTGGAATCAGATCAGCTCTGCGCTTCTCCTGATTCCCAATGCCAGACTTAGCTTCCTGAATCTGCTCTTCATAAGAGATGGCCGTGTTCTTAGGTACCTGCACAATAAAGGTCATGCCAAGAATGGAAATTAACACGACACAAATAACGATAATAGGTAACTTCCAGTTGTATCTCATTTATGTAAACCTCTTAAAACTTGACTTCATCGACATGGACTTTAGAGTTCAGCATCGAATGGTCAACCTTATTAACTCCTTTGTTATTCGGAGACATAGCATCATTATGAACACTCGGAACCACGGCAGTTTCGATGTTCTGCTCGTATGCGTTTGGACGATAAACACAATCGTTTACCCAACAATTAAGTCTAGGATCGTAAAAATTTCCTTGGCTGTCTTTTTTCGGCATCGTAGCCAGCTTATCATTAGCCTCATCAGGAATCTTCTTGAGCGTATCTACGACACTTTCGGCAATCTTCTGCTGTTCCTCTAAAAGCCGGATTTTATAGTCCAAATAATAACGTGCCTTCATTAAATCTTGAAGCGGGGAATTACCATCTTTGTGTCCTGCCCGGCTCAGATACTTACCAACATTCCAGAGATAAGCATCCTCGTCTAATTGCCACTCTCGCAGCACTTTAATTGCTTCATAGGGATTGTCTGCACCGCCGTAATGAGCCGGGTGCTCGACATTCTTCTTAATTTCGTCAAGTGTTTCCATCAACGACCTCCTTGTTCTTTTCAATAGGTTTATAAACATCTGCCAACCGAGGATGACGGCCACAGCAGCCACGACCTTCTGGGCAGAACGGATACTTCGGATTGGCCTCGCAAGAAGGAACCATCCAGTTTGCTACTTCAGGACAAACCTGTACAACTTCCTTCTTCATTTTTGTAAACATCTCGCGGATTTCTTTTTGAGCCCTGGAGCAAAGCCGCAGATGACTCATCTCAATCAAAGCACGAGCGTTCATCGTAATATAAAACTCTGTGCAGCAAGCATTCGGAAGAACTGCACGAGCATCTTCGTTTTTTGCGTTGTGATACTTCTTGAGAATCTGATAATCGGTATCAATGTCAGACATCATATTATCGAAAACATCAGCATCCTCACCAGTAAACGGGTTCACATACTTGAACCCATCCTCGCTACAATAACGCTGACTGCGGCAGCTCATGCTAATATGTCGATGGCGACTAATCTGTGCCAGAAGTGCTCGGCTTACATCTTTGACGTAGAACGTAAAGTTGATGTGCTCAAGCACAGAATAGTGACCGCTCGCCTTACATCCCTTGGCAATCTTATAATCGTCAGTCATTGAAGAATCGTAACAAATACTCGCAGCTTCCTCCACAACACCTAAAGGATTCTTATCACTTGTAGGAACAACTCGCTGTGTGTACGCGATCAAATCAACAGTCATTCAACTCTCCTTAATATTCGTCCTGCCAGTTTTCAGGAATGTCGTTCTCACCAATTACGATACAATTTCTAGGTGCGACATTTAAAGTGTACTTTCCGTTTTGAATCTTAATCATTACGTTCATAATGGAGACAACTTTATGAATACTCCAAAGAACTCCACGACCATTTCGAGTTCTAGCTCTAAGAACTGTGTCGCCAACATGAATCTCTCTATTAAGAATATCGGTTACCATTTAATCCTCCTTTATTTTAGAAGTGCAAACTTAAACCAATCTGGGAAGTTGGATACTGAAATCCCATACTTGATAAGGCAAGACAGCAGCCACAACGCAATCATGATTCCGACCGCAATAAGATAATCCTTAAAAATCTTAATGAAAGCGATCCACATCTTAATCCTGTCTCTCATCTACCTCACCTCTTTCAATCAACTCATCCACAGTAACCTCTCCACAGAGAACTTGTTTAAGCTGCTCTTCTGACAACTGATATGTAATCGGATCTCCACACTCAGTAGGATATCGAGCCAAGGTTCTATAATATTCTGCAAGGGCTCGTTCTTTACGTCCCTGTTCACGATGGTCAATACCAATCATATCGCCCCACCTCCTTCCTCAAGTTTTTCGCTCTTACTAGTCACGACATATACATCATCTTCGAGATCTTCTTTGAGAATTTTTACGATATTAAATGGTTGTGGAAATGGGTCACCTTTATCTGTACATACAAGATAAAAAGTATCCGCCTCACCTATCACATCATAAAAATAACCTTTTCGCATTAAAATGACTTGATTCAAGCACTCCACGCAGTAACAAGCATAATAGTCCGTCCTGAAGTACATCCTCATTAGGGCTCCTTGTAGGGTTCCATATCACCCTTCCAAATCTGGAAATAAGGATGTGCGTCAATGCCGTAAACCTGACCCTTCATGCCGGTACTGGTAATCTTATAAGGCTTTCCGTCTTCAAGGCTATTGATAAAGTCCTGATACTGAGGACTCATCTTAAAGAAATCCTTCTTTCCTTGAATTCTCTTTACCTTGATAGTGACTTCATCACCAATCTTTGGCTCCCATTCCTCTGCGGGCATTCCAGCCAAAAAGTCGGGGCCACCAGCCTTCTTAATTCGCCGGGCAAGAATTCGTGCCTTACGCTGCTCTCTGCGCCGGTCTTCTCGATTCATCGAATTACTCATATTCTGTTCCTTTCAGCTTATCAAAGTAGGGATCGCCGTCTCGCTTCTCTAATAAGTTGAGCTCCCCGGCGGAGCCTACAGAATACAAACGAAAATTTTTAAAAATCTCAGCACCTTTAATAGTGGCTAGAGATGTAATTATGTACAATATATTGTGTTCTTCTGTGCCATCCGTAAGTTGAACTTCGAGTCGTTCTTTCTTTGGAATGGCTAGTTTTTTTAAATCATTCATTTTGGCATTATGTATGCTTTCTTATTTTTCCGATAGCAATCAAAAATACGTGCAACAACATCGTAGCATCTACTCTCAGAGTTATAACTACCAAGGATAATTCCACGCTCACCCATGCCCTGCCTTGCATAAACATTAAGGCTTGTGGTATCAATGATTGCCACACGGTCAAGATTTATAATTTCTCCGTCTTGCGTTAAAAGTAGCATTTTACACCTCACAAATCAGAAAGCTGCGCAGGAGAATTGATATCTGGACTATCCAAATCCATCCCAAACTCCTCAGACATTTCATTCTTGATTCCCCAAAAGTAACCTTCGGATGGAACATAGACAATAGTCCACCATCCATACGCTTCTTTATTCTTAGGCGTGAATTCACGAGTTGGAATTCGATTACCGCCAAAGCTAATTGTTGTGGTTTTGGATGGATTCTCAACACATTTGTTATCAAGAATCCGAAGAATGTGTTTAATGGACTTCTTAGAAAGATTCATAGTGTAAACTCCTTCCACGAATATCCTAATTTAGCCCATCGTTCAGCAATCTGTTTGCCGATTTCGATAGGACAATGCGGGTTGAATAATTGTTTCGGCGACAAGATGTCTTGCTCAATTGCATGAATCGACTTGTCTTTCCAAATTCTATCGTCTCGAAGCACACCATACAGCTGACCAGGATATCGCTTATCAGATACAGCAAAGAAACTCCAAATAGTTGACAGCCTACTACTTTCAAACGGAACCATTACGCCATTTTTCATATGACAATTAGCAAGAACAGTTCTATAAATCCTCTTTCGAGTATTCTTAGAAAGATTCATAACTTTCTCCTTAGCCGTAGCTTACTTCGTTCTTATCATCTCGGAATCGTACAAACGTCGGGAATTGCAGAGACTCAAGGCCAGTCTTTTTGTCCATCGTGACCTCTTTGTACTTACATTCCACAATCTTACCGATGTAATTATCAGGATTCGCCCAAACGGTAGCTCTCGTAGCATCATCAAAACCGGAACCAACACGAAGTTCGTTACCCTTATAATCCACAACAAGAGCTCCCATCGTACCAGCCAGACGGTTCTGACCCTCCTCAATCGCGGTGATTCGCAGATCAACAGTATAAAAACGCTTGACTTTCAAACAGCCGTTATGACGAGTCCGACGATACGGAACCTGACGATTTACGACCAAGCCTTCCCAATCGTGTTCAACTGCATAATCCAGCCACTTCGGGATTTCATTCACGTCCGTACCTTCATAAACCATAGGAACAACTTCGATATTTGCCGGTCTAAGTTCAAAATCTTCCCATTGTTCAAGATTATCAGCCAATTCAAGTAACCGAGCTTTTCTTACAGAATACTTTTCAGTACAAGCGTCTTTCTCGAATTCATTAACTGGCACAATATCAAAAACCACAAACTTAATCAGGCTTTTATCGTTACCATCACTATTGAGGATAGAAATAGTTTCGCGGAAATTTTGACCATCGGTTAAACCGTCTACATTTTTGCGAATCAACTCACCATCAACTGCGTAATCCGTACCGATGATTTCCTCGATATCCTTAACAATATGGTCAAGCCCATCGAACTTCTGTGCCTGACGAGAAATAATGTTCCCTCGGAAGTAAGTTCCGCGCACTCCATTCAATTTGCGCGAGGCAAAAATAAGTTCACCATTTTTGAATTTGTATTTATCAATCGGGTATCCCTGCTGAACCTCCCAAACAGGAATAATCTCTTCGCCGTACACCTTATTGACAGTAGCCGCCTCGACTCCAATCGGCAGGTTCTTAGTGAACAGTCGCTTTAGAAACTCTTCGTACTCAGGATTTTTATGTAAATAATTCTGGATTGTTGCGATAGATGCGTCAGAGCCGGTATTGTGACCAGCACCCATAATATAAAGGTATCCGCAGCTGAGATACTGAACGTCGATATCTGGTCTTGCAGTCACCTTCTTATTGATCTTTGCATCAGACAAACCAGTAACAATTGCCGGGTCAAGCAGGAATCGGAAAAATGCCATCAGCTCGTCAGCTTCATCTCCAAAATCCTTACGTGCATCCAGCAAAATGCGGGTCTTGTCCGTCTTCTTCTTTGCTTTCTGCAATGCCTTAACCATCGCATCAAGCTTACCTATGAGCTCTTTATCTGTCATAAAGCCTCCTTGCGTATCCTGTGTTATATAGTTATAGCTAATAAAGAAAGGCTTGTCGTTACGAGCAAGCCATTTCTTTCCCGTATCCTGCATTATATAGCTAAAGAGAGAACTTTAAGCCTCCGAGGTGGAGACTTTTTATAGCTATATTATACAGGATACCAATATAATTGTCAATGCTTTTCTGAAAATTCTTTCTGCAAAAATTCCTTCAGGAACGTCCGCTTATATGGAACTCTCGAAGTCTTTACAGCCCGATCAAGAGCATGAGTTTCGGCGCAAATCACACAATACTTCTTGGCACGAGTGATGGCCGTATAGAGCCATTCTCTCGTCAACATCATGTATGCGGAATTGTCCATACCAACAATCACATACGGAGCCTCACTGCCCTGTAGTTTATGACAACTCAGAGCATAAGCAAGTTCAAGCGTTGCCCAGATGTTATTCCCACCAAAATAATGAGGAATAAAGATCGTGCCCCACTGGTCAAAATCAACCAGAATAAAACTACTCTCAATCTTTCGGATAATGCCACGGTTTCCGTTAAACACCGGACACTTCTCTTCCTTTTTCTTTGTCTTGAGATTGTATGTGTGAAGCTCATAGTTGTTCTTGTTGATGATAACCTGATCGCCTTCACGCAGAGTGTACACTCTATCCTTGCCATCACCGTAGATTGTAACCTTTGCTTCTGCCTGACCATGACTCGGATTTACAATTTCCTGAATAGCATTATTGACCTCGTAGGTGCAGATACTGCCACGCAGCTTCTGTGGAAGTACAATCTGAATCTTCGCACTATCATTCCCTACCTTATTATATAAGGTACGGTACTGATTGATGATGTGGTTGAACGATTCACTTGCGTCCTTATAGATATCAAGCTCCAAATCACGAAGTTCACCACGAATCTCACTACCAGCCCAGCCATAAGGAACCAACTGCGTAGCATTGCGAACTTTGATACTCTCCGTGATAATTGCAGACTTAGCTGCCTGACGATGGATCTTAGTCAAACGAGCCACAGGAACAACCTTAGATGCAAGCATATCCTTAAAGATGTTGCACATACCGATACTCTCAAGCTGACCGTCATCACCAATCATAATGAATCGCTTGCCGGTTTCGATTGCCTGAATCAAGTCATAGAACAACTGAGCTCCAACCATAGAGGTCTCATCCAGAATGATAATGTCCTCATCCAGAGGATTGTCCTTATCGTGAATAAACCCACCGTTCTCAATATCATAACCAAGAAGACGATGGATGGTCTTACCGTCCTGACCAGTAATCTCCTGCATACGAGCTGCAGCACGACCAGATAGCGCAGTCTGAGCGAAAGACTTACCACGAAGAACCTTTAAGACACCAGCTACAACGGTACTTTTGCCAGTTCCGCCGTAGCCTGTTAAGATACAGACGTTGCTAGAGCATACCTTTTTAATAGCATCTCTTTGCTCCTCAGTATACTCGATGCCAAGCGCATTCCCGGCTTCATTGATTGCTGCATCAATGTTTCGACCAATCGGCTCAACAGGTGCATCCGCCAGTCGCTTGATTTCCTTTGCGATTTTATCTTCAAGATTCCACACTCTAGTTAAAGCAAATTCCTGACGGTCATCACTCCACCAAAGTGTTTCACGGACATCATGCAGATGGAAAAGTGCCCTTTTGATAACTTCTTGGTCGCCCTCGTTCAAATCAAGTTCCTTGATACAGCTATTGATTGTCTGATTTGCCGGAATGATAGAGTTGCCTTCTTCGGCACGGGCGGCAAGAAAATGCATGACGTAAGCTTCGATTCTGAATTGCGAATTGTGTTTTAGACCCATGTTCAAAGCAAGAGCGTCAGCTTTTTTCCAGCCGATACCATACACATCATCGATCAGGACGTAAGGATTCTCCTCAATCTTTCTTACCAAAATGTCTGCACCGTGATACTGACGAACAAGCTTTTCAATAGCACTGGGAGTCAAACCGTATTCAATCAGTTTCGTGTACGCTTCACTGTTATCAATGTTGCGTTCAAAAGAGTCAATGATCTTTTGTGCTCGACCTTCCGTAATACCGCTAATAGTACAAAGAGCCTTGATGTCACCATTCTTGATAATTTCATACGGATTGTCGAATGCTTCGTAAAGCATCTCAAACTGATGGTCTGTCAAAATAAAACGGAGAAAGCTTTTTTGTTCTTCCGGGTCAGTAATCTCTTGAAACTCATTCATGTAGATAATTTTATACTGATCACCAAACTTTTCATGATGAACATATTCACCACAGAACGAATAAGTTTTATTCATATCGAGGCTAGGAACGTTGCCTTTTAGCCGGAGGTCGCTGTATCGGCTCATGATAGGATTTCCCTGCTTGACTTTTACCACCTCGGCGGAGAAAGTGGCGAAGCCGCCGGGCTCCACCTCCCTCCCATCTTTCGGATAAAAGACTCGTTTTATCCTGATGTAGCAACGGATCATATTTTCATTAAATTTCTTATCTGCCACTTTATAACCCTCTTATTATGCACCTAATCTAAATTCTGTCAGTCCTCCGCACACTCTGCAATAAAACCATTTTGTGGTAAGCTCACATTGTTCTGCGCAGTCAAACTTCCACTTCTGAACTTTTCTAACGACGCAACAATTCGTACAATGTATCTTGATTATAGTTTTGTCTTTGTAATGATTCCCAATTTCAAACTCAGGAAATTCACAAAGAACCTCTCCGTCAGTAGTAAATAATACACCTTTCATTACGCAATCTCTCTATCATGCAACCACTGCTTGTAAGGTTTTAAGTTGCTTGCAATAACGTGCGATTCATCTTCCTTCTTTCCAAGCACAGCCACCTGACTTCCCTTTACAATCAAATCCTGATAATCCGACAAGACTCTCGGCCATACGGTCAGCTCAATGATGCCATCACCAGAATACAGATTTACAAATGCAAATTGCATACCAGTCTTTGTTTTCTTCTTCTGAATCTTTGCGATAATACCAACAAGCACACAAGAATCACCAGTTTCAAGATCAGAGAAATCCTTAATGTATTCGTATGCCTTTTCAAACGGATTCTTATCGATAATGAACGTCTGCAACGTCTGGAACTCCCAGAATTGCTCGTCCTTCAAATACTTCTCTGACTGCTCGGCCATGTACGCTTCCTTTTTCTTGAGCTTTTCGGTTTCATGTACGACACGACGCTTTTCATTATAGATTCGTAGGACAGTTTCTTTATCAACCTTCTTACCAACCTTATAATGCTCTGTATCAATATCCCACTTACTCAGCAAAACTGCCTTGGTAGGAAGCGTACTGACAGGTTTAAACTCAGATTGTTCCAAACCGCTGGCAATATACTTTTCCAAGAATATTCGTTTGTTCTTTGTAGGAATCGCACCGGATTTGACCAACGCAATGATCTGCGCTTTCGTTGCACGAACACGACTCGTGAAATCATCAAGTCCCTTAAATTTTCCATTTCTATCTCGTTCTGCAATGATAGTTTCAGCAAGTGTATTGCCAATACCACCGATAGCAGATAAGCCAAACAGAATTTTGCCATTTGATACAGTGAAATCCATACCGGAACGATTGATACTCGGCGGAAGAATCTGAATATCAAAGCTGCGTGCATCCACCATAATCTTATTGACCTTGCCAACCTTTGCTTTATTCAGGTTCAACATAGCCTTAAAGAACGCAAGTGGATGATGCGCTTTTAAGTATGCCGTTTGAAGGCAGATATCAGCATAGGCTTGTGAGTGAGAGTTGCAAGTCACAATACCAGTTGACACTACAAAATTGTGATTCGGAGCTTCCATTGTCACATCGTAGACATCATCAAAACCAATTTCCTCAATGGAAACAATCTTAGCAGTCTTTGACGGGATGCCCTTTTCGTACTGTTTTACTCGCCCGTGAGCGTAATGGAGTTTTTTATGACACGACGCACAGCACCATGTATAGTTGTCTGGCGTGTTATGTGTGTGGTCGAAGTCTTTATGATGCAATTCAAAACGAGCGTCGTTAGAATATTCTTTACCACAAATTTCACACGGACTTTTTTTCAGCCGATTTTTTTCTTTCGTTTCTTCAAACAGACGATTCACACTGAATTCCTTTGTTTGAAAACCCATCTGACCATGCTTTGGTAAATTGCTTTCAAAATTTCCATCCGTCAAATTGTACTTGTTTTTACAGACTTCATAAGTGCCAATTTCGTACAGCTCATCACCAACTCTTATATTTGAAAGTAGCTTGATACCTTCAGTGGTTGGAAATTTATGATTGTCAGTACATTCGATGGTAGCTCCGGTTTCAGTTGTTACACGATATAACATTCTGTTACCAGAGTATTTAATATCAACTATCTTATTTGTTCTGATACGACCATCATCACACATTGATAATGCACTACCATATCCATACCGTCTATATTTTTTTCGCAACGCTTCATGATTTGTCAAGACCGCAAATTTTCTATCGTTACGAATCTTATACATTTCGGCAACGGTAGGCTCAAACCGTCCGCTTCTCATTCTCCATAGTTTCGTGTTGCCAGAAATACACTTGTTGAAACCATAGCCGCCCTTCGTTGACAACTCGTTGCAAATGTACTCAGCGGTCGCTTTGTCGTATCCATTTGCAATAATCTCATCATGAAGAAGCTCGACTTCTTCCTTGACTTTCTCAGGCTTTTTCTTTGCCAAGCATTTACGCATTCTGTCAGCACCGGCATCGTTTCGACCGCCAAAGACCTTCGTGAGCTTCATACTCTGTTCCTGATAGATGTTCACGCCATAGGTACTGCGGAAAATTGGTTCCATATCAGGATGGAAGTAGTGAATATGTTCAGGATGATACTTGCAATCAACGTATGTAGGAATCGACGGCATTGCATCAGGACGATAAAGTGCAATCAAAGCAGACAACTCTTCAATCGACCTAGGCTGAAGCTGTGCAACCAGATCTTTCATACCAGACGATTCAATCTGGAACAAATTGTCTGTACGGCCAGAACAAATCAAATCATAAGATGCCTTGTCATTTTCAAACTCAGGATTGTTGATATCAATTTCCCAGTCTGGAATGTTATCCTCACGCTTCGCTTCATCAATGGCAACCAGCGACGCAACACCAAGAATATCAAACTTAACAAGTCCAATCTTCTCGTCCATCACCTTGTCAACGGAAATAACATGCTCTCCGTCAGTACCATGCCGGATACCGATGTATTCATAGTAAGGATGTCGGCAGACAATAACACCGCCAGCATGGATGCCATACCCTCGTGGGCGACCATTGATATGACTTGCGATATCAAGTAGTTCCTTGTATTTTGGATTTTCAGCCACTTCTGGATTTGCCTCAAGGCAATCTTTCCATGTCTTTTGAACGAACTTCTCACTGATTTTTCTTATCTCGGCATACGGGAAACCGAGCACCTTACCAACATCCTGAATTGAAGTAACCGGAGTAGTATACACGATATTCATAACCTGAACTACTCGATCTTCACCGTACTTTTGTGTCAGATACTCAACAACCTTAGCACGGTCACTGACATCAACATCAACGTCAGGAAGGTCTTTTCGCTCAATGGTAAGGAATCGTCCGAAGTCAAGTTCATACTTGATGGAATCAAGCTGCGTAATACCAATCAAGTAACATACAAGTGAGCCAGCGGCAGAACCACGCCCAGGGCCAACAATGACATCATTTTGCTTGCACCAGTTAATGTAATCAACCAGAATCAAAAAGTAGTCACAGAAGTCTTTCTTCTCAATGACAAACAACTCGTCATCAACACGCTTACGATAGATCTTCTGCTTTTCTACATCAAACTTGTCAATACTGCGTTTCTTCCATCCATCTTTTACAAGGTCTTTTAAGTAAGCTGCTGAGTTGGAATACTGTGGAGGAATCTCGATTTTAGGAAGTTCAGGTTCGTGCCAAGGCATATCCACATAGTCACACAAGTCAGCAACCTCATCAGTGTTATTGATACACCATTCTGCTGCATCATATCCAATCTGGCTATCAAGAACTTTATGTTGCTCTTCACGAGACATAAAGTAGCATCCTTCGTAAATTTCTGCGGCAGTTTCCGTATCATGTGCGATACGAAGGAAGTAGTCTTGATAATAAAGATCCTCTTTGGTAGCAGCATGAACATCGTTTGTGACAACTACTTTTGTGTGAGTATCGTTTGCCAACCGCATGATTTTCTGGTTGTATTTTGCTTGTTCACTGTTTGCATGAGCCTGAACCTCAAGATAATAGTGAGGAAATAAGCTCTTATATTCCTGAACCAACTTAATACAGGTGTTGTAATCATCCGTTTTGGATAGCCTACTTGCCAAACAAGCAGACAGGATAATCAAATTATTCGTATCTTCCTTAGCGATATCCTCTTTTGTGATACGAGGACGGCTATAGAATCCATGAAGATGACCAAGTGTGGATAAACGATTAACTGCCTGACGGCCAGCTTCGTTTTTTGCAATAATGATCAAGTGCCAGTATTTGCTGTTCTTATCCTTGACTTCCCTGTCCTCGCACTCGTATGCCTCAATACCATAAAGAAGTTTTACACTAGGATACTTGTCTTTTAGTTCTGAGTAGTACGGCCAGCTTGTTACCTCACCATGTTCCGTAATGGCAATGGCTTTTAAACCAAGCTCTGATGCTCTTTTTAGATTTTCTTCAGGAGAAGAGAATCCGTCGAGTAAGCTAAAAGTATGAGTGCGTATGTAAACTGCTACTCATCAGGCAACACCACCTTTCATACTATTTAAATTCATTTTGTCTGCTCCTTATCTTCGATGGACACTCTCAAAGTTACAGTCTTACCGTCCTTTGTTGTCCATGTGTATCCACCAAAAGTTCTATTATTGAACTGAGCTTCAGAAAGAAGCCAATCACGAACTGCTTCAATAGCTTCATCCGTGACACGAGTTTTATCCTTCCATTCGGTTCCATTCTTTTTAACAGTTCCTGCGTAAATACCAAACATACCACAGCTCACATGATATTCACTCATCACTCTTCACCTTATCTCCAAACTTAATAATGTCATCAAAAAGCATCACATAGTCGTCAGTGTACTTGTTGCCATGGAAATGGCCGAAGTACCAGAATGGTTTACAATCGTTAGGATAGCATTCGTATATATTATCAAAGAATATTTCAGTTGACTGGTCTACTGTGTTTTGATCAATACCACCGATAAACAATTCAGTTGGAATAAATCGGAATGGACAGGTATGCGTGAGCATAACATCAATATTATCGATTTGAGTGTCATGTGTAATATTCCAGATCTTTTTCTTAGTCTTCTCATTAGGCTGTTCGTCCGGCCACCAGTTCCATCCACGTCCCAACCGATAATATTTATCTACAGAATAGGCTCCGCCGCAAACAAGACAGTTCAGAATTTCCCTATCGGCAAGAATTTGGTAAACTTCACCATCAATAGCAAAATACTGATTGGGATAATGTGGGTCATGCCACACTTTGCCGCAAATATCTCCACTGATTTCCTTTGTCTTATAGCCATCCTTATGAGACGGGCGGCGTTCGTGATTTCCATGAATACAGAATAAATTCGCAGGGATGTCCGCAGCAATGGTCTTAACTCTCCATTCGTTGATGTTATCCTTACCATAATAGTTTAGACCAACATCACCAAGACAGATGATCCAGTCGTTCTTTCCAAGCCTATGTTTAATACAAAATTTATTTAGCTCTAAAAACCGATTGTAATCACCATGAATATCACCTGTAATGTAAACTGCCATAGGCTTATACCTTTCCTCGATAGCAAGAAAGCTCTCGATTTACAACGTTCCATGTAAACGAAGATCCGTTCTTCCGAAAAGAAACAAAAGGAACGTCCTTCCATGGGCCTTTCTTATCGCACTCCACTAATGTCCAGCATTCGGAATCAGAGCACCAAACTGGCAGTCCAGCCATTTCTTTTAATTCTTCAATGGTCAATTTCTCGTTGTTTTTAATATCGAGACTACCATCTTTCACAGGCACAGCCTTATCGTCCCAATATTCATCAGCCACAACCTTTCTAGGAGCAGTGCCAAAATGCTCTTTCCACTCAGGAAGACTCTCATTGATGGCATCAAACTGAATACCCCAATCAAAGCAAGCCTCCATTGCATCATACAGAAGCTTTCCTTCCCGGCAAGTCCAGAGAATCAGACCAGCACCGTGCTTCTGTTCTTGAATTGCCTGGTAGATCACGTTCCAGTTTGGTTCACCGATATCAGGATAATTATTCTCACAGAGAGTGCCATCAAAGTCGATGGCGATAGCACGTTTCCAATTTCCCATATCAAATCACCTCAAAATCAACAATCTGCGCCTGCGGAGTCACTTTGTTTCCGTACTGATTTAAAGATAACCGGCATACAGCATTGATGTATTTTTCTTCCTGACCACAATAAAAGTCATTGTTGATCCAGCTAATCATCCGGCCATTGTCATTAAAACACACAAAATCAATGCCTTTTTCTTCATCAGAATACTTCCACATATTACCGTTCTTGCCCATCGGAGCACATCCACTATGAGCTAACGGAATATTTCTAATGTAGAAATATGGCTCGGAGATTCCCTGTGCCCAGATTTTATGCATTTCATACATGCTCTTCGGCAATGCAACAGTCAGCCTACTATAGTCAAAATCAAAGTCAACCACGATTGCTTTGCTCATCGTGACATCTTTAAGCAGCTCATTGCAATCCGCAATCGCCTTTGGCACATTTTCTTTCTTGATTTTCACACCAGCAGCGTTATCATGACCAAGAACCGACTCAAAATCTCCGGTACTCATCAAGAACTCCTTTAAACTTTCAATCGGAGAACCGTCAGGATTTCTCATTGAACCACCGTAATAATCCGGTTCATCAGCGAAGGTACGAAGCAATACGCACGGTTTTGCATACATTTCAGCCAGCTTGATTGCCACAACACCAGTCAGAGTGTTATCAAGAATACCAGTAGAGTTGCAGAAGAGAATCTTATTCTGGTCTGCACTGTGCTTCTCAATCAGTTCCTGAAGCTCTGCGACAGCCTTGTCTTTGGCCTTGTTTTGCTGATACTTACAAGAGGAGCACTCGCGAGCCACATGTTGCGCCAGAGTCTCATCAATCGTAACACCAGCATTCTTGCCACGAGTCGGAGTGTACTGGAACGTCTGTTCCTCACCGACCATTGCACGGAACATCTGCTTCTTTTGTTCAGATGAACCAACACGAATCAGTGCGTTCATCATCGGAACGATGTAGAACTGAACATCATTGATGGTCGGGTCACCCTTGATATTGAAACTGTTTGCCTCAATCAAAGCACAAATCATCTGATTTACAATTCGTGCCAGACCTTTCGTGCAAAGGCGCTTTGTCTCATGCGAGTGCATATCCATAACGTCACCGATGTTTCCGACTGCCACCAGATCAAGATACCGGTCTGCAACATCAGTCCAATTATATTCATCAACAGCCTGAAGAAACTTATACACCACGCCAGCGCCAGACAATTCCTTATTAGGATATGTACCGTTCTGGTTGTTGACGATTACTGCGTAAGGATTCTCTCTGTCGCAGATGTGATGGTCAAGAATCAGAATATCGATGCCCTTTTCGCGGAGTTCCTTACACTGCTCAACATCGTTACTACCAGCGTCAGGAATAATCAGCAAGGTAGTTTCAGGTGGAACCTCAATTTCTTTAGAGAGTCCATGCTCCTTGCCACTATGATGCAGAACATTGATTTTTCCAAAATAACCAATCGTCTTCAAATACTGAAACATCATTGAAGCACTTGTGAATCCATCCACATCACAGTCTACAAGGATAGAGATAATAGACTTATTCCAGATATGTTTGTTCAACAGCCGGACAGCATCTTCCATGTTGTCCAGTTCCCACGGAGAATTCAGACAAGAATCATCCAGATTCATGTAAGTCTTATAATCCTTGACCCCTCTGTTCTCCATAATCGTTCCAATTGGATCTAATAGGTCGTTCCTACTCCCCTTCCAGAGTTTTACATTCATTTAATTCTCCTAACACAATTCTCAATCAATGCCTTAAATTTTTCAGGATTATCAGTCGGGGCTTCCTTTTCATCCAGAATCCCTTTATCATCTACTACAGCATACACACTTACGCCATCGACAAATCGATTGGCGAGAACCATAAGCTCACTAAGCTGAACGTCTTTATCAAAGACGAAACAAATATCAACGCAAAGACGTGTTAAAATTTCAATTTGATTCTGTGAAACTTTCTTACCACCAGTTGCCACACAGTTGTAGACATCCATGTTCCACATCTGCATGACAGACTTTTCAGCTTCACCAACATATACCAGACCTTCATTCTTAATGTACGGCTCTGTCTTATACAGGCCATACAGAATACGGTTTCTGGCACACGGCTCAAGATATAGATACTTTAATTCACCTTCAGGCGGCTTGCCAAAGTATCTTCCCTTTACACCAACTAGAGTACCAATTTCATCTCTGATTGGAATCGTGATTCTATTTGTCAGTTCATCAAAGCCAATCTCAAACTCCTGCTGCGTCTCATAAGATATCCCATCGTCAGCAAAAATCTGGTTCACATAAGGTTTATAATAACCGAGGATGGCTTCGGATATGGGGACTATCGGACGGTCATCCTCGTGTTCTTCACCTTCATTTTGCATGGCAATGAGCTCTTTTAGAATCAGCATACTTTTAGGAAGGTCTTCCTCGAAGTTGTGATAGTAGTCAAGACCAACCCATTCGCAGATTTGCTTAATGGCTTTTGGGAAAGACAGTTCCAGAAAGAACTGGACGACAGAAATCAAATCATAACTGGTCTTTCCATTGGCAATATCTCGTGTGTAATCTACCGCAGTAAGATTTTCATTCTCGTAGATACAGAGTGCCGTTCTATTGTCACCATCTGGATTTGCACACTGGTAATAACCAGTCTTGTGACTGATATGATGACAACCAAGTTCCTCCAGAATCGGTTCAATCTGCTGTTCTTCAAGAATGTAATTTTTCAGATCTGCGATATTTACCATTGTAGTTCCTTACTTTCTGGTGCAGACACCGACCTCTCTCCAAATATTCTGATTCAAATTCACTTCAAACATGATTTTCTTTTTCTCACCAAAGCGGTTCTTATCGATGTTTCCAACGTAATACCGCTTATCTGGATTTAGCCGATGGGCACAGTCACCGCCCCACTCAGGGTCATGAGAGATGTATTGATACTTCGCGAACTTATCTTTTGGAATCTCCTTGAACAGAACCATCGTCCAAGCAACATGCTTAATCATTTTTGACTCAGCAATGTTGTTTGAATTCAGCTCATCAGGAAGATACTCATGAGCGTTTTCGGCCAACTGGATACTACCATAGATAAAGATCTTCAGATTTTTCGCAATCTCTTCAAGCTCTGTGGCTGTGACTTTAAACGCTGCCCATTCACCAATAGATGCAATGTCGTTCTTTAGAGTATCGTAGAACACATACTTAACTCCCTGCGTGAGAGCTGCCTTCTGGATTTCAAATCGCAGGGATTTGTCACTATAATCAGCAGAAACATCTTTTGCTATAATCAAGCCTTGTGATTCGTTCTCAATCCACTGGCAAACATCAAGCACATTGCGGTACTCTTCGCTTTCTTCGTAGACACGAGCGGTAAACTCATCAATGCTTTCTATGTATTCTCCATCTTCGTTTTGCTTTCGGAAGATGAAGTTTCCGTTTGCATCCCGGTACATTCCAAGGGTAATTTCTCGCTCGTCCTTATGGAAACGATGACCATGCAACTCTTGAAACTCAGGATTATTGATGGCGGTGACCAGTAAGCAATATCGGACTGACTCAAGATCCATCTCGTTCAGCAGCAGGAGTGCTTTTTGCTTTTGAACCAATGTGACGTATGCAACAATCGCCATCATGTATCTAGTCTTACCAGCATTAGATGGCATACCATTGAACATCACGGTGCCCAGCTTCAATCCTCGGAACAAATCGTTCATGATAGGATACTGGAACGGCAAGCCCATATCAGGAACACTCAAACGTTCATTGACCATTGGCAGCAGACCATTATTCAAAATCTCAGCATCATCGTTTGTGATAATAACCGTATTGATCTTGTCGGCCTTTCCACGAATCAATTTGTAAATGTCCTGAGCACCAAACATTTCAAACTGTCGATGCTTCAAGATTCCTTCAATGTTAAATCCGTTTCTCTGGTACTCACGAAGTAGAGAATATTTCTTCAGGATATTGAAATATCCCTTGATATCATCGTCATTCGCAAGGCTCATGTAGTATTCAATGGTTGACCAGCCCTTCAGCCGCTTATACTGGGACAATCTGGACTCGTCTTCAGCCATAAACGTTAAAACAGACGTTTTATTAAATTCTTGAGTCCGAGTTTCGTAAATAATCAACGCCGCATCGTAGAAAAATTTTGTTGCTTCGTCAGCAAAATCGTACTTACTCTTGACATAATGCCCATACTCGACCAAATAGTCAGGATGCTTGTAAATTGCGCCAACAAATAGAATTTCGTTCGGGATATTTGAAATGAGTTCCACTCATCCACCTCCCTCTATATTTTTTAATATTGAATTTTGTTGTTTGGATACAGTTCATTAAACATATCAAAAACTTTTCTCAGTCCAAGACCTTCTTTGCTTGGCACCCAGATTTTCTTCGGGTTCCAATTCTTCCATACACCATCATACTCTGGTGCAGTTGCATCATACTTTGGATTGTCTACCCATTGACCACCGTTCATACTATACTCGTACTTCTTTGGGTCAAGTTCGGCAAGAGTCAAGAATCTATTATCATTCTTGTTGTGAGCTCCAAATCCGCAAAACGTACATCCGGTACGATCACATCCAGTACAGCACAATGGCGCATCCGGCTTATCACTCGTAGGAACAATATCGCCATAGACATCTGCAATTTGAATTCCAGAATGTTTGATGAATGTAAGCACATCCTGCTCAGTCCAAAAACTCATAGGCTGACTTGTTGGTGCTTTGCTGTCAAAAGCATTACATCCATGTCGAATCCAAGCTTGCTTGCGAACACGACTTTCATCAGTCAACGTTCCAATAATAGGTTTACGCTTGGTTGCCCTTGCGTACTTCTTCATCGGACCTTTTTTCATAACTGAACAGCAGTAATGAGAAATTGCAAACGGAAGTTCTTGTGTTGCTGGCAACCATTTTTCCTTATTGAACATGGATTTTGTTCCAGCCTGCATTTCAGCTCCCGGTTCATTACCAAGTAGAATCGTCCGTCTGTTTCCCTGAAAGACTCCCGTTTCATCGTAAAGCCACGGGTTGCTAAAGACACCTCCCGGACAGTTCGTCCTTAAACCCAGAAGTTCCTGTCTTTTCCTGAGAGTTGTTCTTTCTCTCTCTCTCTCTCTCTCTCTCTCATGGTGGCTGCGCCGCTATTTCTGATTCGTCTAGCGTAGTAAATCGCTTCCGCAACTTCTTTAGAGATAAGAGGATAACCATATGTAGAGACCACATCACTAAATCCCATCTTGGGATAAACAAAAACAGCATCTGCGTCTCGTGCAAATTTCTGGATTGACGAGTATTCCAAGCCAGTATTACTAAACACAAGCGGGACATCTGGGAACAGCTGCTTTGTCAGATGAGCAAGTACAGTAGAATCCTTACCGCCGGAGAAGCTGACGTACACACCGCCATCATAGTGCATATACCATTCCTGGATGCGATTTTGAGTGATTTGAATCTTTCGCTCAAGAGGGAATGCCTGAAGCTCCTTCAATCTCTGAGCATCATGAACTGTATTATCCATTTATCAACCTCTTTTATATCTCATCGAGAATTGCATTTATATCAATTTCATTCTCGTTTTTACTCTGTTTCGGTGCTGTTTTCATCCGTTTCAGTACCGTTTCAGTCAGATTTTCCTTCGTTTTGTCTTCGCTTTCACGGCGAATCGAAGCTAGTCTTTCTTTCCGTTCAAGATAACTAGGATATTGCGCCAACAAAACAGCCAAATCGTAATTCCATCGCTGGCTCATATCGCAACCCTTTGCTTCTTTCTCGGCAACTATCTTATCTAGTCGGGGTTTCGCTAGAACCCACATATCGTAAAGTTCTAGCGGAGGAATCGAACCTCTATATTTGTAATAATTACCTGAAATCAGCTGCGTAAGTTTCGAGTAGAAGCTACCAGGAACAACCGCCGGGGCGTATGTATCTCGAATATGGTCGAAAAGAATCTTTTTCTCTTCCTGTTTGATATGAGCAAGCTCACGATTTTTGTCTTGCTCTCTCTTTTTGGAAAGAAGATCATCGACCTTTTTGTCCGTAGTGTCATTCACTTTGTCAAAAAATGCCCTTAGCAGGTCATCTGTCCAAGGGCGTTTTTGATTTTTCTTTTTTTCTACAAAACAATCCTTATGGTAAAACCCAGTCTTGTCGTAGAAAAACGTGCTACGGTCTCGCTCGATGAAAATGTTCTTCCCGCAAATCTTGCATTTACGGGTTAGTTCCATTAAGCCAGTTCCTTCTCCATGACTGCGGCGACCTTCTTCAGTTCCTCGATATCAGTCATAGAACGGAACGCGGTAGACAGGCCAGCCGCCTTAACTGCCTTCTGTGCTGCACTCTTCTTCACAGGAGAAGCGGAAGCAATCAGATCGTTCAGCTTTGCCTTAATGTCATCCAGAGAAGGCTCCTTGGATTCGGAGGTGTTCTCTGCAGGAGCATCATCACTGATATCATTGTCATCAAGACCAAGTTCACGAGCACGAAGCTTCATCTCGGTCTTAACTGCATCATTCAGACCATTCTTAATAATGACCTCACGGTTCTTTGCAGAACGGTCGAGATACTCCTGATACTCAAGCAGAGTCAGGTCTTCGACAACCTCACCGCCATTATGAACACCGGTGCGATCCTTATCAAAATAAGCAAAGTTGATAGACTTATCATCGCCGGGATGATACATACGGAACTCGGTGCCGACATTGTACTCCTGACCCTTGAAGCCATCAGGAATCTTGCGACCGGTAGAAACGCTCACAGAAGAACCATTCACCAGCTTGGTTTCAGTCTCATCCTTTTCACGACAAATAACGATGTAGCTCACACCAGTTGCATTCAGATCCAGAATCAGGGACTGACCCTTAAAGTTCAGCTGCTGATAATCCTTCAGCTCCATACCAGCACCCTCAATCTTCACCGACTTCTCATCGCCGGTCAGACCCTGTGCTGCAGCCTTAACTTTTGCACGCTTCTGCGAGAAATTCGTTAAGCCCTGTTTTGTAGTTAGATTAAGAATGGTTGCGGAGTCAACAACAATAGCGTCAGCACGGAAAGGCTTACCGTCAGCGTCCAGCCAAACATTACCATCCTCATCTTCGAAGTCCTCGTTGTCAGCAACGGTATGAATGAAATCCTGTACCTCTGCGAGAGACTGAGTGTAAACGATACGGAGATTCATCGGGTCGAGCCCATTCTCCATCAGTTCCTCACGATAATCGTCGATAGAACCAGACTCAGTATCCAGATACAGAACACGGAACGGACGACCTTCAGGAGTCTTCATGTAGCAGAACTGCATAGCAAATCGAGACTTACCAGTTCCCTGCTCGCCATACACAAGCATACGAAGCTTCTTACGAATAGCAGATGCATTACAAACAATAGCCATATATGTAAATTCCTCTCTAAATCTTTTCTTTTATTGGTATCCTGTGTTACTTAGTTAAAGGCAAAAATTTTAGCCCCAGTTGATACCTTCCTCATCTACAGGAGTTGCAGTAGACTTATTAGAACCACCCCACCAAGAAGTGTCGTTCTCAGCAGCCTTGCCGTCGAAGTCCTTCTTGGCCTGAACGTTGGCAGCAATCTTTGCCTGTGCCTCGGAGATATTGTCCTCAGTGTAAGTGGGTTCCGCATCCTTGTCGCCGGGATTCGGATCAAAGGAATCAGGATTAACACCCTCGATATACAGCTTGCGAACTGCCGGAGTGCTCTGACGCTTCATCTTGTTAGGACCACCCCAGATATTCTCAGTCTCAACTTCCTCAACCTTCTGCTGATTGACGATAGGACCAAAGCACTCAAAGCTGGTGTAAGGCTTCAGACGCTTACGAATAGAATCAGCCAGAACCTTATTCTGAGTGTTTGCCTTATAGTCAATGAAGAACTCAGCGTCCTCGATGGTGTTGTAATTCACAATCTTTGCATCGACAATTACTTCATCGCCCTCATCGCTCTTGCGGCAACCAATGTACACAACGGTCTGAGTAAACAGAGCCAGCTCCTCGAAACCCTCCGCATCGAAGTCGATTTCCTTAGAACTCAGAGAAACCTGAGTAGGAACAAAACGAATCTGGTGCTTGCCGTTGTAGGTGCTATACTCGATGTTGCCACGGACATACACATTATCACCGTCATGCAGATTCTCGGAGATTTCCTTAGCTGCATCGAAGTCAGTCAGAGTCTTGTTGTCGTTGATAACCTTACCAGACTCATTCGTCTTCTTGGTAACACCGACTTTAACGCCAATCATGTCATAGCCTTCCGGTGCAACATAAGTCATGCGATCCTTCCAAGCGACTTCCTTCTTATCCTTCTCGATACCCTTGTCCTTATCGGCACGGCGGAAGAAGTAAACCTTATCACGGGGCATACCAGCCAGATCAACATAGAAAGTGTTTTCATTGGAAGTCTGAACACCAAAGCTCAGGACACGGCGCATAGCACCACTCTTAGTCTCCTTCTCGTTATAGAAGTTACTACGCTGGGTGCCGGTGACCTTACCAGCCATCTCAAAAGAACCACGGGTCTGAGGAAGATTAAAAATTCTATCTGCCATATCAAGTCTCCTTTATGTAATTTTGTTTCATTGATAATCACTTATATTTCTTTTTATTGTCTTGAATCAATTCATGCACTATTCATTTTATATATTATCCTCCGTCTGTCTTATTGATGGCTTGTATTTCATACGGCACTCGCCGTTAGAAATCGTCCTTTAAAGGATTATGTACAAACATTGCGCCGAGCACTACTGGGAGCCGTTCTGAACACTCAGGACACAAATCAAAACTCAAAAGCGAACCATCAAGTTGGCTACCATAAGAGTATTGATGCTCAAAACTGATTCCCTGCTCGCTACCTATCGGCTTGATTTCACGACCACACCAGTTACATATTTTTTTACATGTGTTCATACGGCATCACCCCATTTTTAATATTCTCTATCACGGAACATCTTAGATTGAACACGAGTCAGTCTATTGTTCCGGCCATACTTAGGTTTAAATGCGGACTGTAGCTTATTGTTTGCATATTCGAGGTCACTCTCCAGAATCTTAGCAGCTTCTTCAATGTAATCCCGAATGGCACAATATTGGTCGCTGTTGATACAATGTGTCTTTAGATAATCAAGCATATCGACTGCCTGATTTTTCAAAAGAAGCGTATCTTCAAGCTGTGTCTTTCGCCGTTGGAAGAAATCTATGTTCAACTCTGCACCTCCTCCTTCTGCAGTCTTTCAAGCGTGGGACGAATCGTTCTCTCCCAATGCCTTATAAATCGCCAATCAAGTAATTGTCCGCAACGTGGACAGAAGTTATCAAGATTTGATAGTGTGTAATAACAAACCGGGCACTCATAACGTTTATAAACGTCATCGAAAAGAGGCTCTTTGTAATCTGTTCTAAACTCATAAAGTTCAGCTTTTGAAAGAATAATTTCGAGAGCCTTTACTAAATGCTCACGAGGGCACCACTGGCCTCCTTCTTTACCAAGACGAATTTGTTTCTCTACAATTTCCTTCGCTTGGTCAAAAGTCATGTTCTCAATCTCTTTTTTCTTTGCGTGCATCCAATCTTTCATAACACACCACTTTCAGCAAATGCATAATTGTGCTTTGCATTCTTATCCATCCACGCACTCCAATCCATCTTGTGATGACACTCTGGACATTTCGGTTTAAGCTTCTCTAGCTTCGTTACACAGAACGGACAGAGATATGTGCTCTTTTCCTTCTGGAAGATAGGACTTGCCGGAAGGCTCAAGGAACCGGAATCAATGGTTACATTGATAGGAATTTTACTGTTCATCGTGCCACTCCTCAACTAATTGGTATGGTAATCGTACAACGGTTTTATCACATAACCACGGCTTTTCTTTTGTTCCAAAATTTCCAGTTTCAGAACTAATTAAAACATCTCCTAATATAACAGCCTTGTTTTCATCATAGGCTAAAGAAAGTGTATTCAGAATAACGTCTCTAATAGCTCCGTAAGTAAAATAAAGTGTTCCATCAGAAATGACCTCACTAGAAAGCATCAGTTCGGAATTAAAACCATTTTTATAATGAACAAAAATAGTCTTGTATGGCATTCCTTTCCTTGCGATTCTAACAGAATACTTATCTTCCCCATTCTTTGCCTTAAACTGTCCGTTACTAAGAAATTCAACCGGATTCATTGATTTATCACTTTCTTTCCGCAATATTTTAACGTATCCACGTTATAATTTTTCGTTATTTTCTTGCTAAAATTAGCCTTTTATGAGATTTAATCTTCTGGAAAATGCTTCTTTGTCACCGCAACACAAAACGGTTCAATTTCAGATCCCCAGATAGCAGTACCATCACCATACGTACTTTCAAAGACAAGCGGAAAGCCACCGATTCCATCGAAAAGACTGCCAAGCGTAGGATTTTCACCAATATACGGTTTCATCTTCTGGCAAATCCAATACCACTGAGGCAAAGCAATCGAATTGCCGAGCGCCTTGTACCGAGGAGAATCGGCTGGCTTGTGCTTTTTACCATTCTCGTCAATCCACTCGCCAATATCGGTCCATCCATATGTTTTTACAATTTGCTGGACACGGCTTTTACTGATTCCGTATCTTTCAGCAAGCTGGCGCATTGTAAATTCTCCTGTTTGATACATAAGTGCTACTTCAATACGTTTTTCTTCTGGAAGAACTGTCACAGGGTTTTCATTTCCAGATAAATACAGGCCATCCTTTGAAGCTTTAGTAGAGTTGTCCTTTGCGGTTAATAGCTGAAGGTTACTAATTCGATTATCTAGCTTGTCGTTATTGATATGGTCAACAACCAGACCATCTGGAATAATTCCATTTTTAGCAATCCATATAACTCGATGAACCCTACATTGCTTTTTTACATCACCATTTCGGATGCTAACAACTCGATAACCTTTAATAATTGTCCCACTAAGTTCTTTTGGTTCTTTAAGAATGTTTCCGCCGGGACCTTTTGTGGTATACACTTTTCCATTCTCACAATCTGCGATAATCTGACCCGTAGCTAAGTTGAAAGCAATATATTCATCTTTTGTCATTTCTGTAATATTTGCCTCCATAATTTCAGGAAACCCCTGAAGCCGTTCATCCTCCAAAGGAGTCAAACGGCGAACAATCCATCGTAGATTCTTCGTTTCTTTTTCTGTAATCAGGTCAGTAGCGTCCTTGTAGTCACGAGATTTCATCGTACTAGCCTGTTCACTTTCCTTGTATTCACCAATGCGTTGCATCGCAAAGGCTTTCTTCTCAATGACCAGTGGCATATTATTGCCACCAGTTCCCCACTGAGCAGTACAAGTCGGACTTGTATCACTCTGCTGAGTGTATCGAGCGTCCTGACTGTGGCTCTCAAACACCACCGGCGAAATCTTTTGTTTTAAATTATGTAAGGAGGGATTTTCTGCCAAGCAAATCAGCGTCTGGTCTTGTAACGTAGAAATCGTTGCGCTCAATTCAGTTTGAACCAGAGCGCCTTTACCGCCACCTTCACATCCAGAACGGATTTTTAGAGTGTAGGCTGCAGGTTCTGTGCATTGAGTCGAAGTCTCTCGATGGTCTGACTCCAATACTCGTCCAATTCCTTCTCTTCCAGACCTTCTTGTTCCTTCACTTTCTGCACCACCTGTGACAGAGTTCCTGGATTCCACCATTCGATCATATCCAGCAACGCTTGTTTCAGGAGTTCGGGCAAAGGTTTTCCACGCCGGGATGCTCTCACAAGAATCCCCTGACATGCTCGTGCGCTCAAATAGAATTTCTGAGGCACGTTGTCCTCCAAAATCCATGACAAGCGCGATTCTCTGGCGACGCTGGGCGACTCCCCAGTATTTAGCGTCGAACAATCTCCATGCAAGAGACCATCCATTACCGGAAATCGCTCCAGATTTTGCCCACTTTCCGTTCTTCCCTGAAGGTCGAGGAATTGAAACGTCTGGCTCGACAATGCGTGCAAATCTTTCCAACACACATCTGAAGTCTTCACCTTTGCTTGAGCTGAAAGCTCCTCTGACATTTTCCCAGATTGCGAATTTTGGATATTCTCCATTAGTGGCCTCCCTCATTTCTGTAATCACACGAATCATTTCAAGGAACAATCCAGAGCGTTCACCAGCCAAACCTTCACGTTTACCGGCCTGACTCAAATCTTGGCATGGACTGCCTCCTGTGATACAGGAAACCGGTTCAATCTGCCACCCATGAAGTTGTGTAATATCTCCGTAATGCTTCAGTTTTCATTCCTCCTTTTCATATCCTGTATTATATAGCTAAAACTCAGAAAATGAGCAAAAAAATAATAGACGTATCAACGTCATGTTATTTCGTCGCCTATAAAACAAAAGTTCTAGCAGGTTTTATGTACGCCCTATCGGGCTGGTGGGACAGGAGAGATTCGAACTCCCGACCAAGCGGTTATGAGCCGCCAGCTCTGACCAACTGAGCTACTATCCCATGCAAACGCCGACTTTCGTCGGCGCGATGCCAGCGGAGGAATCGAACCTCATCTCTCGGTGTTTCCGAGCGCTTTTACCATTAAGCTATCCAGCCGTATACCTCAGAATTTAATTCTCACTATCCAAGCTACGTCGCGTTCCAATATGATCACTCTTGGCAACCATGTCGTAACATATAGGTTCCTTTCGGCTCTGAGTAACCGGTGCAGCGTAAGGGGCTGCGTGTGGAGCGACTGACGGGGGACGATCCCGCAACATTCAGATTGGAAATCTGACGCTCTGCCAATTGAACTACAGTCGCATAAGAACCAACCTAGCAACTGGCATCACTAGGCTGGGATGCTCGGCTTGCAAAGGCACGCTGCACTCTTTCGAGCGAGCCGAGAATAACGTACATGGATAATTTCGTTAGCCCCTTTCGGGGTGGTATCTTGCACAGGCGCGGCCGGATCTGACCGCTAAAGATCCTACCCATACAAGATTGGAGCAGCGAAAGGTAGTCGAAACCTCATCCTCAGCTTGGAAGGCTGATGTACTAGCCGTTGTACGACCGCTGCATGAAAACCCAGCTTACAAAGCACTACTGCACCATCACTGGCGAGCTGGAAATAATAGTGGTCAAAGGAGTTCAACCATGAACAACAACGATTCATGACCGTGGTGCGGATAGTGGGCATCGAACCCACACGCTAAAGCACCAGAACCTAAATCTGGCGTGTCTGCCATTCCACCATATCCGCATAAATTGCGCCAACAGGGGTCGAACCTGTGATGGAGGAGTCAAAGTCCTCTGCCTTACCGCTTGGCGATGGCGCATCATATACCCAGCTTACTGGAGAAGCATCCTACTGCCTTACTGCTAAGGAGCTGGGAATAATAGGAATTGGTCTGAGCGACAAGATTTGAACTTGCGGTCCCCTGTTCCCAAAACAGGTGCGATACCAACTTCGCTACGCCCAGATATAAATGCGCCCGGCGGGACTTGAACCCGCACGCCATCTCTGGCAGAAGATCTTAAGTCTCCTGTGTCTGCGATTCCACCACGGGCGCATATAAAAGAAGATCAGAAACAGCCAACCATTCGTTTTACATTCTAGTTTTCTGACGAACCGAAGAGTATTTATCCGATAGCTAGTCGGCTTACACCTTATTTCTCTTCTTGTCTGGCTTGACATCCTTTACCGGTATGACGTCTTTCCGGTCGCCAATGTACGGCCAATCCCCGAACGAGCTAGAACAACTGATCTTCATGGTAGGGATAATCGGATTTGAACCGATACGTCTTTCGACACTTGAGTTTGAATCAAGCGTGGCTGCCAATTTCACCATATCCCCATATCGCCGGTCTTTCCCGGCTGTCAGCCCCGCGCAGGGCATTTTCGGAGGAAGAAATACCACGATATTTCGTTAATTATTTTGACGAAAATCACGATAAAATGTCTATTTTTCAATTTAGCTCTTCTGCTGACTTGCGTAGAACTCATTCCGCAGCTGAATAATACCCTTCTTGCAGAAAGACTCTTGATCTTTCTCTCGTTGTTCACGCATCCAACCATAGAACAGGTTATCCTCGGCAGTAAACAACTTTGCGGTATTTTCATAATAGCCACGTTTTTGAACGCTCTGCATGACACCACGCAAGAACTTCCAGTGCTTATAATACGGAAGCTTCAGCTTAAACATGAAATTATTGCTGTCTCGCAAAACAAAGCCTTCAACGTGTTCAAAACCATGATGCAGATAGTTCTCGTTCATGACTTCTTCGTACCAAGGATAGAATTCACTCCAGTTCTCAAAGGTTTTAACCTTCTCCTTAATCTGCAGATGACACTTCTCGGCTACACGCTTCAAATCATCATAATCCATTACACTGAAATTCATATCATTTGCAATAATATCCAGCAAAACAATGTGCGGTTTCTTATATTCGATGATATGTGCATCATTCACAGGATCAATCACCTCGAAGATGATGGAGCCATTCTCTTTTGCAACTTCTTTCAGATTCTTACGATCTTCATCAGAAGTCGTATCCATGAGAATCTTTCGGAACATATCTGCAAAAGGCCCATCAGGAGTGGATTTACTTGCAATGAACAGACCATCCTGTTCTGCATCATACGAAATGATACCAAGAAATCCGTTCTCTTTTAGATATGCAGTCACCGGGAACTTCAAAGTGTTCTGTAGGTTTCCAATTCTCGTTTCATTCCGCTCATCAACCGCAAAGAACTTATCATAGCTTCGAGCTACAATCTTATTCGTCTTTGTGTTAATGAACAACCCTCTTGCTTTGGTAGAAACCTCATCCCAGTGCTTCTTATAAAATGCTTCACGAGAGAAGTTGAAAGAAGAAATATCTCCGAATCGCTTCTCAAACACATATTTGCTTTGACGCATCTTACTAACAAGTTCTGCGTTATCGAACTCAGTTTTCATTTCAACGGCAGTTTCAGTCTTTGGCTCCTCTTTTCGGAATACATCATTCTTGGTTTCTACGCATTTGATAGGCTGACCGTGTTCAAGCTCCACACAACGAAGATATCCACCAAACTCGATTTTGCCTTCAAGATTGTAGCACCGATGACCCATATCAATAGGAACATCCTGTACATTTCGATGGCCGAAGATCTGAATATAGCTATCCGGCATCGACTTTTCCCAAGACTCAGCCACGGTCAGTATATCAGGATAGCGGCCTACGCCTTTAATCATCTGATCCGCAGACACGAACGGAAGAAAATAAGGAAGATAGCTCAGACCACCGTGACTTACGAAATACCGCTTACCATCATACTCAAAGTAGACACACTGGCCGACTCTGGAATAGATCTTACGAGCAGTGTTCTTGTCAATACCGGCTTTAAAGAGCTGCGGACGAGTGTAGTTTGCAAACTCTTCACTTTGAACCGGTTTATCATGCCCCCACTTGTTCAGCCAATGCTCGTGGTTCCCTTCCAAAAGGATCACATTCTTGCGGTTGTTATTTACAACATCACACAAGAACTTGAATACCTCAACGTTTTCGATGCCACGATCGAGATAATCACCAACGAAGATATAAAGCTCGTCGTCCTTCATCTCACCAAGGTATTCACTCAAGCAGGTATAGCAGCCATGAATATCACCGATGATATGTATCTTTTTCCACTGGTTAAAGTCATTCGGGCAGTAGTTCAAATCGGACATCACATCCGTAGTAGAAGGAAGAACTGTCACGCCAGAAGGAACTTTTTGAGTAGCAAACCGAGCGTACATCTTATCAATAGCCGCTTCAGGAACTCGCTTTAGCCATTCTCTCTGAGCGTTTCTTCGTTTGCATTCCTCGATCGGAAGGTCCGTCATATCAATAACATACATCCGATAACGATACTGTTTTGCAAGATTCTTATAACAATTCATTTCGACCGTCTTGGAATTCGTTGCATCAATCACAGTAAACTCGCCATGGCTCATCCGCACCTCAAGCAGTTTGAAAAGCATCTCCCATACAACATCATCATTCTGCGGAGAAATCTCCATCTGCCCATCAGGTGTTTCCTGTGCGCTCTGGCACATAAGGCGAAGTGTATCAGCACTCAATACGTACTGCTCAAGATTATGCTCTTTAATATAGGTGGACTTCCCGCAACCGGGTGCTCCACGGAACAGTAAAAGTGTTCTCATCTGCATCTCCCTTTCTAATAGGTATCCTGTGTTATATAGTTAGCATGTTAAAATGAAGGGGCCGAAGCCCCCTGTTTTTAATTTTCATGGAAATATTCAACCCAACCTTTATATCCTTGCCGGAAACTAAGATAGGCAACTTTACTGCACTTTCTTCCGATAATGTCCGCAAGAGGACCTTTACCATTTCCGAAACTAAGTTCTGCAAGATTAAATTTTGGATGAGTTTTACAGTAGTTATAAACCTTGATATACTCACAATTTCTGGCTAAATATCTTTGATCTAAGGTTTTTGAATAATGCCTTTTTTCGAGGATATCGTTCAACCTCGAAAAATAGACATGAATTGAAATTATAGACGTCTTTGGATCACTGTTTACACCGGGTTTATCCTTCGTTTTGCGTAGGATATAATCGCCATTCATGACATAAAATGTTCTATAACCGCTCTTATTGGGGGCATCATACTGTTTCATCTCGTAACATTGCTTGATAATATCCATTAACCTTGCGTCAACATCAGTCTTATCAAGAACGGTATTAGATTCAAAATCCACATCGTTAATTGTTAGATTAGAAATCTCATCGGAAGTAAGACCAATCCAGTACAAAACAGCAATTACGTTCATACGAATCTGATATGGCTCTTCGTACTTATTTAAGAAGTCAACAAATTCGTCAACCGACGCAAAATAACTGTCATTGTACATATCATCTGCGCTTACATCGCTCTCTGAAAAGTCAGCCAGATCATACATGCTTGTTTCGTTTTCACTTTTGATGTAGCCTGTGATTATTGACTTCACATTTTTAAACGAACGACTCGAATTCACCCAATTATATTTGGCAAACATCTTTACGAAATCATCTTTTGTGAAGTCAAACAACTCATACCCACGCTCGGCCTCGTAATCCATGACGTGACGCATCGTCGATGCAACAAACTCACCGCTTCTATCAGAATACTTTTCGGCAAAAGCTTTGATTTTTTCTTCAGTAAGCATAGTGGCACACTCCTTCTTATTATATGTAGTGTACCATTAAACCTTATAAAAAATCAAGCAAATGCGGCAAAATTCTGAAATTCCATGGTATGTTGTACGCCGCTCAGGAATGCTGCAAGCAAAAACGGTTCATCCTTGCATCTTGCCATTGCGATCATATTCATCTGACGCTCCGACAAGACACCAAGTTTTTTAATGAACTGTCCTTTGTTAAGTGTATCAGTCTCTTCACATAGAACGATACTATCAACCTCTAGGAAATCACAATCTTCCTTTGAGAGTAGAACATGAACCGGAGAGCGCTTGTATATTCTGGAAGACAACGGATTCCCTTTAATTGTTGGACTAAAGAAGTTGCGCTTATTGTTGCTCGTCACAACGAACGGTCGAATACCGCGCTGCTGATGACCTGTCGCATTGGATAGATCAACCAACCAAACCTCTCCGACCTTTGGGTCAATATTGTTGTCCATAGTCTTTCTCCTCTATAATAGTGTAGCTCCGTTCCATAGCTATATTATACAGGATACCTTTACAGAAGTCAATAGGTTTTCAAAAATATTTTTAGTGCCCGTACAACTCTGGATTCTCTGATACGAACACGCTGGTGTTATCGAATATCATCTCATACGCTTTCTCTTTATCGCCCGGCCTAAACTCAACCCTCCTTACTTCGTGACATTCTTGCCGCAACTCAATATGACTTTCGTTTCCAAAAAATCCAATGCCTTTGACAATCCCATGCGTCTCTACGCCAATGTCGTCCATCTTTTTGCAGATCATGTGAACATCCACACCATTGCAAATAAAACAGACCCACACTCGCTTTTTTCTTATGTACTTCAAAAAGTTCTCAACCTGTATAACTCCCAAAACCTTTTTCTCACTCATCGAAATACCGCCTTCCGATCACATAAACAACTTCCAAGATATATTATACACATCTTTTTGTTTTCGTCAATATGTACCACACCATTTTGTTGTGCTACTTTATCAAAATTTTAGATGATGCCATTTACTCAGCATCATCCACAACCAGCTTCGCGTCATAATAAAACCTGTGTGCGCCAAATTGTCCAGCAAAGGTTGCTCCGCGCTCGTGCCAACTGCCTGGAGCAGCCGCCGGGGTTACAAACCATTGAATAGGTTTGTCTGAAATCTTAGCGCCGTAATCAAACACCATAGACACAGCCAGTTCGTTCTCTGCCGTCACCTTCCTATTATATAAGGAACTATAACCATACTTCTTAAAGACCTGCTGGATGGTTAGACTATCAAGTACAGCGGAATCATAAAGGCATTGGGCCACAGCCATCTGGCCTTCCAAACTGTCAGCACCTGCTTCACAAGCAACGATCTGCTCCGCAAGAGCACGTTCGTCATCAGTGAGTTTATGTTTGCCCTGACCAAAGTTTACAATCCGCATCTCAGTAACGGTTTCTACAATGACTTCTGGCTCCTTTTCCTCTTGCTGCACTACACTCACTGCCGGAGGGCTATTATTATAAAGGTATGAATCACCATGATTCTGAATTACCGGACTGATCTTCGATACAAGATTCCCCGCCAGCAGGCACATTATACACACAATAGCAATACTTTGCTCACGATTTATTAACAAATTAGAGTTAATAAGAATCACTTCCTTTCAAAAATATTGGTTTTATCAAATCTTCAACGATTCCTCATTTACGGTTATTACAAGCTCGTTGACCCGCTTCCAATCAACATTGTCCGGCAGGTAAGTCTCACTCTTGTCAACTGACAATCTGCTTTCATAGGCCGGAATCAGTTGCTGACGAATCTCTTTGTAATCATATTCACCGTTGCGAAGCTGCGTCAGGAAGTTATGATCGTTATCTCGATAAGTTTTAATTTCACCTTTTTCTAAGATGTCAAAGAGCATCAGGTATACACGAATTGCATTCATCACCGTCTTGTGCATTTTCTTTGAACCATGATAAATTGGATCTTTATCCAGCGTATCAGCCTTCTGAATCAGCTTACCTGCAAAACCGCCAAACGAATAGATTACACGCCTCGACAGGAACAGCTTTTTATTATCCATAAGTAACTTTGTCATTGGACTATAGCTAATAACGAGTTCATCGGCGTTCCCTAGCTGCTCCAGCATATTAGGATTTCCACTACACATTAGCTTCACAGCCTTATTAAAGCTGTAGATTGTAGTATCAGTTTGAGTATCCACATAATGTTCAAACTCGCCAAGACCAAGAAGGTCTTCTCTTGAATTTAATGCCACACCACGGATGTCAAGATCTGAACCCTCAACATTTGTTCCATAAGCGTGGCTGCCACCGACCGTTACGAACATCATATGCTTGCCAAGATGTTCATTCTCTCGAATGAAATTGTATTCTGGGAAGCATAACGCTCCAAGCAATTCATTTCTTGTCATAGAATCACCTCTATTAAAACTTAGTTTTTATCAGACTCAGCTAGCTGAAGTTCTTCCAACGAAAACGAAAGTCTTCCGCCTCCGCAAAAAGTAGTGAACTCAACAATGGCAGTATCTCCGTCGATTTCATCGATAATGCCTTCACACCAATCTTCAGCGTAAACTTTATCTCCAACTTTCATAACTACTCACTCCTTAAATCTCATCATTTCAAATAATGCGCCGGAGCATCTTTCATAAGAAGTAAAACAATCTGCTCGTATCGTTTATGCGCTTCTTCTATAATGGTGTATTCCAACGCTCTCACATCAGAAAACTGTAGGTTTTCTGCAAGAATTTTGAGCGTTGAAGTTTGCTCCAACACTCCATTTCCATTCTTGAACTCGTAAACGCTCTTGCACAACGCAACCAAATCATTGTCACGAACATGGGTGATATAGTTGTTCATTTCTCCGTAAGTCATAGCAAATCCATCCTAGTTTTCAGCTTCTATCAATATTCTTCTCTCGTCGATTTTGGAAAAGCAATATTGCAAACTGCCTCTCTCCTTCGCTCATAGTAAGGGCATTCTCCATCGCCTTTTGTTTCAGTGTTCACATTTGGATGAAAGGTATCCATACACTTGTTATGAACGCGGCTCCAATCTACACAAGTCTCACATGATTTTTCAGTACAAAACATTGCATATTCCTCCTAAATCTTAACTTTTATAAATCCGTTTATTCCATGCTTCGATAAGATCGGCTTTAATTTTTGCTTTTTCCATTTCAGAGGAATCAAAGTCGTAAGTTTTGCTTTCCATGATAACATAGCAGTTGCACCTATTTTCTTTGTTTCCTCTCGTAACATACATCCATCGTGTTTGGCGATAACCGCCCTCTGCAATGGTAACTTCTCCACCGCAAAATGGACACGGTTTCAAATTATCCATTTCGACCATTCCTTCCCTGTTTCATTTCCAGCCGCCCACTCTGATCATCGGCATCGGAAAGCGCTCCTAACAGACTAAGTGCGTACACGGCATCCAATACCATAAGTAAAATTATCATAATCCACATTATATTAACCTCACATTCTTTTGGCTTGACCATCTTGTATTGAGGTTGTCTCAAGCATACACCGCACAAAGAGATTATTCAACACAATTATCAAAATTACCAAAATTTTACTAATAATCCTACGTCATCAATAGTTATATCATCGGTCCACACATCCTTTTGTTAAATATCCACAAGAACCCGGATTTTATCAATTCTTGCATACTTTACATCATTAGCCATCAAACCCCATAATGGAAACTGTATGCTTTCCGTTATCATAACGAAAATAAAATCCGCCAAGAGTTTTGATGGTCTCTAATTTTGTCATGTATTCAGCAAGTTTTATTTCATACAAATCTCCAGAAAAGTGTTCTAACCCTTTCCATTGTTCATCAAGCTCATTCGTTAACTGTCTAATACCTTTGCATAACGCTTTGATTTTCTCGTCATTACTTTTCATCCATTGCATCCTCAAGCTTTCCGTTGATGGAGTCGATTTCACGCATTAGCTTACAACGCCAATTACCATCTTTGTCAAGCCTAAAACACAGATTCTCATCATTACTCTTGTATCCCATGTAGCAGTAAGCCCTACACAAGCTTGTTGCATCAAGTGCGTCTTGTATAACTCGTGCTTCATTGAGAGTCAAATCAATCTTCATCTTGTTTCTCTCCAATCAAACTTCTGACCACAATCTCTGCAATAGTGATCATACCTACTTGTAATTACCGTATTGCATTTGGGACAGCGAAAACTTCCATGCTTCGGATCGACGACAACTATTTCACCCTCAATACGGCTGAAATAGTCATCAAGTACATCACTCAAAATCATCTTCCCACGCCAGCCGAGGTCATTCTGCTGAATATTCTTCGTGAGAATTCGATATGCGCTAATGATTTCACGCTTTGTGTATTTCATGTTTTACTCCTCTACAATATCCTGATTCACAGAATTCCATACCTCGGTCGAAGTGCTGTCATTCTCATCAGATAGGCGATCAATCCAAGCGTTCAACACTTCTCTATACACAGTCATATTCGGGCAAAAATGACTGTTGGTAAATACCGGCATATCGTCATTGCACAAGATTCTCATGATGGCAGCACACACAGCGGCAGATCTCGATACACCAGCAGCACAATTCACGCAGAACCAATCGGTTTTATCTGCTTCGTGATTATCCAGAACAAAATTCACGATATCCTTAGCCTGAATATCAGTGATACAGGTGCCTTCTAAATCAGTAGTGCAATCATCAAACTTCAGCGGGAGAAAAGTAATATTGCCCTCACACTTATGAAAATCAATATGATGACCATTAGCTTCAGTGATTGAGATAAACCGTATCCGTTCAAAATGTGGCTGTCGGATAAAGTCTTCTGCATCTTCTGCACTCATCACCGAGAATTTCCATTTTCTTCGATACATAGTAACAATCATTTAGTTTTCCCTCCAAAGAATTTAGGTTTTATCAACTTCTGTTTTAATCCCATTCATATCTAACAGAGTTCTCGTAAACTTTGTATTATTGTACAACTGAGCTTTTAGGTCATCTCTCTTTACTTCGAGAAAACTTAAAAGTTCAATTCCGCTAAAACCTTCGTTGGTGGTATCACAACGAATAGTGCCGTCTTCTTCCTCTGTAAAAATAAGTTCATATCTTTTCATGTCTTTTATCTCCTTTTTATCAAAACGCAAACGGATTACTATTTGCTGCTATTATCAGTACCACATTAAAAGTAAACATCATAAATGCGGTCATTCTCTATCACCTCAATCTCTAAATTCAATATCTACAACAATATTCTTAGGCTCTGTCATGTACCTTCGTGCCAGCAGTTCTACCATGCGCTCCTTGTCGCCAAGATTACTATTACGCAGTAGATATGAACAAACTTGCCTACCTCTGTACAAGAACACAGCCCATGCACTTCTCTTTAATGGGTTTGTGGTCTTAATCATTCCATCGCTTCCTCCAGAGAAGTAGTCACATCACCAAAATCAAAATCCAGCGCACCAATCATATCGTCAAGAGAATCCACGGCATCGGACAGGTTTGTGCAAGCACTATCTGCCTTATCGTACCGTTCACTTCCCTGCAGGTTTTCCGGCATATTGTCACGATACTCTTCTTCTTCCCACTGGATATCCTCAACATCGGATTTTACACTTTCGACCTCAGACACAAGCTCGTCCAGCTTCTTACGGATGGAATCAAAACGGTCAATGGTCTGCTTAATAGCTTTTCTACGAGTGTTATTCATTTTCAAATCTCCTTTCAATCTACGATGCCAAGCTTGCAAATGTTTTTCGGATCAGTGATATAACCAAACGTCAATGTGTTTCGCAGATATCCTTTGTATTCAAATCCACGGTCACGAGCCGCCAGACGGCACACATCTCGAATCGCGGATTCTCTCGGCCAAGAGATGCCAGCCAGCTGATACTTCCACTGAAGATCCCTCAGCTTCTGCCACTCAATCACAGGCTTCTTTTCATTCTCAAAACATAAACCGTTCTGTACAGCATACTTCAGAGCATCACACCGCTTACTCTCTTCCGATGTACAAGTTCCCCACTCATTTTCCAGACGGCGATACGCCTTATCAAACGGTGCTTGCTTTGCTCCATCAATCGCAAATGCTGCGCCAAGTAAACCCAAACCAAGTAACAGTCCCATAATTCAATCCTCCATTTATGCTGTTTCCAGCTCTCTTTTTACTAGTGGACGACGTTTCGTTGCGTTTTTCAGGATATCGTTGCCACTGAATTCTTTTCTGTCAACTCTAAGATTACGACCACTCCCTATCGGACAAGCCCGGCGATAATCATCAGCAGTCTTGCAACCAAGAGATTCTGCTTCATCCAGAGCTTTTCGCACATAAGCCCATGTGCTACCGCCGAGATCAGAACACTTACCAATCACAGCAAGCACAAGTTCATCACCCATGCGCTCAACATATTCTGCCAAAGCTTTTTGACCAGTAGCACCAAGCTTCCCGATATTCTCTCGAAAAACATCCTCGATAGGTTTCGTCGTTGTCGTCTCACCACAAGACGAAGACGATATCTTATCTTTTTCTTTCTCTTTTTCTTTTTCTAGCTTTGTTTTGCTTGCGTTTGCTTCGTTTTGCTTACGCTTGCTTGATGAGCCACCAGCTTTACCAGAAATCCTCTTACCTTCGATGTATTCGGCATCTTTATCCAAATCTCTCTTCACAGCAGGCCACACATACCGCTCATTTCCGTTGAGTTCAGGCTCCGTTCCAGACGATTTATATTTCATCATCGCCAATACCAGACGCCCCACCTCAGCAGCACTAAGGGGTTCAAAGTAGCTCTCATAAGTATCCCAGATTTTAATATAAGTATCAGCCATCATACACCTCAGTCTTCCAAGCTGTGTGTATTCACACCATAAAAAGTCTTCTTATAATATTCTTTTGCCTTATCCTCATCAAAACCAACGTACCGTAATGTAATGTCCTGACTACTATGATTCAACTGACCCTGAATCCAAGACAATGCCTGGTTGTCATCCTTATTAAGACACATCTCACGATAACCAAATGTCTTACGGCAAGAATGAGATGCAATCTTGTAATTAAGACCCAAATCTCTGCCAGCATTACGAAGGATACGAGCAAAAGAATCAACATCAATAGGATCACCGGCCTTTTTGGGTTCTGCAATATGAGGAATACCAGTTTTCCCATCTCCACCATTTGTCCTCAATGACTTTTTCCAACTCCCCTGCCGAGATGGAAACATCCAATCGTCATATCCAAGATTTGCAATCTTAATATACGTTTCAACAATGTCTCTCGCTTCTGGAGTAAGAATAATCTCACGATATTTAGATGTTTTTTCTTCAACGATACACACTCCAGCGTCTTCAACCACTTCAATCTTTCCATTGTAAAGGCAATAAGACATATCAGAAACTTTCAATTTAAGCAAGTCACTAGCACGCAACCCAGTTGCAATACCAACATTAAATAGACACCAATTGCGATATTGCTTTTTATCCCAGAAGTATTCCGAAATCATTTGAACATCATCCAAGCTTCTAATTGGAGAAATATTACGCTTGCGCTTCTGCTTACTTTTTGTAACACCACGTTTTTTAGCCGGAACAGAAGGCTTCGGATTAAAATAGACCAATTTAGATATCTGTTCTTCTTTTCTTTCAACAACTGCACTCATCACATTCACCTCATTGCCTTTCTCTCTGCACGATTCCTTGCAACAAGCTCTCTATTACTTCTGTACCATTTGAGACTCTTCTCGTTGTTTACAACCTTACGACACTCTTCACAGTAAAGCTTTCCGCATTTTGGTCCATACCATGTAATACCACAACGTTTACACGTTATATTTCCATATTTGAGCATACCTTACACCTCGAATTCATCAATCTTCCAGTGGTGACGATAATAACTTTCACCACTACAAACAACAGATGCTTCCGCAGCTTCGCACCATGTCTTGTCATTACTTACAGGCTGTAGGTCATTCTTGCTTTCATTAAACAGGAATACCATTTTATCAATTGCTTTGACTCTATCCTTTGTGACCATAATCACATTATTTTCTGCGTAAAAGTCACTGGAATCAATGCATTCGTGTAAAACATAGACCTTCATTTTTTATGTACCTCAATTCTTTTCAAATAGATCATTACGAACCTTCGGAGTAAATTGACGAGTACCAAGCTGCTCAATAGCAGTCTCTAGCTTGCCATCTCCCCATTCTCTGGTTTCTGTATTCATAACGATCTCAAGCAAAAGCTTTGCGTCCTTAGCTTCTCTACGCTTCCGGCGAGCCTTTTTAAGCTCTGCCATAAGCTGATAACCTTGCGCTGCATTCACGGTCTTAAACTCAATAGCATGTTCTAGATCATCAATCTCATCACTTGCGGAAGTCAAATCACCGTACACTTTTGAATACATCTCTTTCAGATTACACATGGTTTTATCTGTGATAACCAAATTCTTTTTAAGTTCCGCCAGCCATTCAGAATCTTCCATGTGAAATGCGTATGTATTTGACTTTACAGCCGGAGCCGTTATATTCGGACTCTTGCCTGCAATGGTAGCTTCATCCATAGACTTCGGTGCGTAGTGCCCGTTTTTATACCCGGCGGGAAGCTTGTTGATCTCACAAATCGCCAATCCCTTGGATTCAAACTGTAAAGCCAGATTGATATCACAGGTGGCGCAGATTCGACCTCCCTTCCGTTTCATAATATAGTTGTGACCATTCGATATTACGTACATTTACTTATTCTCCTGCTCCTTCATCAGCTGCTTCACAGTCTTCTTAAACAGCGCGAGGTTCTTTTCGTTTTCAATAAACACCTTAGTCTTCGGATTCGGTGCTTTACCGTGTGCCTTTTCGTAAGCCACAAACAAATTATTCATTTTCTTATAGCCAATACGCTCGTAAATCAGAGTATAAGTGTGCTTATACTGTGGCTTATCGCCAAGTTTTTCTGCCAGAGGAAGCATAATGGGGAAAAGAATTTTTGCAGTTTCGCTCTGCTTCTTGGGCTTTTCCTCCACAACCGGTTCAGACTCAACTTCCTTAGCTTCAACATCAATCACAGGAGCAACACAGACATCTACTTCAGGAGCTGCATCAACAGCCTTAGCTTCAGGCAGAGCTTTCTGCTCAGCGGTCTCTTCCTTCTTCTTATTGATTGCTTCAGTATACGAATCTTCAACCAAGGCACCAAAGATGGACTTATACATCGTACTTGCTTCAACAATATCAATCGTAGGAATGTGACCAGTGCGACCGGTTCTTGCACAATACTTTCTGCGCTCTTCCTCAATAACGAAGGTATAGACACGATTCATATATTCGTAAATATCGCGGAACACATCCTGAACCTTCATTTCATTGATTGCGGCAATCACATTGATACGTTCATACATCTTCTTACGCCAGTCGCTCATCACATCCTTACGAGGAGTAAAGTTTCTGGTAGAACGAATTGCATCATCCATCTGCTTGTCCTTAATCTGATGGACACACTGAGATACACTACTAATCACATTCAATGCTTCGTTGCTAGTAGCGCGAGCTTCCTCAATCTGTTCACTAAGATCTTTGCGAGTGGAATCAAGTTCACTCTGAAGATTCTTCATACTATCAAATAGAGCGTGAAGTCTTACATCAATAAACTCCTTACTCAGTGCAGCATCCATCTTAGGAGTCGCCAAAACGGTATCGCCACGCATCAAAGATTCCATAATGTCCCAGCAGAAATCCATAAACGCATCAGCCTTCGGCTGACGAGACAGACGACAGATCTCCATGACGCCACGCAAACTGTAAACAATATATTCACGTTCCTTCGTGATTCCGCCCTCAACTTTCCTCAGTTTGAGGAAAGTTGAAAGAGGGTCAAGACGATCCGTATTCTTAACATGGATGTTTTGAATTGCCTTATTAGGATTATTGTACTCCAGCGCTGCACCAATTTGTTCACGAGTCATGTAATACTGGTGCTTGTCATTCTGGTACACATCCACATTCAATGCACCAAAGTGCTTAGATGTTATTACAGTCATAGGATTGTTAGTAGTCATTTTTGTTTTTACTCCTTTATATTTTTATTAGAAGAACTGTTTTATCAAATCTCTACGATTTTCCACCAATCGTATACGTCACAAGCATCAATACGAATATCACCTTTTAATCGCAAAACACTAAAATTCTGTTCACCGTTTTCATCTTCATAATATCTACAATAATGATTTACAAGAATATCGTCCACTTGTTTGTTCATTTCATTTTCTGCCTCAAGAATCGTATTGAAGCCCTTTTTATAAACAACTTCCGGGAGAAATGAATTCTCACCTTTTGCAATATAAGTATTGATAAGTGCAAACATTTTGTCCTCACAATCTATTTATCAAGCCATTTCTTTTTCCATGTACTTCAGAGCGTTGGCAAGATATCTAAACATCTTACTCTTGTGCATTCCATCGAACCACTGAGCAACATACCAGTTACCAAGGCAATCACAACGACACTTCAGCTTGCCAAATCTGAACTCTGGCCGTGCTGTAGGCATCTTACTCAGCCTATTCCATAGGTTCAAAGCCTCTTCCCTATTCATTGGAAATGATATCCAAGGTTCGTGACCATCTGTGAACTCAAGTTTTAAAACCATATTTTCACCTCAAAACTGATACTTCCAGAACAATTTCGCATTACCAGTAATGGTCTGCAAATAACTAATGTATTCATTAAAAGAGCACACACCCTTCATTTTCATCTTACGTGCTCCCACAGCTCGTGCAGCAACCTTCGGATCATAATCAACAGCATCAATAAATGCACTGTCAATCATCTTCTGCTCAAACATTTTGATTTCGTTGATATCCATACTCATATTTATTCCTCACATAAATTTTCAATCTTGCTAGTCACTTTAAATCCTTGCCAAGTCCAACTCATATCTTTATTACCGACCAACGCAACCATTCCTTCTGGGTCAAATGCGATCTGAAAATCCTGATAATCAGAATAAGTTTCCATACACTCCTCTGCATCTCTTTTTATGAAATCCTTCGCCGCCTGTTCACTCTTAAAAAACTCCGGCTCAAATGCTGCTCCGTCAACACTGCATTCAATAACGCACCAAATCTCATCGCACAGTTCCATTTTTAATTCTCCTTACTCAAAATCCCACCATGCGTTAATAGACGTATTCGGAACATAAACCTCAAGCATATGATGGCCGTCACGAATCCATTCAGGTTCATAGCCTTCATCTCGCAGTTCTTTCATCAGACTTTCAAAATCATTATTAACAGACTCTACCGCATCTTCCATTGTTTTGTGTTCTACACGGTAAGGACCATTACACATCGTATCATCATAAACAACCGTAATCATTTTTAAAACCTCGATTCTATTTAGATTTTTACACTTCCTGCCTTTTCATCCAGAATAGATTGAAACATATAAAGCAATCCTTCAGCCGTACATTTCTGTGCTATCATATTCGCAGATTTTTCACTGTGGTTGCAACAATATTCGCTATAAAAATGCAATGCGTTAATAACCGTCTGTTTCTCAAATTTTGTCATATTCATTCTCCTTCATATTATTATCTTGTCTTCATTAAATGTTTCGGTTTCATACGTTGCATAGACAAGCTCTGTCGGCTTGCTGTAACACGTTTTCATCCAGTTAAGTTCCGCATCACGCAGTTCTTTTGTGGGATAGATTTTATGCCCTCTGTATGTATCGCCATACATAAAGTGCCTAACGGAATATTCAAGATGATAGAACATTAGATAGCACCTTCTTTGTAACGAATCGGGCAAATCCATGCTTCAAGAGTGTTCTGTTTATTCATAAAGTGAACACAGCTCAAACTATCCTTGCACTCTGCAAACCAACCCCACTTTTTCGCTTTTGCTAGAATATTTGTATACTTCTCATTTAGTAAAGCCTTATTTTTATTGTCCATCTCGCAAACGATACACGGATAACTATATTCACAACAACCTCTGATTTCTTTGTGCTGAATTCGTCTAAACTCTTTTACATCATGAAATTTTTCCCAATATGAACAATGACTAGGATTTACGTATTCAAAATATTTGTGGAGCATTGTAATATCAGAATCAGACCAACCATCTTTCTCATCATACTTATAACCATATCCATTATTAGGAATCTTCAATTCTGGCAAATCTGACAGTATTTTAGCGATAACATCAAAATCGCATTTTACAAGAACATATCCATTACTTAGGTAGTAAAAATCATTTTCCTTGTATATCTCATAGCCTTTATCACCAAAGAGGATATACCGCAGTTTCTGAGTATCAAATCCATTTACGATAGCCATAATAAAACTCTCCATCAACCGATCAGATTCCGATTTTTCTTTTAATTCATCTTCAAGTATGGTATAGCCCTCTAATACTTCATCGTATCTTTCTCTCATATCAAACACTCCCAACATTCTTGAATCCGTAAAGGCTATAACCTTTGTATTTAAAATACCGCATCGCTTTATTGATTTGAGAAGAGCTTGCTGTTGAGTGACTTTTTAGGTATGTATTCTTATACTCGCACAGCTTCTTATACTCGTCACTTTCACGATGGGCTTTCAGTTTCTCACAATGGTCGTGGCAACCAGGATAACGCTCCGGTGCCACGCAATAACGGCAAGGATCAGTCATTGTTATTTTCCTTTCTGCCATATGCGTTAAACATTTCTGTGATACGGTCAATCCATGCGTCATTTTCTGATTCATTGCAATCAAAATCATCCTGAAATCGTTCAGCTAACTCTTCCGAAAACTCAATAATTTCATTGTATGAATAGCCATATTTTTCTTCAATCCAGTCTGCATTAAGTTCGAGCTGATTATAAGCATCATCAATGCGATACTGACGTTCCTTGTAGCGGTATGCCGCCTCAATCTGTTCAGGTGTCATTTCCCAAGACTTCCCATTCCAACTGATCACAACAATCTTATTTTCGCTATTCATATTCCACACCCTCACTTGTTAGATTTGCACTGATATTTGCGTTCAATCATCTCTGCATCAGCGCAAGTCATACCGTAATACCAACGCACATCAACAACGGATTCAACCCAGTTTCCAGTCTTGCGGTTCTTTATGACACGAACCTCTTCAACATCTTTGTGAATCTGTGTGCCGGGCTTCGGGAGATAAGTCAAAACACTTTCTTCAGAATGTTCCAAATCGTAAGAGCCAACAAATGTGCAATCGCGTTTGATCAAATCAAAAATTTTCTTACGGTTCTGCTTAGACAGGTTTCTCATATTGCAAGCTCCTTTTCTTTTGTAAATTTAATCACCAACGCATTCACGTTAGCCGCTTCCATCGTTGACTGCTTTGCATCTTCGTGATTGCCAGCTCTAAGGAATGAAACACTCTGATCCATCAGCTTGCGCCGATAAGAAGAAAGAGCTGCGAGAATAATATTCTTTTCAATGTTGGTCATGTTCTTTTTCCTCCTGCTCACGTTCCTTGTGAAATTTTCGCACTTCTTCCCAAAAATCAAACGGACTAGAATTGTGATAAACAAGCTCCATGTATTCTTTTCTACTGTTAAGATGGTTTATGTTAGTATCCATTTCTATCACCTCAATTTTCATCGCTCAGGTTCTGACAAAAACTTAAATAAAAATCAATGTCGAAATCCTCCACAGTGCCATCAGGAGAAAAATCATAGAGCACATCTGCAACCGCTTCGTGTTTATAAAGAGCATCTACAATCTCGTCACGGAATGCCGTAACCCAGTTTTTTGTTACATTGATTTTTCTGGTGATCTCGTAAATATAGATGATCCAATTACCTTCTGTGGTGCTTCTTGTTCCACTTTCGACCATCCAGTCAGAAATACTGTTAATCATCCAATCGGTAACTTGTTTTACAGTTTCGCTAGTATACATTTTCTATTACCTCAATCAAAACTGAACCACTTCATGTTTTGCCTTTTCCAGCATCTCTTTCTCTTGTTCTTCAAGACGCTCAACCTCGCACAAAACATCACGAATGCCAAAGATAATCAAATCACGATCTCGTTCACGTTCTGCTCTATGTACTGGATTGTTTTTACAAGATCCTTCGCACAAGTTATTTTCTCTTGCAATCAAATTATCAATCGCATACTTCAAAACACGCTTATCTTTTTCAGTCATATTTATCACCTCAATCATTGTAAAATATCTGTTTTATCACATATCCATATCGACAGCAATGATATCTTTCGGTCCACTGTTATCAATAATATCGAGGCCACGGTAACAAACAGGATTTCCCAATTCGTGCCAATCACGAAACTCCGTATCATCATAGACACCAAAAACCAACTCCGTGTTCTCGTCGTAGCCGATCAGGTTCAGACGGTTAATAAACTCGATAACTTTCATAATATTTCTCCTCCGATAAAAGCATGATTTTATTTCACTCTGATACAAAAATCATCATCATAAAAACCAAAAGAAACAACCTCTTTGTTAAGAATATCCTTGTACTTTTCCATTTTATCGTAGACCTCGAAAACTTTTTTACCATCAAGGATATGATTCAAATCATCATCGCTGATGATAAGAAATTTATTCCAGTTATCAAACAAACACATCAACTCAACAACCTTCATACAGAACACTCCTTTTAATGTTTAGATATCCCAAGTATCATAAAGATCTTCGGGCTTATCATTCGGCATCCATGCTTTTGCATTATCATTAAGGAAGTAACCGCAACCAAAAAATCCAGCAGGAGAATCACAAAGATTCTGTTCACCATCTTTAACACCAGCTTGATAAACAACATAGATAAACTCAGCAAGCTCATGCTTATTCATTCGCTTAATGCGGTCGTACATTGTTTCCATAGTAATCTTCCTTTCTGTTTTTATATCCACTGTTGCGTTCTTATGTAGTCCTCAATATCTGCCGAGTATCCATTGCGCTGGATATATTGACACAGGACACGCTGCACATCTTTGTTATCACCGTAATCCATCGCAATAGAAATATCCTCTCCATGCGTACCAACACCCAGACGCTCATATTTTCTGACCTTGATATAGAAATCATGTGCACTGTAGTGTCTGCCGTCCTTACGGTCAAGAATTGAATCGATAATCAAAGAATTTCACCCTCCTGATTTCCCTATTCTTCAATATGAACCAAACACTTCATGATGCCTAATATGCTGTTGCAACGTCATTGGTTTATAAACATTCCTTGCATTAGGATTCGGACGATACCAATGAATAATTTTCCCATCATTCAAAAAATAGCAAGTAACAATACTACCATTACATAATGCTTTAATCGGTTTTACACCAGCCGGAAGTTCAGACAATTTCCAGAAATATTTTTCTTCTTCAAACTCATGGCTCAAAGAAAATCTTGCGATTCCATTTTCCATTCCAAGATAGCAAGTTCTGAATCCAACTACGTTTTCAAAGAAATGCAGTTGTTCCAATGAATCAAATTCAGCTAAATACCACTGCCAATTTTTATGTATTATAATTTTTGTACGGTGCTTTTCGTTAATACTTTTTGCAATAGTCATATAGTTCCTGTTCCAGTAAAAATCATTCTTCATTTTCAATCACTCCCTCATCAATCATATTTTTATAGAAATCATCATCCAGAATTTGTTCTCCACACCAATTTACAAATAATCTTGCAACGTCCTCACCAGACATTTTAACCAGTGCATCCCACATCTTTTTCTGAACATCAGTCATCGTTTATCCCCTCCAAATAGATCTCTTAGTGTCAAAAATACCCTCTGACGTATCGCCATCACTTTCGGTGTAGAAATAAATCATATCTGCACCATCAGCTTTTTCGATGTGAAAGTATTTTGCATTCTTGACAATTTCCTTTTCACGCCAACCAGCAGTATTCAAAAGATTACTTTTGCTAAGGAATGTAAATGTTGCAACAATCTTTTCGTCACCTGCGCCATTGATTGTCGTTATTACAGTAGGCACAGCTCCTGCCGGTGTTCTATCCCATTCAGCTTCACAAGAAGCATGAGGACCAAAGAAATCATTATCAAAGAACGGAATTGCTGTAATGTAGTTTGTGTAAAACGTAGACGAAACCACTTCTTCCTTTGTTTCTTCCGGTACAAGAACCATCTCCCCAAAATCATTTTTCTTATAACGAACCTCACTCATAAGAATCAGGCAACTATCACTTGTGTAGTGAAAATTCTCGTAATCATAGTTATTGCATTTCATACTCACATCTCCTTATTCTCTGTTTTTACTTGCCATCTCAATTATCTTGTCGATATTGTTTTCGAGTAAAAATTCCATATCCTGCATATGGATCGCAAGAATTTCTTTCAGCTCTTTTTTTACAGCCTGTTCTGTAATTTTGGGACAGTTGCAATGCACTGTCAGAATCAAATCATCAAACGTGATACCATCCAGAAGATTGTCGCTCACAACCATATCGTCACCAAGTTTCCAATTCCGTTCCATTTTATAGCCCTCCTCTCGTATCCTGTATTATATAGCTATATGGTAAAAATAAAAGCCCTATGACGGACTTGCCTTTTCTAGCTACATAATACAGGATACTGCTAATTTTGTCAAGCACTAAAATGTAGATTTTATTAACATCACATTTTAGTACGTTGATACGTTGTTTATTCATGACTGTTCTGTGAACATCAGTCATTCACTTCATCAGGCCGTGTCCACAAGACATCCTCGATGATGTCATCATAGATGGTTTCTGTTCCATTGTTGTTCATGATCATGGTCACTTTCTGACCATCTGCCGGGGTTTCTTCCATGCTTGCGTAAGAATACAGCCATTCCTCGCCGTTCTCATCGATAACATGGATAGTCTTGATTCCGTTACGGAATACCTCGATTTCATCCACATGACCAGCCAGAATATAACGATTCTGCAAGCGAGTTTTCACAGGTTCTGCTGCATTAGCGGTCATGCAGTTTGCCAAAATGGAAACACCAGCCACAACAGTAGCTAGGACAACAGACAGCTTATTCTGAGTAAGTTTCATTTTTTGTATTCTCCTTTTCTTATCAATGACCCCAACGGCAAACAACAACGCCGTTGATCCAGATGGAAATGTTTGCACCCTGCCGATACCACTCGACAGCTTCACGATGAATGTTAGTGATAACACCTGTTTCATCGTTCATGAACCATTGACCTTTTTTCATATTGCGTTCTCCTTTACACTCTCAAGCACTCATCAAGATAAATTCGTTTACCGAAACACTTGACGTATGCTCTGCCAGACGGTGCATAGATGATCTTCAAGTGATGGTAGTGAAAATATTTCTCATCATCGCACAGCACACCAGACTGAGCATAGATATAATCATCAATGCCATACTGAACGTCACCATGAATCTGGAAACCGCCACATCTGCCGTAGCTGCTATCATAAGCGGTTACCGGATGGCTCTGACAATACTGTTTTGCGGTCATGTTAAGCCCTCCTTAAAACATATCTTTTATTTCTTGATGATATCAACATCATCAAAGCCGTGCCAATTGTAATTAACAATGGCCTTTGCTTCCTCGAAATCACGGCCAAGATTGTGAATCTGCCGTGCATCCTCAATATAGCGATTGTGGTTCTCTGCCGTTGTGATATACCACGTTCCAAGAGCTTCATACATGACATACCTTTTCATGCTTTTTATTCTCCTTTACTCAGAGTTCTTGCAAAGACCCAAACCACCCTTTTCACGGGGCAAACGTCTGAGTGCGTCACGGTGCGGACAGTCGATATTCTCACAATACCGACAGTTCGCGTTTTCTTTCTCTTGCTCTGCAAAGAATTTCTTTGCATCTTTTAGAGATTCAAAATAATGACCCTGATCCCATGTGTAAGAATCAGGGTCAAAATGCCACGCCACAATGTATGGTGTGTAATAATTTGCCTTATTTAACAGTGCTGTATAGGCGCTGCCAGTCTCAAGAACAACAAGATCTTCTTTTTTCATTTCTTGCATTCTCCTTTTGCATTTGTAATTAGAATCTTGTAATCGAGGTCATCTGCCATCGGTTCTTCCGGTTCTCCATCTATGCTGTTGCTGGATGAAGTGTAAAGTTTGTCATGCCGTTCTTGCGGCATTTTACCGGGTTCAGTGTATTTCCATACTGTGCCGAACTTATCGATAAATACTTCACGGTGAAAGTCGTCCGTGCCGATGAATCGCAAATTCTTTACATCACGATACATCAATTCAGCCATCCTTTCCATTCTGCCACACCCACAGCGATGGCACCCAGAACGAGAAACCACATCATAGGTGCAATACAACCCGCCTGATATGCGGTGTAACCAAAGAGCATCAAGAGACTTTTCATGATAGACTATCCTTTCTTTTGTATATAAAAAGAGCCTTGTAAGAATTAACTTACAAGACTCTTCTTGACGGAAATATTCTGTTATCGTTATGCGGCAATATGTACCGCATGGATCGCATCCGACAACATTGCACGGGCATCAATTCCGTACACACCAGACACGGAATCCAGAGATTTCTCCGTCCATTCATTATCCACCATAGCATCGTCCATGGTGCCGTAACAGCCGCCCCATCTGCGGCCATCTGAACTGTAGATATCCCAACCGATTCGGCTGCCGAAATCGCCGCAAGACATATCGTCCACAGTGACAGTAAGGTAATCCCCGTTTTCGAGAGCAACAAAGATGCCCCCGGACGGCTGAGAGTATCCACCCCCATTATTTGCCGTATCGGGGTTTGCGCATGGGTTAGTTTCGCAACCCCAAAAACTAATCATTCTTGCATCCATGATGATTTTTCTCCTTTCTTTAAGGGTTTTCTTCCCTTATTATACCACAGCCCACACTACAATCATAGTTAAGGTTATAATAATATTTTCATACTGTTTGCGCTTCTTTCGTCATGCCCAGCACTTGGCAAGGCTTTCATAGTGGACGCCCGCCTCTTCAAGAGCTTCGGCGTAGATTGCCGCCAGTTCTTTGTCACCAAACATTATGGCAACATCAAGGGCCGACTCAATAGCCAAAATTGCCATAATAAATCTCCTCTTTTATCGTGTTGTTTCTGACGTGTTTGTTTTCACTTTGCATATTTTGCAAATTATTTGCATAAATATACAAAACAGGGCATAAAAATAACACCCTATGAGTTTTTAGGTCATAAGGTGTTTGTTGACGTGAGTATTCGGTTCTGCTAGAATAGAGATATCATAATTTGAAAGGAAGTCCTTGCTATGCTAAACGAATCTGTTTTCACCACTCTTATAGAACACTACTCGTCAATGCTGTCTGATACGATTTCAATTCTTGAATTTTTCAAATCCAAAAAGATGATTGCAAGTGACAAATATAAAGAAAACTCCAGTAACTTATTTAACACATTCTTTGACTTGCTTAATTATTACGATGATACATGGATGGAATCTCTTGATGATGGTGAACTTGTTTACCTCGATGTTACACCAGACTTTATCATTAACAATAGAAAAAGACTTGTATCGTATTATGATTTCTTTGAAGAATGGTCTGAGTTTACAGACGTTGTTGGTTTTGGCACTCAACGTGCAACCGCAAAAGAAATTCTTTGCCAATTCGTAAAGGATATTGCAGAATTTTTCTCTGATGTTAGTGAAGAATATCCGTCTAAAAAATATGAATCCGAAGTATAACAACTCACTTTAATATTTGAGGCTTTCCATTCTCATCAAGGATAAGATTTCCATAGGTATATGCTTCTGCACAAGCTTTTAGAACTGCGTTTTTAGAAGTTCCATCAAGTTCTGTTTTTGCTGTAAAAGCATCAAAAAACTCTGGACTTACCTTGATGGGAATTATTTTTGCACGCGATTTTTCACGTTCGTATTCCTTGCCATAATCACGATTTGCCATAATTGCACCGCCTTTTCTTGATGGTGCAATTATATCATTCTGACGAATTGCTGTCAAACTCAAAATTATCACCTTGCTTTCTTGCCAGATTTCACAGGAAACACGTCATTCAAAGGGCGCATATCTCTGTTATCGAAATCACGGGCACAGCATCCAGTGCCGTCCATGTAGTACGACATTCTTTCATCCATGCGGAAGCTATGATTATTCATCAAGACTTCTCTGCCGTAGATCCAGCCGGAAACTGTGACGTATTCACTAGAGCCAAATACAACACGCTGAGAACGCTTTTTCTGAGCCGGTTTGCCCACTTCATTATAGCGGTCATCAAGACGTTTTTTGCTCTTATGATAGCGCAAAGAACCCTCTGCATTAGCTTGTGACGCTCTGAAAAAAGCCGTTTCACTCTGCTGCTGTTTGACCTTTTCCATTGCAAGACGCTTTTCTTTCTTGCTCTGCTGATAGGTATTCCAGTCATAAAGGGAAACACTTTTTGCCTTGTATGCTTCTTTGAGGAAGTCAACAATCTTGCAAGGATGGATAGAAGTCCATCCCATAGACGTTTTGACGTACATAGGCATAAAGCCTGTTTTCATTGCGATAAACGGACGACTGACGAACACAACGCCGTCAAATGTGCCGTAAAGATCAAACTCTTTAACTTCTGTGCCGTTGTAGATGATAGAGTGCCCAGAAGTGTTCTGACGCACTTCTCCCATCGTATTCTGATAGGATTTCAAGATATTTCACCTCTTTCATGGTATCTTGTGACGGCGTTTTGCCGTTGGTAGAGGTTACTTCTTCCCCTGTACCTCTAGTCGTCAGGCGTGTTATGTATTGCATTCTGGTATGTTTAGGCTAACTTCTTGGGTTTGACTTTAAGACTTCTTTTCATCCTCTGCTTTTGCCTGTTCAAAGGTTTTCTGAGCATCGGCCAACTTGATAGTCCAGGTGTTGATAGTGCTCTTGATGGTATCAAGGACGCTCTTTTTTGCGTCAAATTCTTTCTGTGCCTTGTCGAGATTGTTTTCGTGGGTTTTCTTAGTAGACGCTTTGATGGTGTTGTCGCTCTTGTCCTTAACAATCTGCTCTTTTGCCTTGTCAAGTTCAGACAGTGCCTTATCATACTCTGCCTGTGCCTTGTCAAGCTGTGTCGTTGCCTTGTTGATACGGGAGTTGCAACGCTTGCAAGCAAGGTTATAGTCTCGTTCATAGTCTTTCAGAAAAACGCTGTGTGCCGCTACGCTCAAAAGCATAGGTTCAAGAGCCTTGACGAAACGATTGATCGGAAGATTTGCCGGGGAAACGTCACCATCCATAGTGGTGGTAAGGTAAGTTTTTGCCATTGCAAGGACTTCTGTGCCAAAAGAGGGATACTCTTGCATAGAGAAAGTTTCACCAAAAACGATGTTTGCGAGATCGGACAGGCAAGAATGGAAGTCGGTAGTGTAAACTTTGATAATGCTTTCATCCTCTTTGTTGGTAGTGCTTGCGTTAACGTGGCAAGCGGAATTGTAAACGTACTTGATTGCATTGCCGTATGCCGTATACTCTTTTTCGTCCATCAACAGATAAGACGGCACTTTATCGGCTTTAGGGTATGCCTTGAGCGTATTAACACCGCCCTTGTTGGTAAAGCTAACAAGAGCTTTGCCGTTACTTGCATAGCCCCTTGCGGTAGAAGTCTTGTTGTTAGAGCTACGGATAGACAGACAGACGTTAGACAGGTTAGACATAGTATTATCTCCTTTGTTGTGTTATACTTATTGTGTATTGACGTGACGGCTTTTGCCGGATAGACTTACTTGAGAATGTCCTCAACAAGAGCTGTTGCAAGAAGTGAACAACCGCCGTAGACGGTTAGAACAACCGCATATCCCATGTATGCCAACCCGCAAAAGCTAACCAGCATACCAGCTGTAATGAGAATGAAACCGATAGTAAAAAGAGCTACAAAAAGAACGGCTTTGAGCTTTTCTTTGAACACTTGAATACACCTCTTCTCTGTTTAGTGTTCTGGTACAGTACGCTTTTGATACAAGGTGCATACTGTTGACCATCCTTGCTGATCCTCTTAGGTATAGTCTACCTAGGGACCAGTGAAAGACTTGCGTCTAAAACATCTTGTTTGCCAATATGCGCTTTTCTTGCTTTTGGTTATGCGTTTCCGTCCCTACTGCAAAGATAGTGTTATCAAAATTCAAGGTACGATTTTTTTGTGACTTGTCGCACCAAACCGACAAAACAAGTAAATGTTTGCCGATACGGTAAACTTCTAATCTTGACTTTTGTTGCATGATTTTTCTTGCAATTAAACAAGAGTTAAACCAAACAGGCTAAAATCAGAAGTCTTGACTTGTCAATGTGCTATTGGGTTTTGGGTTTTGCTTTTGGGCTTTCGCCCTTGAGCTTGACTAGATTGTATCACGGTATTACCGTTTTGTCAAGCCCTATTTTTTGAACTGCTCAAGCGGTGAAACGTCAAAAAGTGGAAACTGAAATTTTCCGGTGTTTCAGAACCATCATGTTTTCCGCTTTCCGGTGTTGCCCTTGAGCTTGGCACCATTATAGCCGGTATTACCGTAAAAGTCAAGCGGTATTACCGTAAATGTTGCACACGCAACAAATGGATTTTTGTGTACCTATTAGAGTCCCGAATGGGTGCGTGCGCGTGCGCGATATGGAATAATAATATTATTACAATATAGGCGGAATAGAGTAGGTGTAAAGTATTTTCACTTTACTTTATGTTGCCTGTGCAACATTTGATATCGTTTTGATATCGAACAATTCATAGCAAGTTGCTAGGAATTAAATCAGATATCATATCAAAGTGCTAGGAATTGCAACTTGTTGATATCATAGTAAAATACTAGGGATTGAATCTACACCAAAAATTCCTAGTAAAGTGCTAGGAATGAGTGTCGGAAAATGAGCATTTCCAGCACTGGATAAGGTAGGGGTGCACTTTTCATTTTTTGGACGTTCCCGGCAGCAGATCGAGATCCCAGTACATCTTTCTTATTCATAATCAAGAAATAACGTTTTATCGCAATATTTTGCATATTATTTTATCTTTAATTCCAAACAATTCCCAAAAATCACACTAATACATTTCCTATTGGCAGCCAACACTACTACTTTTTATCCTTCCTAATCTGTCAATAAATAATTTCTTTACACCTTTTCAACCTACCTACTTCCCTCCCCGGGTACATTTTCCCCTGACAAAATACTCCAAAATAAATCCCTATACCCTCTTCTACATACACCCACAAATCACTCATTCCCCACCCAAAATACTTAAAAATGTCTTAAAATCGCTATTTTTCAATCGGTAGCTCATTCGGTAACTAGCTAGAATTTAACGTATTTGCGTTATATTTTGGCTAGTTTTTCTTTTTATTTGTACCTTTTTACCCCTTATTTTGTTCCTTTTTGACCCAATAAAAGCTGAAAAAGCTAGGATTCATGCGGGTTTTTCCGATGTGTACCCGAAATGTACCGAAAAAGACCATTCTTCGGAGCATAAAGTACCTATTTGTACCAATCTGTACTCCCCTATCACCATAAATATACTGATCTTGCATCCGAGCAGCATTCTCAGAGGCTCCAAAGACCTACAAGGAGTATGATTGTGGCCTCTGGCGGCTTACACAGAACACACAGAGCATTTGGATGTCCTTCATAGAGAACAATACCTCCCAGAAACATACCTTATTATAATAGGCTTCAGGAATATTCGTATCCTGTATTAGATAGCTATTGAATTTTTGGCAAACTCATGGTATAATGAGTGTAGATAGCTATACAATACAGGATACTGTAAAGGAGTTAGTGATTGAATGACTGTGGTGGATATTTATAGCAGTCTTCCAGACAGGGCGTGGAGAGGGATCTCGCGTCTGCGGACGCTCGTAGGTTTACTCAAATTGAATCTATGTCGCTTACGCTCCATAGCTTCAAGTCGAGTAAACCATTAAAAGATATTTTGTGATAGGAGTTGTTGGTGATAAAACCTTACAGAATTCAAAGTACAACTAAATATTAACAAATTATGAATTTTGAATATCAAAACTGATATTACACATTCTATATATACGATTTGATATTCAAAAACTTTAGGAGGTATTACCGTATGGCAAAAACTTACGATGTTACACCAGATATGATAACAAAACTATCAGATGGTCAAGTTTTTAAGAACTTTTCTGAGCTTGCAAGATATTTGGACGTACTTGATAGTCATGGAAAACCAATCACTGGAGATAGTCGTCCTGCATTCTTGGAAGAGCTGGACAGATTCGTGGTTCTAAAGAAGGCTGGTCGGCAAATCATTATAAAAAGCATACGACCAGATGATGAGATACTTCCGGCAAAGCCAGTGGGCGGTAATAGAAAGTTTATTGACCTTATTCAGAAATTGCTCGTCTACCACTTTAACGCTCTTTGCCAGTCGCAGCCATGTGACGGCATTAAGCTGCTATGGGAGAAGAAAGACATCTGGGAGACATGTGGAATGGTTGGTCGTGATTACAGATGGTGGGGACGGAATGCTGAGACAGAGGATGACGAGGCTGTTGCTGAGGCGTTCCGAAAAATGGTTGGAAGTGTAAAACTAAAAACTTGGCTAGATAGTGCCCTGCATAGTTTAAAGGTAAACGATGCGTTAGATTATGAGGAGACGAGGGCATTCATTGATTATGTCGATGGCCGTGCTGTCATAACTCCTTTGACAGACAAACAGAATTTAACCTACATGCGATTGAAGGCCGAGGTACTAAAAGATTACACATTGTCTGATGGTAGAACTCCGGCAACTGAACGGGATCTTTGGCAAACCGGTCGGATGAGAGATTTCTATCGCAAGCTGAACCCAAAGCTTAGAGAGGAATTTGAAAAAGAGCAAACGTATAGTACCATTCAAAAGGTTTATAGAATTGTTGTTGAGCCAAAAACTATGAACCTATTTGCTCGCAGGTTTGGAAAAATCGACCCAGCAGATGTGGAACTCGCTGTGCAGATGATGGCAAAGTTAAATACAATTGTTTGTGATGGCTTATTGTCCTCAATGATATTTAATAAGGAAGTCATTGTGGCAACAAGAGTTCAGGAACATGAAGATGTTGAGCGGCGACTGGAAGAGCAGAAGCCATGGGGCGACAATAATAAGATTGAAAGAAAAATCCGAAAGGAATTTGAATATAAAAAAGTTAAGTTGACTAACCAGCAGGTGGCAGATATGGTTGACAACACAATTCGTCAGTCTACCGACCAGTTACTTGTTACCTTGAACCAAAAAGACCATGGATGCAAGATTATCGAAAAACTGTATATTGACAACTTCTTGGCTAGAAGCGGTTTGACTGAAGAGCAATATGAGCAAATTATGCAGGATGCGGATAAAGAATCTGCGGATGCAGAACTTATGGCTCGACTTGTGGCTGAGGCGAATGCGAGAATGGTAGTTCGTGATAACGTAAATGTAGAATGCGTTATGAATTTTGAAGCAGATATTGTCGATAAGGTGTTGGCGGACAAGATGGCAGAAAAAAGTAATAAGAAAGCTGGCCGCAATGTGCTGGATTGTGGTCTTAATATTGATGATTTAATTGGTGAGGTTTGAAAGAAGGTTAAGTATAATGAATTTTGATAACCCATATTGGATTGATTTAAAGGTAACTTATGAGTGTTACCAAGCGGTTGGACGCTTGCCGGAGTTTTATAAGAAGCATGTCTGCACAAAATGCCAGTATGAGATCCCGTGCTTCACTACTTGTGATGATGTGCGATGCAAGTGCCAAGAGTTTAAGCCTAAGACTGTGCGGAAGGCTGACAAGTATTTACATATCAATGATTTCATGAACGATGTGGCTGCATTTGAGGCCGCTAGAAATATTTAAGGAGCGTTATATAAATGGATAAGAAACATTTACCATTTGGTTTTGGACCAGAAGAAAAAGTTTCTATTTCAACTATTGCTTTTCAATATGGTTGGAGTGCCGCACGATTAAACAGCTTTCTTTACAAGTATGATGTGATCTATTTCAACGACGAGCATAAAACATGGCTTGTAACAGACCAGTATAAAGATAGCGGATACACTGAATCTTCATTGTTTACTAGCAAAACAGGATATTATTCTCAAGAGTATCTTGTCTGGACACAAGAAGGGCAAAAGTTTATTTATCAAATGTTAAAAGATAAGTTAACACTTCTTCCTGAAATTAAAATGCTCGATGAAGAAGATCCGTCTGACGGTTGTTTAACGGCAGAAGAACTCGCTGAAGTTCTCATCCAAAATGAGATTTACATAAACGAGGCATCCATTGGTAGGCTTACTCCAAATAGCAGTAATGTATTTTCAGTTCTACGGCACAAAGGCTATTTAATGAAAAAGAAGGGAATGTTGTATAACACTCCTTGTAAGAAATATCAAGGTTCTGGGTTATTTAAAGTATTCAAGAGACGAGAACCGATTTATCGATACTATCAAGATGAACCGGTTGGCGACAGTCTTGTGTATGTTACAAAGATTACTCAGGGAGGCAAGGACTTCTTCATTGAATATTTCAAACATTTGATGAAGAAAGGATGCGCTATTATATAAGGAGGGCTAAGAGATGCGAGTGCAAATTGGTAAATACATTATTAAAAACTGCGACGAGCGGAATCTCGTTATCGTTGAGCAGCGGCCAGCTGGCAAGAATCCAAAGACTGGTGAGATGGGCACCGGCGTAAAGGAGGTTACGGTCGGCTATTACCCGAACCTTGAATGGGCTTTACATAAGATTAAGGATTTGAATATTTCCGAAAGTGATGCTGATACAGTGGACGTTTTACTGGCAGAACTTGAACAGATTGATGAGACGATTCGCCGGGTGGCAGAGGAGGTCAAGTGATGGATAAGTTTGTAAATGCAACACGATTGATTGGCGTCCTCGATAGTGCTATCGCTCGTACTATGGCTAGAGGTAATGCAAAGTCTATTGATGATATGTGGTGCGATATGGCAATGCAATACACAAAGCGCATTCTTGAAAAAGAAATGTCTGCTGGCGGTGAGTTCCGTCGAGTGGTTCATGCTCATTGGATTGAACATGAGGCGGATTTTGGAGAATCACTGTATTGTGAGTGTTCCAGTTGTCATAATTCTACTGGAATTGACCGTACACTGTTCTGCGGTGCCTGTGGTGCTATTATGGACGAGCAGACGATTACGGTTAAAGACTATTGAGGGTGATGAACGATGCGAACTTACGAGGATGCTGACGCAGAGATTAAGCAGCTTGTGCGTGACATGAATAGCAATAGCCTGACGCACAGCGAGTATGAGGCTGCTGATGATATGCTGGATGAGCTCTATCAGGAGCGTGAACGACTTTGGCTCAAGGCTATGGAAGATGGCGAGAGCTGCTATCTGTAAAAGCCTAATTTTATATTTTTTCTTTATAGCTACATTACACAGGATACTTTTTGGAAGAATACGGAGGTGACTGCCGAATGGCAAAGCAGCAAACTTGCCAGAAGTTTGTTTTTAAGATCCATACGAAGCGTCTGGTTGAAGCAAAATGGGATTTAACCCTACCATTAGATGAAGCCAGACGAAATCACGAGATTATCTCGTTGGCTGATAGCACTGTTCTACGATGGATTGATGAGTTGAATGGTGTTACGGACGCAGAGGCTAAAGCACGGAGTATCAAGCGTAGAATCAAAATGCTGCGGAATGAACCATCTTGCTTAGAGAACCGCCGGGAGATTCGGAGGTTGTATACTGAGCTTGATGCAGTTCAGTTCAAGCCGGATTATATGTGTCTGGTGGTTGATAAGAAGAATGATTACCGCCGGGCATGTTCTCAAAAGGGGTTTAAAATCAATGGAATCACGTATCGTCGTTTGGTTGGAACCACCGGTGGCGTTAAGAATAGTACGATTGTGTTTGTGAGTGACCGTCTTGTTGACGAGATCCGCAAGCGAATCGATAATGGCCGTAACAAGGGTATGGAATTTGTGCCTGCAAAGTTAGAGGCTTATAGAGCCCTTGCTTGCTCTGCTTCTATTCCGGTCACTGACCCTGATGGTGTACTTGTTATAGATGATTGTTATACGCATTTTAAAGACCATGTTGTTATTCTGGATGACGGAGTATCTGGAGAACCTACGATAGTTGAAGATAAAGAACACGATTGTGAGCTGTGTGCGAATGATGGGTTTGGACTTATTAGTTATGATCTTGCACAACAGTGGAGTGAGGATCTGAAACTTCCATCCACTGCGTCTGGCTTCTGTGTGCGAAATGCGTTCTGCAAAGGTATGTTATTCCCCTTCCCTTTTCGTGAGTTCGCTAAGAAGGTAGCAAAACAGAATATGTTAAAGGACGCATGGGGAGATTATCGCGACATCAATAGAATTCAGGTCGTTCTTAGCACCTCTATGCTAAAGCTCTGGGATAGTTACCATAGTTGTGAGGACTATCTTGAAAACTGTAGAGAGAACCACTATCACTTCTCTGTAACCAAGACTTGTGAGTTGGAGCTTGATGAGGAGCGCAATCTGAATTATCAGTTTATCCAGAGTTACCAGCTTACGAACAATGAGATTCATGAACTCGTGAAGCCAACTTTGGATGAAATCAAGGGTGTCATGGGTGGTGACTGGCGTGATGCGTTGCTGTATTTGCGTGGTAGTGGAATGCGTGATGAACCGAATTACATAAACAGTCTGGAAAACGACTATATTAAGGCTCTTATGATTGAGCCGGAAATGATTAACGACCCTTATGTGCAGAATCGGATTCGATACTTTATTAAAAAGCGAATCTCTCAGGCAAAAACGGGTGTTGTAAAGGTACGAGGGAATTTTCAAGTTGCGAGTGGCGATCCATATGCGCTTTGCCAGTCTATGTTTCGGATGGAGGTAACCGGACTATTGAAGGCTGGTGAGGTTTACAGTCGTTTTTGGAATGATAGAGACGTCAAGAGGGTTGCTTGTTTTAGAGCTCCTATGAGTCAGATGGCAAATATTCGGTGCATGAATTTGAATGCATCTGAGGATTGCCAATACTGGTATCGCTATATGAAGTCCGTGTTTATCACTAATGCGTGGGATAATATGTGTGCAGCGCTTAACGGTGAAGATTTCGATGCCGACCTTACGTTTTCTACAGATAATAGAATTCTTATTGATAAATGGGAAAATGAACCCGTTGTTCTTTGTGTCCAGCGAAAATGCGATAAAAAAGTTCCGACCGAGAAGGATTTTATTGAATCTAATATCAGCGGATTTGGAGATAATATTGGACGTACAACAAACCGAATTACAACGATGTTTGATGTGCGAAGCAAATTTGAGCAAGGTAGTAAAGAGTACGATGAACTTACGTATCGCATTATCTGCGGACAGCTTTATCAACAGAACGCGATTGACAAAATAAAAGGCGTAGCCACGACAGATATGCCGCAATACTGGTACGACAATAAAGCTTGCGTCGTTAAAGACGATGATAATCCTGATACTATCGAGGATAAGAAGTTCTGGAGTAGTATTTGCGCATGGCGTAAGCCATACTTTATGAGCTACATCTACCCTGCTCAAATGCGCGATTACAAGCAGTATGTGGCCGCAGCTCGTAAGCGCATTAAGTGGGATGGGTTTGCCGGTCTGGATGAGATTATGCAAAAGACCGTCAAGGACGATGTGGATGAAATGGTTATCCAGTATTACCTCTATCGGATGCCGGTCGGAATCAATTCTTGTACCATGAACCGCCTGTGCTGGACTGTTGAGGACGAGCTGGAAGATTTTGAAGAAGAACTCAAGATAAGGCGCAAGTTTGATTACGACTCGCTCAAGTCTGGCGTTGAGTACACCAATTCTCAATACTATGGTATCCGCTCTATTTTTAAGGATTATTTGAGGTTTGCTCGTGGTAATGCAATCCATTCTGGCAACGGAAACAATAATAAAGAAACCGGCGCAGATCGCAAGGAGCGCATTGCGTTGTATCAGGAAAGTATGTTCCGCAATCTTCATGACAAGTGTTCTAATGACGATGTACTTTGCGACATCATGCTTGATCTTTGTAAGAAGAATTCATCCAGCATTGCAATAGTCTGGGAACTGTTTCACGATACTTTGATTAAACGCTTATTGGAACGCCATGGCGGTATGGTCCATTCTCTTGTGCAGGATGAGAATGGCAATATTGAATATGATGGTAAGCGTTTCAAGGATGTGTTGGTTGACATGAATAGTAAGGAGGATGCGGATGATTGTATTGAATGAAGTTCTTTACGCTGAAGAATGGTTAGAGAAAGATGTGCCTTGGAAGAAGGCGGGGCATGTTTTGCATTATGTAGCGAAGTATTATTTCTATAAAGGGTACTCAAAGGATGACGTAAGAGAAAAACTTAACGAGTATATGCTGCGTCATTTTGAAGGGTACAATAAGGTTCTGGATAGAGAACTGATTGATAAAGCGATTGCTTCTGCTAAAGGTCGTCCTATGGTAGAACTTGATGGTGTGTGCATTACGAAGGCTGAAGTAGAGAAGGTTCAAGCACTTGAAGGCAAGCAGATGCAACGCCTGATGTTCACGATGCTGTGTCTGGCGAAATACCATATTGCTGTTAATGAAAAATGCAACTACTGGATTACGGAAGATACGGCTGATATTTTCAGGATGGCAAACGTGTCTGTGAATGAGAAAAAACAGAACGAGATGATTTGCGAGTTACATAATCTTGGTTTTATCGGGTTTGCCAGCTTGAAAAAAATCGACAACTTGAATATCCATGTTTTGATTGCGGAGCCGGACTCTCCTCATGAGATTTTTGTGGACGATTTTGAGAATGCTGGCATTCTGTGGAGCCAGTATTGTGGGAAAGAATACATCAAGTGTGATTGTTGCGGGAAGATGGTTGCTCGCACCGGACGCAGGCAAAAATACTGTCGTAAGTGCGCTAAAAACGTAAATATTGAGAAAACCGCACAAAATAGAAAAATGTTTGATTTATGAAATGTGAAAAAATGCAATATTTTAACGTAGATGCGTTATAATTTTACATATATAGAGTAAAACACAGTGCGGAAAGTTATGGTAGGAAGAGAGCGAGGACGCTTGTTTTCTTTCTACCTATTTTATTTTGAAAGGGTGTTTTACCTAAATGATTGAGATTACCAAAGCAGAAGCAAAGGAAATTCGCAAGGTTTATCCGAAGGTTTTCATTGCAAAAACTCGACATAAGCGATTTATTGAAGAGTCTGTTCGTTATCTGGAACTGATTCCGTTTAATATTGAAGCTCGTGAAATTGTTGAGCGTGCCAAGCGTGGCATTCGAGACTAATTTATGAAAGAACGAGGTACAGACTTTGGATTTTGAAATTCAGCTGCCCGAGGAGATCACCAACCTGATGAATGGTGGCGGTCTCCCCTCTCCTGAGACGATGAACTTCTACGTTGATGAGAAGGATCGCATCTTCTTTATTGACTTTGAGATTGACCAGTCTCTGATTGAAATTGAGCGCAAGATTCTGCAGTACAACCGTATTGATAAGGACACTCCTGTTGAGAAGCGTAAGCCTATTAAGCTGTTTATTTACAGCTATGGTGGCGAGCTGGATGCAATGTTTAGCTTTATTGATGTTGTTGCGCTGAGTAAGACTCCTGTTTGGACGATCAATGCAGGTATTGCAATGAGTGCTGCTCTTGTGATGTTGCTGTCTGGTCAGAAGCGCTTTGCTCTGCCTCACTCTACCGCGCTGATTCACAGTGGCTCTGGCGGCACTCAGGGCACTTTCGAGCAGTCTAAGATGGCTATGGACTACTATGAGAAGCAGGTTGTGAAGATGCGTGAGTATATTATGGCTCACTCTACTATTGATAAGAAGACCATGACTAAGAATAAGGCTAAGGATTGGTATCTGGATGCTACTGAACAGGTCAACTTTGGTATCGTAGATAAGATTTGCGATGATGTGGATGAGTTCAATTAAAGGACTAATTGTTAAGCAGTCTAATGCATAGACAAAAGTGTAAATAAGTGGACAAGTGTACAGTTACATTTCTTGTTTACGCTTGCTTAACAATAGGTTTCAAGCCTTAGTGACTGCTACTATTGAAAGATATGTTGCAGGTATGAACTACGTCAGGGAAAAGGTTAAAGACACACCTTCAGATGTGCCCGTCAGTCTGAAGCTCTGTGAGTGCCAATCAAGAAACTGTGCTAATGTCCTGCACAGATAACAGAGAAACACACATACCCTCACCGACATTGGCAAGACGGAAATTACTCCGAAAGGAAGGGTCCAGAGATGGAAAATGAAATGGCATATTGTTTTGTGGTTAATAAAAACAATCGACCATTAGCACCGACAAAAGTGAATAAGGGCTGGTATCTAGTCAGAAAAGGCAGAGCAAAAATAAAATCCAGATACCCCATGGTGATTCAATTAGAAAAAGAAGTTGAGCCTGATAAATATGATGAAAGCCGGATGGTCGTTGGAATTGATGACGGTTCTGCCCATGTTGGTCTTGCCATTGTTCAGAAATGTCCTACCAAAAACAAAGTGGTTTTTAAAGGAACGATTGAGCAACGCCAGGATGTAAAGCATCTAATGGATGTAAGACGTGGATATAGACGTTATCACCGTCATCATAAAAGATACAGACAGGCGAGGTTTAATAACCGTCATTCTTCCAAAAGAAGTGGCAGGCTTGCTCCAAGTATCAAACAGAAGAAAGATGCCATTTTAAGAGTATTATATCAACTCAACAGGTGGATTGACATTCAGGAATATTGCCTTGAAGATGTTTGCATAGATATCCGTGCAATGACTGATGGATATAACCCTTATAAATGGAAGTATCAGAAATCTAACCGTTTGGATGAAAACCTTAGAAAAGCTGCCATTATCCGTGATGGCTGTAAATGTCAGGAATGTGGAAAATCCAATTGTGTATTAGAAGTGCACCATATCAGGGCAAGAAAGTATGGTGGAGCAGATACCATTGGAAATCTGATTACACTTTGCTCCGGCTGCCATCAGAAAACAGAAGGCAGGGAGCGTGAATTTGAAGATAGATATTTCAAAATCATTGGTTCCAAGCCTAAACGATTTGATTATGCTATGCATGTTATGCAAGGTAAAAACTACCTGCGGGAGAAAATATCCGAATTGGGACCATTGCATCTGACTAACGGTGGTGAAACTGCAAACAAAAGGATTGATTGGAATATAGAAAAATCCCACAGCAATGATGCCATATGTATTACAGGTTGTATTCCTGATACTTGTGATATGAAAGAATGGATTATTAAGCCAATGAGAAGGAAATCAAAAGCTAAAACTGATAATGTGTTAGGAATCCGGCATAGGGATTTAGTTTCCTATACATATAAAAATGGAGAAATCCATACAGGATATGTTACTGCTTTATATCCGGAACTGCTGGCTTTGAATTTTCAGTCAAAAACAAAACATTGTAAGAAAGTAAATGCACGAAAATGCAGATTACTTTGGAAGTTTGATAAAATTTACTGGTTAGAGCAGCGTGTATAATTTCACACATTTATCTAGGTATAAACAAAATTAACTAAGGGAGAGTAAATATATGGCTTCTGACAAGACTGAAATGCGCAAGAAGAAGGACATTCCGCAAAGTTTGGATGTTTACTCCAGTTTTTATGGAATGGAGCTCGATGAGAAGCAGAAGGTGTATCGTGACAGTATTTGGGACCCAAATATTGATGTTGTTTTCTGCAATGCCCGTGCCGGTACTGGCAAAACCACTATCGCTGTAGGCGTAGCGAATTTGCTTGTGCAATACGGTCTGTATGATGGTATTGTTTATATTGTATCTCCCACTCAGGAGGAAAAGCAGGGCTATCTTCCGGGAACTCAGGAGCAAAAAAGTGCTCCGTATATGGAACCTCTATATGAAGCTTTAAAAACCATTGGTGTAAATCCTGATAGGGTTATCCAGAGTGAGGATAATCCTGAAAGTGAGAAGTATGGTGCATATATTCAAGCTGCAACTCATACCTATATGCGAGGAATAAACTTCGATAACAAGGTAATTTTGACCGACGAAACGCAAAATATGTACAATTCCGATCTAAAGAAGGTTCTTACGAGAGCAAAATCGAACTGTAAGGTGATCTGTATCGGTCATGCAGGACAGTGTGATCTATACAAGCATCCTGAAAACTCAGGTTTTGAAGTTTATCTTGAACATTTTCGTGGACATGATAGGACTGCAATTTGCGAACTGACAACGAACCATCGAGGATGGATTAGTCAGTGGGCTGATATGCTGGAATTTTGAAATAAAATATAAGGGAGAATAAAATTATGGTTGCTAAGAAGAGTGTTGTTTTTAAGAACGCTATTATTGATACTGCCGAGGGCACTATCACCGAGATCACCAAGGACGGCGAGAACGTCTTCAATCTGAAGGAAGCTCTGGCAAAGTGGGATGGTATTGAGGGCGTCACCATCAATATTTCTACTTCTGATGAGCTGCTGGGCGACCCGGCTTGATGCCAATGGGTTGCTATAATAAACGGCCAGAAGAAACGAGCGATGACTTCTTTGTAAGAATCGGGAATGCTGTTCTGGCTAGAGAATTGACTTGGGATGGCGCATCCAAGGTGCTCAATGATGAATTGGGTAAGAATTTTGGTGAGTGCGCATATCGCAAGCGTTTTAAGGCATTCCGTGCGGGTATGCAATATCAGGAGTCCTTATCTAATAGAGATGTTGGAACCTGCATTCTGTCTATTTCCGACCTACATATTCCATTCCAGAAGCCTATTGAGACTTTTAGTGAGTACGCTGGCAAGATTGATATCCTTCAGGTAAACGGAGATCTGGTAGATGCGCAGGCCATTTCTCGTTTTAATAAAGTGTATCGTAAGAGTCCAATGGAGGAAATTCTGATTGCACGTCAGTATATGATTGACCTGATTGAGATGCTTCAGCCTAAGAAGGTTGTTGTCAATTATGGTAATCATGACTTACGCTTCCAGAATTATCTTGCTAAGAATCTGGACACCGACTTGCTTGAACTGATGCCAAAGACATCGTTGGAGCTTATTTTTGTTGATGGTTTTAACCATTACAACAAGGAGCTTCATACTAAGGTTCATTACGACCCTTTGATTGATGTTTTCAAGGACAGTGGTATTGAGATCGTTTATAACGATACTTGGTTTAGTTTTGTTGGTGAAACAATTTTCGTGCATCCACTTGCTTATTCCAGCGGTATGTTAAAAACGGCAGAAAAGGCATATCGGTATTTCAAGGATAATGATTATTTCTTTGACAATATCGTGATGGCACACACTCATAAAACAGGTCACTATGATATCGGTAATTCTGTAATTTATGAGCAAGGCTGTTGTTGTGAAACGTCAAAAATGGATTACGCAGATGGAAAATTAACCCCATCTCAACGAGAAGGATTTATTCTGGTTTATCAGGATAAATTCGGAAGGTTGAATGAAGATAAAACACGCATCGTGCGTTTGAATTAAAAGCGGTGACACCCTACCAATAAGTGGGTAATTAAAAAAGAAGTACGACCGCAAGGTCTGCTTTGGGACATCATTTGTTGTCTCCTTTTCTATGGGCTGGAGTGATTGCTCCAGCTTATTGTGCCAGTGTAGTTCAGTTGGTAGAACGCGGGTTTTGTAATCCCGATGCCTTTATGGATTTCGCATGTTCAAATCATGTCACTGGCTCCATGCCACTTTAATTCAGTAGATAGAATAATGTGTTCGTACCACATATGTCGTAGGTTTGATTCCTACAGGTGGCTCCAAGCTGTGCGGTCAATAGCTGCTACCGCCTAGACCAACTTAATCTATGGATGATTGGATGCAAAGTAGTTCTGCGGAATGAAATGATAAGCTATTCGTGTTTCGCTACGTTAATGCGAAGATTTAAAAGTCTAAAACAAGCGTTTTATCGACACGAGAACAATTCAACTAGCTCGGATGGTTTGATGGATGCTTGTTTTATTATGGGTCAGTATATCCAGTGGCGAAGATAGCGGACTGTAACTCCGTGACATTAGAAACATCGTTGGTTCGACTCCAACCTGGCTCACCAAAGATTGTACGGCTATTCCCTACACCTTTATATAAAGGTAGCTGTACAGGAAAGTAGGGTTATTGTGTGTTGCTGTAGCGTAGTCTGGTCTAACGCAGTGGTCCTGAACACCACCAATGGTTAAACCCATTCATCCGTCCAAATCGGATCAGCAACGCCATAGCCATGTTCGTTCAGGGGCAAGGACTCCGAGGGCGGCAGTATAGTCGTAAACATTAAAAGCGACTCCATCGGGAACGGCAATTCGAAGTTGTCACATGGCTCTATCGGTTCCCTACCACCGGCTAAAAAGTAGGTTTTATGCGCCCATAGCTCAATTTGGTAGAGCAGCGGTCTCCAAAACCGCGTGTTTCCTGTTCAATTCGGGATGGACGTGCCAATAAAATGATCTCCAATTCGCGGTTGGCGATAAGTCCGAAGTCAAACTATGACCAATCTGTGGTGTGCACACGATTGCGAGATAGGTGACACTTAGGCACTATACAACGCAGAGTGGAGCAGTCAGGTAGCTCGTCTGGTTCATACCCAGAAGGCCGGTGGTCCGAATCCACCCTCTGCACCCAGCATCTCCCCTTTTGCAAGCCTACCGTCAGTTTTCTACTCCCTCTGGCGGTAGGTTTATTTTGATTATTATGCCGGTTCGCTGGCAGGGCAAGGTATGTTACCAACATAAATGTCGTGAACATAGCAAGCTCATATAGATGATTAGTTTCTCACTCGCTTACTTGCAGTGCGTACCATGTGAGAGACACTTTTTAAGAACAGAACCTATCAAGCCTCTCAACGATGCGTATCATGATAGGTCTTTTATAGAATGAAATCTACCCGGCCTCCCAGATTATTGGTGCTCATGAGGGTGGATCTTTTGCTGCCGTAGGATGTGCGCACGTTCTACGGCTTTTATTTTGAATGAATGGAGGTGAGTTGTTTGCCGAGAAAGAAAAAGATTGTTGAGGAAGACGTTATTCTTACGAATAAACCAAATTTCAATTGTTTGCGGTGCGGTACTTCGACAGAAGAACCAACAGGTACATTTTATCGTTTGCCACACAGTCTATTATATAAAGCAAATAACTGTTATGCACCTCTTTGTAAAAAATGTGTAAATAGTCTTTTTGATGAGTTCAAGATAAGATATGGAAGTGAACGTACTGCCTGTATCTTAATGTGTCATCTTCTTGATGCACCGTTTTACAATTCTCTTTTCGATTCGGTTGTTTCTCATAATAACACCTTTTCTGTAGGTCTTTATCTTAGGCAGCTAAATCAAAAACAGTTTCAATTTCAGAATTTTTGTACCACGATCACTGGCGGAGAATTAAACAAAACGGCTGTTGATATTCAGAAAGAAAAAGAACAGAAGTGGTCTAAAGCTGAGATTCAGGCAAAAGAAGACTGTGTTTCTGTCATTGGATACGATCCGTTTGAAGGCTATAACGAAAGTGACCGCCGATATCTATTTAGCGAACTTATCAAGTATTTTGAGGATGGTATTGAAGATGACCCGTTCAAGCTATCACAAATTGTTCAGGTTGTGAACAATAATAACCAGATACGTCAAATCGACTTGCAGATTGCTCGTCTGAATCCTATGAACTCAGCGGAAGCAATCAAGAGTCTGAATGATATTAAGGTAAAGTTGGTTTCTAATAACGATAAGATTGCTAAGGAAAATGAGATCTCTGTTAAGAACCGTTCCAATAAGGATGCCGGACGTAATACTCTTACATTCTTGATGAAGGATATGCGTGAAAAGGATATTGCTGGTGCAGAAGCAAACTTCTACGACCAGTTACGGTCTCCGGGCACTCAATGGGCGGCAGATATGAGCGTTAAGGCAATCAAGGAAAATGCTTTCTTTGACGAAAACGACATGCAGGAAATTTTCGATACACAGAGAGAATTGATTGATAAGTTCCAGAAAGAAAGTGATGACGCTAAGGAAAAATACAGACTGTCTCTTATCGAGAATCAGCGGCTCAAAGAGCTGTTAGAAGATGCCGGTATTGACGCAAGCGCAAAAGATACGGATGGTGATGCCGTATGAGAATGAAGCAAAGAGCGCCTATTATCACAGCCGTAAAACGTAAGATTTATGAGTGTGATGCGGCAACGATTGCATTCTATCGGCGCAATCCTGTTATTGCGGCCAGAGATTTATTGGGCATCCAACTATTTGACGCTCAGGCATATATGCTAGAACAGAGCTGGAACGCAAGTCATGTTCTTTGGGCGTGTAGTCGAAACTTTGGTAAGTCTTTTGTTGGCTCTGTATTCATTCTACTAAAGGCTATATTGTATGAGAATCAGGGTATTTATATAGTGTCATCTGTCGGTGACCAGAGTAAGGTAGTTGCCTCACATATACAGAGATGTGTGTGTGCTTCTTGGTTAATTGCAGGTAATTGGTAAAGCTCTACACTAAAGCGGAATCGAAAACGGTAAACGTAAATGTGCGAAAGCGGAAAAAACGTAGAGATGAGCTATGCTGAAATAAAAGCGTTTTATGGCGTGCTAAAGCTCGTAACAATCCATGTTCATGCAGCCACTGCCCGTAACGTCTATATGACAGGGTAAGGTTCAACGACTATCTCCTTGTGGGAGAGTAAAACCGCAAGCTTATGGCGGAGGAAAAATCAAGCTCCAAATTATATTTGGATGATGAAATAGTCTACGCACGACAAGAAATTGTGTGGCCGTTTTATGCGGCAGTGTGCAATTGCGATGCACGCTAAATTTTATTTTTTATAATCGGAAACTTTTAATAAGATTGAAGAGATCGTAACTCGTGTTGGTAAAACAGCAGCGTCTATTCGTAGTTTAACGGATATTGCAGAAAAAGAAACTGTAAAATCCCCAACTAATAAGAGCGGATTTAGTCATAATCCCGCCGGGTATGTCGTTGAATTTTATAACGGTAGTTCTATAAATACATTAAATTCCAATCCTGATGCCAATCGCTCGCGCAGAGCCACTCTTGTGTTCTTTGATGAAGCGGCGTTTTGCTCTGATGAGTTAATTACTGTTTGTGAAGCTTTTGCAACACAGAATACGGATTTCGTCACCGATACAAATGATTCTTATAACCCAGACACTCAACCTCGAAAAGTACCTACACAGCTCGTATATGCTTCTAGTCAAGATACTATGGAGAAGCTTTTTTATAAGTATTACAAAAACTTTGCAAAACGAATGATTGCTGGTGACCGCGATTATTTTGTTTGTGACATGATTTGCGATGTTGCAATTCAAGTCTACATGAATGGTAAACCATACAAAGCTCTGCTTACAAGAGATAAGGTTGAAGCAGCTCTAAAATCCGCGCACGAGAAGGCAATGCGTGAATATTATAATAAACCATCCCGCGATGGCGGTGTAAACCAGATTGTTAAGTGGGGTACGGTTCGCCGTAATGAGCGTAAATACCTACCGCAGTTATACTGGGACAAGCAATATAAGTATGTGATTGCTTTTGATCCTGCTCGTACTATGGATAACTCTATCGTATCAATTATGCGTATTTATAATGACCCAGAAAATGGTATGTGCGGCGATATCATCAACTGTGTAAATATGGTTGATTTAGCGAATTCAAAAAAATATAAGATGGATTCAAATCGTCAAATCGAGGAGTTGCGTGAGTTGATTCTTCATTACAACGGACAGAACCCAGACTATGAGTATATTGATTCGTTAATGATTGACCAAGGCGCAGGCGGCGGCGGTACTTCTACTTATGCAGATGGTTTGCTAAATAACTGGACTGACAAATCCGGCACAGAACATCGTGGATTTATTGATGCAAATCATGAGCTCTACGAAGGGTATGACGCTCGTTATCCTGACGCTGTAGACAAATTGCGTTTGATTAGCCCGCGTAAATTTCGTTCCGTAATGTTTGAAGAGCTTATTGAATTGATGAATCTTGGTGTTATCCACTTCCCTCTTGAATATAACGGTGGAGATTACGTTCAGGTTGTGGATGGTGTAGATAAGGCAACTGGTCAGGAAATTTTGAAAACGCACGAGCTGTCTTTAGATGAGCAAACGGCATGGGTGAACATTGACCTTATGAAAAATGAGATTACAAGTATGCAGAAGACTACAAATCCAGAAAACACTTCTGTAACTTATGCGTTGCCACCGGATCGCGCCAACAAAATGAAGGATGACCGTGCGTACACAATGGTTCTCTTAGCTCATCGTCTATATGAGCTACGTCGTAAGGATAAAGTGCGCCAGTCTGCGGTGGAGACAATGACTACTCCGCCGATTTGTATTTCTAACATTGACTTCTAAACAGAGGGGGTGAAAATGTGGCAAGAAAGAAAAAAGAAGATTTTGATGTCGTGACTGCTTCACAGACGGATGATGGTACTGTAGTTATCACCTCTTTGAATGAGCTTTCAGAAGAGAGAATGAACAATGTCATCCGAAATGCAGTTGCGTCTTATGACCCTGAAAATAAGCAGTATAGTACATATCTGAAAATTTCAGCCTCCTCTGAGACACTGACCGTTGACCGAATTGATGAGCTTGCACAAGGGCTACAGTCAAGTCTGACGAATGTGCAGACGGTCAATGGAATCATCCGTAATTACATCAACAAGGATGACCTGATTGGCATTACTTATGATGCGATTGAGGCGAATGTTAATACGGAGTTTAAATGCAGTTTTGCACAGTTCCCTGAACAGCGTAATAAGACAAAACAGGTAAATTACGCCCGTGAAGTGATTGATGATTTCAACGCACAAATCAACGTGCGAAGTCTGTTGCGTGCTGCCATTCCGATGACTTACGCCGAGGGCACTTATATTACATACCTTCGTCAAAAGGATGAGAACTACATTGTAGATTATTATCCTCTTGGTATTGCTGAGATAAGTGATTACCTATCGAATGGTCAGCCTGTTGTGCTTATAAACATGTCTAAGCTGAAATCCGCTTTGAGCAAATCTATGCTGAAGGATAAGAAGAATAAAGCACTATTCTTTGAAAATCAGGAGACCGAGATTCAGAATAACTATCCAGATGAGGTATATCAGGCATTTAAGAATGGTGATACATACGCAAAATTGGATGTTGACCATTGTGGTGTGATTCGTATTGGCAACATGGGGCAGAAATATGGCGTCTCTCCCCTGTTCCGCGCATTACGTCCGGCATTGATGCTTGAAACTTTTGATACTTCAGACCGTGTAAATGCTAAGGCAAAGGCAAAGAAAATCATCTGGCAACAGCTTGACCCTGAGTTGATGGGACCAAACAAAGATAAAAAGGGCTTCTCTGAACAAGTGACGGCGCACGATAACCTGTTGCGTGCATGGAAACAAAATACTGTGCTTGTGACGACCGCTCCTTATGTAAAGGATATCAAGTATGTTGAGCCAAAAGTTGAGATGACAAATATCGAGACTGTTAAACAGTATCGCAACCGAGAGATGGCTGCTTTGGGTATCAGTTTCTTAAATACCGACGGTCAGCAGACTGTTTCAACTGCAAAGGTGTCTCTTGACCAGTTGATGAAAAATATCGGTAAGATTGCGGAACAGATTGAGGATGTATTAAAGCGATGGTATCGAATTCGCCTTGAAGATGCAGGTGTAGACCCGATGTACTGCCCTGATGTGAAGGTCTCTACTACTGAAATGATGGGTATGGAGATGAAGAAGGCGATTGCTCAGTTCCTGTTTACCACTTTGAACTGTTCTTACAAGACTGCTTACGAGTATATGGGGCTTCATGCTGAGGACGAATTACGCAAGCGTCAGGCTGAAACCGAGGAAGGTTATGACGATGTTTTTGTAGCTCGTCAGACCTCTTATACATCGACCGGTAACACCGGCGGTGGTGGTGACAGTGATAAAAAGACAGGTCGTCCAAAGGGAGAGGAAACTGAAAAACAAATTTATGACCAGCAGAGAAATGAAGATAGTAAGTGAGGTGATAAACGATGAGTAAGGAATATTTCTATAGTAGAAATATCTGTTGCTCTGAGATTACGGAGCATCCAGACCACTATCTTGCCAAGTTTGTCATCTGTGACTTCTCAGTAAATGGGAATCAGGTTGCTTTGAACCGTGACACCATTGAAAGTTGGATGAGTACACTGGTTGGCAACCCGCTTGTTGGTAAGTTGGTCGTAGCTCCAAAGGGTGAACTGGATTTTTCCGGTCACAATATGAAAGTCGTCACCAGAAAAGACAACGATGGTAATGAATATAAGACTGCCGAATTTGACACTGATGCATTCGGTAGTTTTCAATCAGTCGGTATCGAGAAAATTGACGATACCGACTTTATTGTTGCCTCTTGTAAGATCTGGAAGCGATATCCAAAGGCTTGTGCGACGATTCTGCGCCGTATTGAGAGTGGCACGTTAAACACCAGTTGGGAAATTGATGTGCTAAAAGCTCATAAAGGAATCGTAGGTGGCCGCATGGCAAAAATCATTGACGATGGCGTGTTTACTGCACATTGCTTGCTTGGTGCAAATGTTGAACCAGCATATAAGTGCTCTAAACTGCTTGAAGTCGCTGAAACCGATTTTGGTCTTGAATTGGCAAATGCCTATATCGAGGATACAAAAGAGATTTCAAATATAGAATCTAATGAAAAGGAGGCAAAAAATTTGGAACTGAATAAGGACAAGGAGACTCAGACCGTACAGGTCGAGTCCACTAAGCCTGAGCAGGCAGAGCAGACTCCCGTTGACGAGCCTGACGCAGCACCTGCTACTGAGCCCACTACTCCGGCAGAGCCTGATGTTCAAACTTCCGAGGAAGGCGGTGAAGCTCCTCCCCCGACCGAGCCTGAAACTGGCACTGAACCTGCTGGCGAGCCTAAGCCCACTCCAGAGACTTCCAGTCTGACTGGTCGTGATCTGTATATGAAGCTTGAAGATGCAGTATCAAAGATTAGCTCTGATTACTACATGACTGATATGTTCCCTGAAGATCACACTATCTGGTGCAAGAAGTGGGGCTACATGAACGAGCTGGATTACATTATGTTCCCCTACACTGTTGAGGGCGACGAAGTTTCTCTGGGTGAGCCGCAGAATATCACTCTGACCGTTTCTATTTCTGATGTCAATACCAAGATTGCGGAGCTGAATAACACTATTGCAAGTCTGAATACCGAGTTGCAGAGTGCAAAGGAAAAGGTTGCTTCACTGACTCCGTATAAGGATCAGGCCGAGAAAGCAGAGGCAGAAAAGGCGGCTGCAGAGCTTGCACAGAAGAAGGAGGATCTGCGTCAGTACGCAATCTCCAGCAAGATGATTACTGAAGCTGAAGTTTCCGATGGTGGCAACTACGCAAGTCTGATTGATAATCTGGACGAGACCGGCATCAAGAGTGTGATTGCCGAGCGTTGCGTTGAAGCCGCTAAGAAGGCTCCTGCTGAAAAGAAGATTGAAACTTCTGATGTACATAAGCCTGAGAGTATTAAGCTGAATTTGAATGAAACCAAGTATAACACCACTAGCGCTAACAAGCGTGACGCATGGCGGGAATATTTGGGTAAGTAATAACATTTAAGAGAAAGGAAAAATATTATGATTCGTGAACTGATGGTGAACGGCGCGAAGAATATTCCCGCTAACTATGCCGCAAAGGTCGCTATGGTCACCGGAATGGGTGTTCAGGTTGACCACAAGGCTGGTCAGGTTAAGTTCCCTGATGCAGCTACCGCTGAGGGCATCGAGATGGTTGCCCATGAGTTTATTCCCGAGGGCATTTATGCAAGCCAGACTAATTTTGACGACTATGATGAGATGGTCACCGAGATTAAGGCAGGTGTGCTGGTGAAGCGTGTTCCTCTGTATGCTGGTGAGCTGTATGGCACCGACCAGTATAAGGCTGCTGATGCACAGGATGCTAATATCGGCAAGCTGCTGGAGGTCAACACCGATGGTAAGTGGCAGGTTGCTACTACTGGTACTTCTCGTTTTGAGTTTGCTGGTGTGATGGATGACAACGGCCATAAGCTGATTATGATCAGTGTGCTGCCCGAGGCAAAGACTGTTGCTTGATTGAGAGAAAAATCTTGAATATTATACGTGAAATTTAAGGTTATCGTTTTTGACGATAGCTCTTTTATTTTGCGCGAAGAGAAAGGAAATGAATTATGGCACTGAATATTGAAGTGGCCGAGCTGATGAAGCAGCCTGGTCGTGTTTATGAAGTTGCTGAGAAGACTCAGTACAATCGCGCTATGGATGCTGAGGACAAGGAAATTGCTGAGGTTGTTGGCGCTCATGTTGAGGAGCTGATTGATAAGGGCGACCCCAATAAGGAGATTGCTCAGTTTGTTAACCGCACCGTGACTGATGAGCTGTATGGTGCGCCTGACGAGCTGCTGGACTCCATGTTTGAGCGTGGTAATGTTGGTGAGTTTGATGACTACGAGGCAGGTCGTACTGTTAAGAATACTCTGAAGGTTTATGATGCAGCTAAGGGTGGCAACGTGCCAAAGTCTTACCTGCACTACGAGACCATTAAGCCTGTCTGGCGTAATAAGCAGATTGAGGCTGATCTTAGCTTTGTGGATGTAAGACGAAATGCTTGGAAGAGTGTGGCAACTCTGACTACCTTTATGACTGAGGCTCTGAAGAACCAGATGTTCTATGACATCTTCAGCATGGTTGATGACGCTATCACTGGTGGCGAGCAGAAGATTGATGCACAGGGTAAGGAGCCAACTATGCAGGATATGGACGCTCTGGCCCTGTATCTGAATGAGTATGCAGATGGTGGTAACCCCTTCACTGTCAGCCTGATGAAGTATTGTGCTAAGATGCGTCGTATGACCGGTTACGCTGAGTATCTGTCTGATGCAGCTAAGGATGAGTTCAACCGTTATGGCCTGGTCAAGACTTACGATGGTGTTGCTATCACTGGTATTAGCTCTGCTAAGAAGCTGGGTGATGGTTCCCTGCTGATCCCGGATTAAATTTATGTAAATTTACGTAATATAGTCCAGTCGTGATGTAAGTCACGATAACAAATACACATTGAATTGCTGGAAAACCCTAAAACTACAATTACCAAAACAGAAGGATGAAATATGCCTAGATGGGTGGTCATGAAAGTAGAAAGAAAATTGTAGATGGCGCAAGGTTAAATCCTAAACGCTGAAATAATGGGCAATCAGCAGCCAAGCTCCGAAAAGGAGAAGGTCCAACGACTATCCGCGTGGGAGCGGTTAGGATGCAAGTGTTTGGCATCCGAAGTGGTGTGCCCCAGTTTTACTGGGTGAAGATATAGTCTTCACTCGTATGAGAGTACGAGGTTGCTAGATGCAACAAGAGCGGAGTAGCGTCCGATATAATGTTTATCTAATATTTTGATTTGACCAGATGCTGTGTAGAGTATCTGGCTTTTATTTTGCAAGAAAGGAGGTGGCATGGATGACACCAATGAGAACGACAGAAGACTTCAAAAAAGAAGTGTTTGATGTAAACCCAAATTTTGAAATTTTATCCGAATATAATGGTCTTCGAAAAAAGATTACCAGGAAATGTAAAGTATGCGGGGATGTACGTGAAGTACAGGCAAGAATGTTGCTTGATAATCGTGGGTGTCAAGCATGTGTTGCCTCTAAGCGTGGAGCAGAAAAAAGAAAGTCGCCAATACAATTTTCCACGGAGCTGTTTGAAGTAAATCCTAATATTGAGTTGTTATCTGAATACACAACAAACAATGCGAGAGTGCATTGTCGTTGTAAACTTGATGGGTATGAGTGGAATGGCATACCTCATACATTGCTTGATGGACATGGGTGTCCAGAATGTTATCGACGGATTGCAAACAGACGAACGGAAGATGAATTCTTAAAAGAAATGCGTGAACGATTTCCTACTATTCATGTTCTTTCAAAATATGTCCGTGTTGCTGTGAAAGTGGATTTTGCATGTGATGTTTGCGGTTACCATTGGACCGCAATTCCTGATACGATACTTAATAATAAAAATTCTGGTTGTCCAAAATGTGCTGGGAGAGCACATATTTTAGAGTCTGAAATGATAGAACGACTAAGAACGGTTTCTCCAAGTGTTGAGTATTTGAGCGGATATAAAAATATATTATCTCATGCAAATTTTAAATGTAAGAAATGTGGTTACAAATGGTCAACAGCTGTCAATTCAGTTCTTGGCGGGCATGGATGTCCAAAGTGTTGTTCTTCTCATGGTGAAGAAAAAGTATGCAATTATCTCGATAGTCATGGCATTGATTACATACGAGAATACCGTTTTAAAGATTGTAAAAATGAACGGCAGCTTCCTTTTGATTTCTATATACCATCAAAAAATACTTGCATTGAATACGACGGGCAACAACATTTTATGCCTGTTAGGTTTAGCAAGAGTGTAACCGAATCCGACTCTATTAGTACATATAAAAGTCAGCAAAAGAAAGATTCTTTAAAAACAGAATATTGTAATCGTAATGGAATCAAACTTATCAGAATTCCCTACACAGATTTTGATAATGTAGAAAATATTTTAGATAAACATTTTTCTTAAAAATTTTGGAAACGTATTTATGGTATTGCGGGCAAGATCGGAAGACTTGACATGAAGGGTGAGACTCATACTTACGAGGACCACGATAACAACAACGAAAAGATTCATCTGATGGTCAAGGACTTTACCTTCGGCCACAGCATTGATCATATTGAGCGTGTTGCTAAGATTGTTCTGCAGTAATTTTTACCAAAAGCAAATTTGAGCGGGAGCTTTGCGGCTTCCGCTTTTATAGAAAAGGAGACAAATTATGAGTTCCGTGATGGAAAAGAAGTTTATTGACGTTATGAACTGCGACGATAACGTGGTTACCATTTCGTCACTGAACGGTAAGGGCTATACTTTCGAGCCCGGTAATGTGGAAGAGCCTTGTGTGATTCCTATTCCGCCGGAGGAGATCATGTATATGAACAGCACTTGTTCTGCGTTCAAGAATGGTGTTCTGCGTTTTCGCCCTGAAGAGCAGAATGAAATCTTTAAGGCTATTGGCATTAAGGGTGACGATGTTCTATTCATTGAAGATATTGATGATGCGATTCTGAATCCCACTGTCGAGAATCTTCAGCGTATGATTGACATCAAGGATGGTGCTCAGTTTGAGCGTATTCGTGGTCGCTTTTATCGTATGACCAATGCCGGTGAAGACCTGTCTACTAAGGTCAAGCGCCTGATTGATGAGCGTTATAAGGAGCTGCGTGCTGGCAAGCGTAACAGTGAACTGTCTGTTGTGCCTGCAGCTAAGTCTGCCCCTGCTGATGTTCAGGCAGAACTTGAGACTGCAAAGAATCAGATGGCTGAAATGCAGAAGCAGATGCAGGCTATGATGGCACAGATGCAATCTATTATGATGGCAGGTGCGCAGCCTGTTGCACAGGACAGCTCTGCAGAAAAGTCTGCTGTCAAGCGTGGCCGTAAGAAGGCAGAGGCAGAAAAGGCGGAGGTCGTTCCCGCCGAGTAAGATTGGAGGGATAATGTGACCGCATTTTCGGAAATATACGACAAGTTCTACGAGTTGGTTGAAACTGATAGTAATTTTTTTCAGTATTTTGACCTGAGTGAGAATGAAGTAAGAAACCTTGTGCATGACCGTGCAAAGAGTTATTTAATGGAGTCTCTTTCTGTTATTTTCAGAAATATTGAGCCTGAAGAGAATTTTAGCTTTGATGATTATGATTCTGAGTTAGAGGAATTCAATTCAGACCTTACATACGACGAAATTGATATGCTTGCGCACCTGATGTTGGAGCAACATTTCAAACGAGAATTTGGAAAGCTAAAGGCATTTAGCGCACAAGACCTTCCTACAAGTTTACAGGTATTCTCCCCTGCTAATGAGCGTGCGAGTATTCGTGCCCTTGTGAAAGACATCCATGAGGAGAATATGACAATGTTGGATAACTATATGGCAAAAGACCGCTCGACCCGTAAGCGTAAGACCATCGACTATGATACATACGCTTCCTACTCTGAGTAAGGAGGTATACCGATGGACTTTTATACGAGGGCACGAGCTGTTGGTGGTGCCGCAAAGATGTCTAACAAAAAGGACGTCAAAATTGCTTTTGCAAAACGTGACTTCGCTGCACACTTCAAAGATAGTGTTGACTACGAGGATAATACTTTAGTAAATGGTTTGCCTCAGAAGCTGGTTGTCAGCCGTAGTAATAGTATAGTCAAGGAGAAAAAGATCTGGGCTTATCCCGGTGATTCTTTGAATCTTGGTGATATTGTTGACTGCTACAACTGCAAATGGCTTGTAACTGAGATAGAACCAAATGATGAAATTTTTCTTCGTGGAAAAATGGAGCTTTGTAACCGTCAGATTCAATGGCAAAATCCGATTACTGGTGAGATAGTCTCTCGTTGGGCAACGCTGAGCAAGCCTTATTACGCAAATAATAAGGAGATTGTTATGACTTCATTGAGTCAACGTGAGTATAAAGTGCAGATGCCTTTTGATGACGAGACCGCACTGATTGACCTTGATAAGCGCTTTATGCTGGAAATTATCAATGGCGAGCCTAAAACATATGTTACGACTTCTGTTGACCAGAGTACAGAGCGTTATGAACTGCATGGCAAGACACAGGGGTTCCTTGTGTTGAATATCCGGCAGGATCAGTACAACAGTAAGACGGATAATGCCGAGAAGATGATTTGTGATTATTTTGAGCCGAATAAGAGTGATGAGCCGGATGCGGATTCTCAGGTAACAGCTACTATTAAGTACGCAGGCAAGCCGGAAGTTCGTGTTGGTGGCTCTTGGAAAAAATTTACTCCGGTATTTACAAGCATTACTGGTGAAGACGTTGCGGAGGTTGCGAAGTGGAACTTTATTTGCCTTGATGAATTTAAAGATTTCGTTGAGACGAAGACAAATGATGATGGTACTTTTAAAATTCGCATTTTGAATAATAGTATCATGGACGGTGTAACCGTGAGAATCACTTTGGCAAATGCAGATGGTACGGCAAACGCATCTATTGAATGTAAGGTGGTGAGTTTGCTGTGACAACGAGTGAGCTGATTACAGAGTATAAAAACAAATTGGCTTTGAAGCTGGTCAATACTGATGGGCTTGTTGAAGCGATGGGTAATGATGACATTGAAGAGCCTGACGAGGCGATTTATACATATATCTTCCCTTACTTCCATATTCCTGACACGATTGAGGCAGCGCACAGCTATATTTGTTTTAAGGTAAATATGACTGATCGCAGTAATGTCAACGACTGGTATGAAAACTTCACACTGACTGTATGGGTTATTGTGAACCAAGCGTTGATGAAGATGAAAGGTCATGGCGGAGCAACACGAGTTGACTATCTGAGTGGTCTTGTTGAGAAAGAACTACACGGCAGTACAATTTTTGGAATCAAACAGCTTAAAATCACATCCAATATCGAAGACAACATGGATTTACATCATCGTGTGAGGATCATGACGTTCAAGACGCAGGATCTGGATGACCTTGTGGGGTGTGGTTGATGGAACTTCGAGAACTGTATGAGCCAAGTTTGATGCGTGGAAGAGATTTTAAAATCAATGACAAAATTACGATTCACATGCCGTCTGTCGGTGATATTATCGATTATGGTGAGCAAAAGTATTTTCAGTTGGTTTACTTATTCTGTTCTACATCAAGCGATTATAAAGCACAGCTTGACTCTGTTGGGGTTGATTGGCAGAAGGTTTCGGATTTTGAAATGTTCCGGCAACTTTTTATAGGCAATAAAAATCAGGACATGTCTATTTTGCTTGGCAATATGGATACTTCTGGGTTTATGATGGCAAAAGATAACATAAGTGGTGAGATTGTCTTGCACAACAGACTTACGGACACTCGTATTGACCATGTGGTGTATGAAACAATTTCTCAGTACCTATGTGCCGCAAATGGAATTGAAAAGCATTCTGAATTTGCTGCTGACGAACCAACAAGAATTGCAATGATAGAGGAAGCCAGAGACAACTTAGAGTATCAGAAAATAAAGCATTATGAACCACACCTTGCGGAGCTTGTACTCTCAATGGCGTGTTCATCTGGCTTTAAAGCAGATTACTTCAAGGCTATGGATTACCCTATGAGTGTGTTTATGAATCATGTAAGAAAGATTCAGCAAATAAAAAGTTACGACAACACGATGCATGGCGTTTACGCTGGTACCGTGGAATTTGGAAAGATTCCAAAAGCACAACTGGATTGGACGAGCAAGGTTGATTGATTAGCCTTGCTCTTTTATTTTATCCAAATAAATTGAAAGGAAGAATATTATGAGCGATTTTAATTTCAATGAGGTCGTTATTGACCGCGTTCATCGCATTCACGAGTACGACCTGAATGGCAAGCGTCTGTGGACTATGAATCAGGTTAAGGATTTCAAGCTGACTCTGGGCGGCGAGACTGTTTATGCTCAGGATGCACAGGGCGTTAACATCATGGCATTCGATAAGAGCAAGACTGCAGAGGCAGATTGGTCTAATGCCCTGATGCATCTGGGTGCTCTGGCAGAGCAGATGGGCTCCAAAAAGGAGGTTGCTTCCTCTGAGGCAAAGCAGGTCTTTACCACTGTTGAGTACCTGACTTCTGCTGACGGCAAGAAGCTGACTCTGACCCATACTCCCAAGGCTGCTGTTGCAAATGCCCCCTTTAAGTACATCGATCTGGTCGATGGTCAGGGTAATGCACTGAAGACCTTTGAGCTGGGCGAGACTGCTGAGTCTCAGTTCTCTGTTACTGGCACCGAGGTTACTCTGCCCACTGGTGCAAACCTGAAGGCTGGTGACCGCTTTGTTGTGAAGTATCAGTACGAGAGCGAGGAGGGCGTTGCTATCAATGATAGCGCCGACAAGTTCTCTGCCGAGGGCGAGTTCGTGATTGAGGCATTCTGCTACAATCCTTGCGATAAGGCAAACAAGAAACTGATGCGTATCATCTTCCCGAACGCTAAGATGGACAACGCAATCGACATGACTCTGAATAATGAGCTGACTCACCCTGTTAAGATCAGCGCAACTCAGGAGTACTGCTCTGACGATAAGCGTCTGTTCCGCATCGAGACTGCTGCTGCCTAATGGCAAATCTGAATTGGTGCCGTACTTGCGGAAAAGAATATCCGGTTTGCCCGCATTGCGAGCAGGATGCGCGTCTTAATCCTTGGCGAATGATTTGTGACACTGAGCCGCACTTTCTTGTGTGGACTGCCGTAAATCAGTATCGTCAGGGAATTATTTCAAAAGAGACTGCAAAGGCAGACCTGACTACTCTTTTGATGCGCAAGTATAAGAATGTTACGGAAGCCGAGGTAGAAACTTTTATCCCTGCTGTTCGTGATGTTTTCCATGAAATTATGGATGAGCCTGTAGTGGCTGAAAATGAATCATCTAGTGATGTAAAAGATGAGACGCCCGTGAAGCCGGTAGTTAAGAAAACATCAAATCGTAAGGGGCGGGCATAACCGCCCCTTCGTTTTTCGTGGTGATTTTATGGAGAAAAAGAACAGAACAAAGTTTAACGTCAGTAAGAATCCAGCAGATAGAACATATGACGGCGTAGTTTATGATAGTAAGGCAGAAATGTTGTTTTATCGAGATATTGTATTGCCAAGGCTGGCAAGCGGCGAAATTGTAGAGTGTCGTAAGCAAGTCCCCTTTCTTCTGCAAGAAGCGTTCCGCCGGGTCGATAAGGACGGAAAGGACATAGCGGTGCGGAAGATTGATTACGTGGCGGACTATGAAATTACATATCGAGATGGCAGCAAACAAGTGATTGATACGAAGGGATTCGCTGATAGTGTTGCGCTGATGAAGCGCAAGATGTTCTGGTTCAAGTATCCTGATGTAGATTACCGCTGGATTACATACTCCAAAATTGATGGAGGTTGGGTCGATTACGACGACCTAAAAAAAGCTCGGAAAGAGCGAAAGAAATTAAAGCAAGCACAGACGAAAGGGAGATAAAATGAAGGTTTTAAATTTTCAGGAGCGAAACGAGTTTCTTGATGAGGTTGTTAAGGCATGTACTATTGACGGTGATTATCAGCCCGCACTGCTTGATGTGGTGTTTCGGCTAACCGTTTTAAAGTATTTTGCGGATTATGATTATCGTAGTGAGCCGCAGAGTGAGTGGCCGCGTATTGCTTACGAGTCTTTTAACTTCAAAATTAACAAGGCTGGTTGTGATACTTCTGCATTCTGGGATCAGTACGATTCTCTGGAGAAGGCTGTTCACGAGCAGATTGACCGTTCTCATAAGGAATGGCTTGTTCTTGGTCTCTGTGGCAAGCTCAACGAGATTATTAAGAAGCCTGACCCTATTTCTAATTTCGTTGACTTTATGGAGAACTATTTGAATGATGTGAAGGGCAACTTGAATGACTTTGACGTCGAGAAGTTTTCTGAAGTGACTTCTGCCCTGCTGGACAATAAGCAGGAGATCTCTGCTGTGCTGGCAAAAGATAAAAAGGAATAAACACTTTTAGAGGTGGGTTGGAGGGAATTTTAATATGGCTACAAGAAGTAAACCGCTGAAGTTATGGGATGCTGAGAAGTTCAAGAATGTTAACCCAGTGTCTTTGAAATACTGGGATAGATACGAGACTGATATGGGTATCCGTGACCTCAGCCCGTCTACTGTTTACAATTATGAATCGGATTTCAAGCAGTGGATGATTTATGTTCTGGACAATCAGGGTAACGCTCCCGTGACGGAACTTGAGGAAGAGGATATTGAGGAATTTCTGTTCTACTGTAAGAAGCACGGAAACAACTCTGCTCGTATGAAGCGGCGTATGAGTACAATTTCTGCGCTATATCGGTATCTTCGTAAGAAGAAAATTATCAAAGAAAATCCGATGGAGTTCATTGACCGACCGACCAAGGACGTGGCTGTCGTAAAGCAGACATACCTTACGCCTGATGAGGTTAAGTTGATGCGAGAGAAGCTGAACGCTCTTGTTGAATCTGCAACCACCGTTCACATGAAGGATAATGCGATGACGCTGCGTCTGTACGCACTATTCTCGCTATCTACGATGGCTCGTGTCAATGCTGTGCGGAATACACTCTGGAAGTCTATCGACTATGAGAACCGTATGGTGCATGACGTTCTGGAAAAGGAAGGAAAAATCGTTGACTTGATGTTTAGCAAGGAAGTTTCTGAACTTTTGAAAGAGCTGAAGGAATACCGTACTGAGCATGATATCGAGGATGGCGGCTATGTGTTTGTTGGTACAAAAATCAATGGTGCATGGATGCCGATTACTTCAAGCACGGCTGGTGACTGGTGTAAGAAAATTGGCGAGATGATTGACGAGCCCACGTTGCACCCACACGATTTTCGGCACAGTGGTGCTACCCTGCTGAAGAATGCGGGTATGAGTCTGGAAGATGTCTCTTCCCTGCTCAACCATGCTGGCACGGATGTGACCAACAAGTATTACATCAAGAAGGATACGACAAAGATTCAGTCCGCAAAGGATCGGTTTGAGATTTGAGGTGGAGTGAATGGGAAGTCTTGCTACTTCGTATACAAATTTTGATGATTTACTGGCCGGTGTTGCGAATGGAATTGAAGAAGCGGTGCGAGGTGTTGCTCCGCAAATCGAAACTCGTTTGCAAGTGAGTGCAGAACAGAATGTGCATCCGAAAGATGGTCGAAAAAATGGAATTACCAGTGCAAAAAATATTGTTAGTAGCGTTACTCGTGAAGGCAACGTGATAACGATGGTTGTAAAAGATATTGCTAGACCGCAGGGCCCAAAATGGGGTGCTTTTGACGAAGCACAAAACGATGCACTCGAAGGAACGATGTTTGCAAACTGGATCGAGCACGGTTTATGGATGGATATTGCTGCTTGGGCAAGTATGGGGTATTCAAAAGATGATGATAAACCGAAACGCCCTGCCCGTCCGTTTATAACACCTGTTCAAGTTGAAGCAGCAATGCTGGTAAAAACAGCATTACATAATTTGTAAAAAATATTTTGAGAGGAGGGTCAGCTTTAAGGAGCTGGCCGCTTCTCTTTTTTATTTTGAAAGGAAAAGGTATTGAAAATGGAAAAGAGAGGTGGTCAACATGGATCCTAATGCAAATTCTGGTGCTAGTGGAGCAACCGATACTTCTTCCGCGACCGCAATTAAAGTTCAGGTCGTTCTTGATACTACAACTACACAGTTAAAACAGCAGTTTGCTGGTATCCAGAATGATATTGAGAAAGACCCGATCGGTTTGACTTTCGGTGTTGATAAAAAAACGTCCAAGGATGCTATCATTAAAGGACTTCAGGAAATTCTTGGCAAAGGTACTAATATTACGATTGGTGCTGGTGTTGACCCTAATGCTGGGAATCAAGTCAAGAAGCAGGTACAAAATGCCGCAAACGCTGGTCAGCAGGCGGCAAATAAGAACAAGGTAAAAATCAAGGTTCAAACTGATGTTGATGACGGAACTAAAAACAAGCTTGATGCTTATTATAAGCGTCTGAAAGAACGTTACGACCTTGAAGCAAAAATTGCAAGTTCTACAGTAAATGGAGTAATAAATCCTGAGCTTGACGGTGCTGGAAAGCGTTTAAAGGCAGTTCGTGCAGAATTAAAGCAACTAAAGTCAGAACTACAAGGAAAGATTCCGACAGATAAATACTCTAAGGCATACGAGATATGGCATTCGGGACAGGCTAGGATTGCCGCTGCTGGGCAAAGTGCTAGTGGTACACTTAATAGACGCGAAGATACAAAAAATACCACTCTTACAAATCGAGAGGTTCAGGAAAAGCTTAATGAGTTTTATACTCAACAGAAAAAAGCAGGTGCCCTTGAACAAGCATCACTGACTCTCGGCAATAAAACTGCAAATAGTAAAGAGTTAGAAGCTGTTAAAACACAGCTTGAAAAGGCACAGGAATCCGCAAAAAATCTTAGAACCGAACTTTCAAATTTGCTTCCTGATGAAGAAATTGACAAGCTCACAAAATTCGACAACGAACTCGATGACAATCTAATTCGAATTAAAGGTCGAATTGCTGACCAAAATGCCGCTAAAACGAAATCTGAATCGGATGCTCAGTTAAATGCTGCGAAAAAGGCAAAGATTTCTGAATACAACTCGGAATTATCAAATTTTAAGAAACTGACATTAGATTCGGCTCGTCTTGAAGGTAAGAGTAATTCGGAAAATGAACTTTCGTTTGTTAATCAGCAAATGGAAGATTCGTTAAATAATCTAAACAAATTGCAAACAGACCTTGGTGATGTTCTTTCAAAAAATGAACTCGATGAAATCATTCGCCAATATGAAAAGTTCGAAAGCGACTTAGCGGACGAAGTAACTCGTATTGAAGCTCATTATGAAGACTTAAAGAATGCGCGAGAGAGCACCAAGGCCACCGCTGAGGAAAAACGTCAGGCGAAACAGACGGATGATTATACCAATGACTTAGCTACTGCCAGAAACAAGTATAAAAATATGTCTGGTGTGCCAAGTGATGTGAGTGATTCTCTTGATAATGTAGATGCTCAAATCAAGAAATTGGATACTCTCAAAGTTGGCACACAGGATTATACAGAGCAGTTAAAGGTTATTGGCACCGCTTGGACTGACGCCACTCGTCAGATGGATGCTTTTGATGATGCTCAAAAGAAGACTGAGAATCGTGTCAAGAGCATGACGGAACAAGCTCTGAAATGGAAGGAGTCTATTAAGGACAGTGAAACCGCTTCACAGGAACTGAGAGATTCCATTGACGGTATCATTAGCGCATCTAAGAAGTTAGATTCTGACCATAGTTCTGAGACATATAAACAAGGCGTAAAAGATTTGGATGACGCTTTTATTAGTGCAAAGGCGTCTATGTCTGTTTACACAGATGGATACAAAAATCTTGAATCTACTGCAACAAAAACCCTGACTGAGATTCGTAAAAAGCAGTTAGAACTACAGCAAGCAGGAAATCATAAATTTGATAATGTTCTTACAGGCGATAGTAAATCAGCCTCTCTTGATGGAAGTCTTGAGAGTCAATTCAATTATCTAAAGCGGTACAATTCACAATCAGCAGACTACAAGCAAATCCTCGAAGGTATTGTTGAAGAGTGGAAAAAAATAAAGATTGAAATTGATCAAGCTCTAAAATCAGAAGAGGATTTGGAAAAAGAAGCTGACAAGCGAAAGAAAAAGCTTGATGACCTTGCCGACTCTATTCAAAGTATTGAAAATCAATCTCGTGGCGCTGGTAACACTCTTAATACCGAGTTAAAGAAGTATGTTTACGGTGAAAAGTGGCAGAAGGATGGAGATCAACAAGATGGTATTCTGAAGGGCCTTCGTGAAAAACTGAATACCTTGAGCGGAACTACAGATGTTTCTGAGTATAAGCGGCTTCTTCAAGAACTTGAAGCAGAAATTGACACTGTTGGACAAAAAGTTACAGATTTTAAGAAGCGTTTCCAGGAGTCTGGTGCTTATGAGCGTGAGCGTAAGAATTTAAATAATCTTGTTCTGCAAATTGATAAATACGCAGCTTCTTTATCTGGATTGGATAAAAGAAAAGACTTAGCTGAAGAGTTAAATAGCATTCGACAGGCAGCAGTGGATGGCACTTCTACATACTCTACATTAAGTAACTTGTTATCAAATCTTCAGATTCGTATGGAGCAGGCCGGTATTTCTGCTGAAACGCTTGGTCAAAAACTGTCTCGTCTGTTCAAGGAACATTTCCAGACCGCCATTGCTATGGCTGGCGTTGCGATGATCAAACAAGGTCTGCGAGAGGTTTATGATAATGTTCTGGAACTGGACACAGCTGTAACAGAGCTTAAAAAAGTCAGTAAAATGACTGGCGACGAGATGAATGAATATCTCGATAGAACTGCAACAAACGCTCGTGAGCTTGGCGCGAATATCTCTGATCTTGTGAGTAGCACAGCCGATTGGAAACGCCTCGGATACACTGATAAAGATTCAGAAGAGCTTGCTCGTGTGTCTGCACTTATGGCGAATGTTGGAGACCAGATCGATAACGCAACGACTGCTTCCTCTTACCTGATTTCTGCAATGCAAGGTTTTGGTCTGGTTGCTGATGATGCAGAGCGTCTTCTGGACTGCATGAACCAAATCGCTAATACCGAACCAGTCAGTATGAACGACCTTGGAATTATCATGCAGAAAAGTTCCGCTGCGATGTCTGCTGCCGGAAATACATATCAGGAGACGCTTAGTTTGGCGGCTGCTGTGAATGGTGTACTTCAGGACAGTGAAGCGAGTGGCACTTACCTAAAAACTTTGAGTATGTACCTTCGTGCTTCAAAGACTGATGCAGAAAATGCCGGTATTGCTACGGATGGAATGGCGAGTTCCGTATCTGAGCTTCGCTCTGAGTTGAAGCAACTTGCTGGGGTTGATATCATGAAGGATGATAATACCTTCAAATCAACCTATCAGATTATGAAGGAGCTTTCTGAGGTTTGGAAAGACCTTTCTGATACCACTCAGGCAAATATTACAGAATTGATCGCCGGTAAGCGTGGAGGTCAGAGTACATCTGCCCTGCTGAATAATTTTAGCGTTGCAGAAGATGCTATGAAACAGGCTCTTAATTCTAGCGGAAGCGCAATGCGTGAGAACCAGACGTACATGGATTCATTGCAGGCGAAGCTTAATCAGCTTGATTCTGCATTCCAGAAGTTCAGTACGGACTTGATGAAGTCAGATATTCCGAAGTTTTTCGTAGATCTTGCAACGGTTTTTGTTGACGGTGCAGATAACGCTGTAAAATTTGCTGGTGCATTACCCACTTTGACAGCTGCCATCTCTGGTGTGTTGTCTGTAATGCAGATGAGCGGAAAACTCAAAAATGGTGCGGGTAAAGTTAATATGCCCTCTTATATTTGTTGCGTATAAAATATAGGATGCGGCACCATGTAAAAATAAAATAGCCCCTAGAGTGCTGGGAAACCCTAAGAGCCATATCGCCTATTGTTATATTTATATAATGTAGGAATTGAAAGATAGAAACAAGGATATGGATGCTATATGCTGAGATAAAAGCTCGGTTTTATCGTATTGTCAAAATATGGTAATAGTTGAGTGCTAAGTAGCGTTTAAAATGGGCGGTCAGCAGCCGATTCACTCCCATATTATATAATGTAGGAGGGTGGAAGGTTCATCGACTAAAAAGGGTCAGTGAGCAACCACTGGAAGGATAGTCAGTTCTGGACGAAAGTTCAGAAGTCCACCTCAGACGTAACCAGACGACTTAAAGAAGTAGGTGGAAACGAGGAGACGCGCTATTCTCTGGCGCGATATAAGTAGGAGAAAACAAAATATTCGTTGACTACATACGATATTCTGGCTATAATATAAGTACAATCGCGTATCTAAAATATACGGAGGTATTTTATTATGGCACGTCCTAAAGGAAGCAAGAATAAAACAAAGGTTCTCGATGGTATCGATTACGCAGCACAGATCGCTGAAAAGAATACTGCCGCAGAATCTATTGCTCAGGAGATTGCAACTATTGGTGATAATATCGCTACACTGAACGCTCAGCGTAAAGCAAAAGAAGCAGAGTTGAAAAAACTCAACAAAGAGATTGTAAAGCTCGAAAAGAAAAAGGCTGATGCTGACGAAAAGATTGCGGCAGAGCTGAATCGTAAAAAGGCAGAAGATATTGTTGCCAATGCACTGGCAAATGGTGTGACTGCCGAAGAAATCGCTGAACTGCTGAAATAACAACGGCTCAGCCATCATAATGAACAAGCCCGACTTCCTTACTGCTGGGAGGCCGGGTGTTTTAATAGTTGACAATAAAATCCCATTGTGGTAGCATAATATAAAGAGGTGATAGTTATGACAAATGCAGCAAGCCAAACTTCTGATTACAAATGGTTTACCGACAATTATGCCTCTCTATGTGAAAAATACGGAAATGCTTTTGTTGCGATAAAGAACGAATCAATTCTTGGAGTTTATCCTTCTTTTGCAGCTGGAGTTAAAGAGACGTTAAAACATGAGCCTGTCGGGTCTTTTATTGTTCAGAAATGTTACGCTGATGGGCATATGCATATTGACAGCATAGCATCAATGAATTTTATGTAAAGGATGTTGGAAGTTAATGAGCGATGCCCATCAGAGAGCGTTCACCCAAGGTAGCGATTGCATTCTAACAAAGCTTCGTACCGTATCTAAGATTTCATACAATGGGAAAACTATTGATTGTATCACATTATGGGATACTGGTGCAACTTGTAGTGCGATTTCAAAAGATGTTGTTGATAAATTAGATTTAGTATCTCTTGGAAAACAGAAAATCAAAACTCCATCTGGTCCAAAAATTGTAAACACCTATATGGTTAATATTACTCTTCCAAACGATCTTGAGATGAATGACTGGTATGTTATTGATTCCGAGATTGGAGACCAGAAACTCGATCTTCTTGTTGGAATGGACGTAATATCAAAGGGAGATTTTTCTGTCAGCAATTATAATGGAAAGACTACCTTTACATTTAGAACGCCTTCTCAAAAGAAGACCGATTATGTACAGCAACTCGCGGCACAAAATGTTCTTGCTCGAAAGGGTAGTATGCCGCATAAAGGTAAAAAGAGAAAGTAATAAAGTAAAACGCCCGGATGATTACTCACTTCCGGGCGCTTTATTTATGCCATTTTAGTCAGTTGTGACTTACCACTCATATCCACAATCATCACAGTGGAACTGAACTCTAGGCTTGCGCGCCAGCAGTCCCCAAACAGCAGCATCGACTAATTTAGCCGTAGTCGATACTTTGTGAATGTTGGGACTACCGCACGTGGGACATCTTGGTGTGTAAATAGGCTTTGCGGCTTCTTGAGTTTTCGGTTTTAGCGCCTCTTCTCTCTCGGCTCTCACCTTAGCGTCAAAATCGTTAAAGTCTTTTTCGAGTTGGCGATCACCATCAAACGGATTTGTTACCACACGTCTTGGTTCACCATAAGCACTTTTCCAATGATCTCTTTCGTAATCATTCATTTTGTCCCATTCGCTTGCTACGATTGTCCTTCTACTACACAATGGACAATATTGACTCCAAAAATTCTCATATTTGTCACAAGACGGGCAGTACATAATTGTCTTTGCCATAAAATATCATCTCTCCTCATAATCGATATTATCTTTCCTTACTAGCTTTACAGCTAATAAGAATGGCGATGTAGAATTAACTGGCGTTCTTGGTAAGGTATTTGACGGAATCAATAATGTAACCGAAGCAATGATTCGCGCCAATGCAGAGCGAAAGAAGAATAATGTTAGTTTAATTGAGTATATCAGGAATCTGATTCAAAGTAAAGCGGTTGCAAGAGCAAATGCTGATACGACTGAAGATTTAGCAATCAGTATGGCAAAAGCTCGTGCGGCGGCGCTGTTGCTTAATGTGGCTCTTAGTCTTGTTGCTTCTGCTGGAATAGCTTTCGTTATTTCAAAAATTAACGAGGCTCGTACAAAACTCGAAACGGCGGCAAATACAGCCAGAGAAAATGTTGATGCTGCAAATCAGGTAACATCTTCCCTAAAAGAACTCGTAAGCACTTATGAAGAACTTGGTGATAAATCCGAGTGGAACACGGATGACCTTGAACAAGCAAAAGATGTTCAGGACCAGATTCTTGATTTGCTAAAAGATCAAGATGAAGCAATTCAAAACAAGCTTGGAAATCTTGACCTTGAAAATGGCAAATACAAAGAGCAGCTTCAAATTTTGAAGGATATTACGTTAGAGCAATTAAAAGCAGCTAATGATTCCTTGAAGCAACAGAAAGACGCTCAAGGAGCTTTGTTCCAAAGTGAAGCTGAAAAGCAGATTGGCACAGGACAGTATATTGTATCTGATGCAGAAAATACAGCCTTTGCAAAAGAGCTTGTTGATAAATTTGGCGGTTCCTTTGACGAAAATACTGGTGTCCTAAATCTTGGATTGGATACATCAACTGCAGAAGGGGCTGCGGCTGCATATGAGAAACTTGGGAAAATCCTGTCTTATGTAACGGAAAATTACGATGACGCAGAGCGAGCACAGCTTGGTCTATATCAAACAATGCTTGGAGACAAGTCTGCACTTCAAAGTCAAGCTGACGCCTATAACGAAGTATCAAAAGCTCTTGAAGACAATACAGTAAAAATCGGGCAATATACATTATCACAAGACATTGCCACTGCTAAAGAAAAAGAAAGTGCTTCACAAGAAAAGTCTACTCAGCCAACCGCCGAGATCGATGCAAAAATCAAAGCAACAAAAGAGTATCAGGATGCTGTAAAGGAAGCTCAAAAAACTGAGGAGGAGTGGAATTCTCAAGGCTACGGCAAGTATGGCAACATCGACAACTTCCATCGTGACAAAATTGACTGGACGGATGATACTCTTAAACAGTACAAAGATTTTGTAGCTGAACAGAATGATATGGAGCCGGGAACTGTTGGGAAAGGCGGTTATTCTACCGTTCTTGGAAGCTGGCAATTCCTTAGTGAGTATTTTGACGATGCAGATAGCGAGAAGATTTTTGCGTTTACGCCAATGCTCCAGACGGACGATGGCCTTGTCCCTCTTACACAAGATCAGCTAAGAACCTATTTTAGTACTATTATAGAAAAAGCCACCAACAATGATGGAACTGTTGACATTGACAAGTTGATGAAACTTGATGCTACAGGCTTAGATGAGGATATCAATGGCATTATAACTCATGTTAAGGGTATGATTGCTGGTGTCAATGGTGGCAAAGACAAAAGCGGTGGTACGTATAGTGCGGCTGATATTCTTGCAATTTCTGGCGACAGTAATGAAGATATCAAAAAAGATTTAAAAAAAATCTATGGTTCGGATGCTGACTTAACCCCCATTGATGAGGATGGAAATCTAAGCCGTTATATTGGCAAGTCAATGCATGACGCACAGGCAACTGCACAACAAGGCAAAGACAATATCGAAGCAGTTTATAATCAGCTTTATGACGACCTTGGAAACAAGAGTGGAGAAAACAGTAACAGATTATCAAGCCAGCTTGAAGATGCTTTTGGCGATATTGCGAAATCATTAGGAAAGGATTCGGAAAAACTTTCGATATCAGATGTTCTTGGCTTGACCACTGATGGAATTGAGCTGACGGACGAACAAGCAACCGCTCTTGATGTACTTACTCAAGCAGCTGATAAGTATCATACTACTATAGAAGGTGTTGCTCAAGCATCCGAGGAAAACGGGTTATTTGGTGGAGCCGAAAATGCAGCAAATAATGTACTTGCAGCTGCTAAAGACATGGAAACCTTGTCTCAGCAGATTGACAACATCCAGAAAGCATACAAGTCATGCTCTACTGCCGTAGATGAATATAACAAATACGGTTATATGAGTGCGGATGCTCTGCAGTCTCTCCTTTCGATGGACTATGAGTATCTGAACTGCATGGAACTTGTCAATGGTAAGCTGGTTCTAAACAACGACGCTTTTGCTCAAATGGTTGCATCAAAGTATGCCGATGCAAAGGTTACTGCTGTCCAGAATGCTATTGCTCAGATTCAAGCTATCACGCAGGATTCTGTAAAGGAATCGACTGATGGTGCAACCGAAGCAATGGACGATGAGGTCAATAAGCTAAATGAGCTTTCTCCTGGTTTAGGAGACGCAATCAAAGGAACTGTTGGCCTTGCAACCGCACAAGATTTGCTGAATGCCGTTACAGAAAAACAACCTGTGAATCCTGATAGAGTCCAAACCATTCTGAATGGTCTGAACACCCAGCTTTCTGTTATTGATTCTACAATTGATACAATTCTCAGTGGTTCGAGTAAAATCAAGACACACTTAAACGGCTTTAATAAGAATAATAAGAGTAAGAGTAAGTCAGCATCCAAATCTGTAACAGACGTGGCTTCCGCATTTGATACGTTGACTAAAGCCATGAAGGAATATAACCAGTATGGCTATATCAGTGCGGATACCATGAAGTCCATGATGAAGCTTGAGGACAAGTTTACCTCTTGTTTAGTTAAGAATGGCGACAAGCTTGAAATCAATGCAAACGAGTTCCGTAAGCTTGTTGAGACTCAGTTAAAGCAAGAGGAAGCTAGTGGCAAGGCATCAAAATCTGCCGATGAGTTAAAGCGCATTCTATCCTATTTGGATAGTAACGTCCATTCCTCTACTATTTCCTTCGAGCAACTGACTGACGTTATCAAAGGCTACGGCACCGCGATGGATGAAGCCAAGGAAAAGACGGACGCTATAAAATCCGCATTTTCTGGATTGTATAATATTCAGCAAAAAATAAAGAATAGTCAATTCGGCGTTGGTGACCTTGACGCAACAGAAAGTAAGATAGAGTCTATCTTGCAACTGAGCAAGTTCTTTGGTGATAACAAGGATTTGATGGATAATCTCGTTGACAAAAACGGAAACATCAATCTTAACACCGAGGCATTTAAGAAAGCAACTCTTGATGAATTGGATAAGCGCATAAAAGCCGCAAACGAAACCGGTGGGGCAGCGGCTACTGCGCTTGCAAACTCGTTAAGTTCTGATAAGGCAAATATTGAAAGCGGCAAAATTTCTGTTAGTGATTATCTTGTTGGTCTTGGAACTGACCTTGAGCGTGTAAATACCGAGTTGGACAAATACCAAACTAATTGGAGCACGCTAAAAGATGCGATGGACGAGTGGAATACTACCGGCCAGCTGACACAGGATACTATGCAGAAGCTGCAGGAACTTCCTGAAGAATTCTCTAATCTACTTACTTATGATGAGGACGGAAACGCTAAAATCGACGTAAAGGCACTTCGCCAAAGTTACGTTGATAAACTGAGTGCGTTTGCAAAAGAGTTTGAAGGTAGTCCGATTGGTATTCAAGTTCAGGCAATGATTGATGATGTGCGTGAACCAACCCATGAAGAATATGTGAAGCTTGCAAAGAAGACTGCAACGTATCAGAAAGTCTTAGCACAATATACAAAGAAAATGTCTGCCATTGATTCTAACAAGAATCTATCAGAAGACGAAGCTCTCAAGCAAAAAGCCGAGGTTCAAAAGGAACTTGATGACGCTTTGGAAAAGGCTCTTCTCGAAGTTCAAGAGACCGACGAACAGGTTACAACAAAACTGAAAAAGCATTGGGATGGCGTCGAAAAGGTAATCGAGGAATTTAAGTCCGCTCTATCCGATGCAAAAGCTGTTCTGTCCTCTTTCCTTTCCCTTCTCTCCACTTTAAATGACAAATCTAACAATGACCTCAAGATTTGGGGCGATGTTATGAATAAAGTCATCGACAAGCGGATTAAGGCTCTGAACAAGCAGAAGGAAGCTCTAGAAGAAAACAACGAAGCTACCGAACGTGCAATTGAACTTTCCAAGGCACAGGACGCTCTCGCCCGCGCCCAGCAACAGCGCACGACCCGTGTGTACACTGAGAATGGTTACGAGTGGCAGGCAAACGCCGAAGATGTGCGTACTGCACGCGAAGACCTTGCGGATAAGCAGCGCGAGTGGAATAAAAAGGATGCTGAAAAGGCTATTGACGACCAGATCAAGAAGTACAATGAGTTCAAGGACAAGTTGTCTGAGGTCATGGATGATATCGGCAAGAGCTGGAAGGATTACCAAAAGGAACTTGAGTACACTGCGCAGATTCAGAAGATGACTCTATCTCAGATGGAGGGCTCACTAGACGGCTATCACAATAAGATCATTGCAAGTCTGAACACCGGTAGCGCGATCACTAGCATCCAGAATTTGATTACAAACCTTGAATCGCTTATTAACACGCTCACGAAGGTGAATAACCTGTATTCTTGGGCAAAAACTGGTGAGTACAAAGATCTCGGTACAAAAGGTCTGTGGAATACGATAAAAGGATTCTTCAATAAGGGTGGCGAAGAAGCGACTGGTGAGTCCGCTAATGTAGTCGAGAATTTCTTCAACGTCTTAAGGAGTAAAGTTCAGACTTCAGGAAACGGACTTGTTGAAACATTTAGTGGCATCTGGAAAAAAATTAAAGCTGGCGCTCAGAGCCTATTTAGCGGTTCCGGCGAAGGTGGCGGCATTGTTTCTACGGTTGTGAATGGCTTTAAAGCTATTGGTAATGCTGTTAGTAAGAGCAAGATTGGCTCCACCCTTATTAAAGGCGCAGGAAAACTAGTCACTGGTGCTGGCGGACTTATCAAAGGCGCTGTTAGCGCTATAGGTACTGCTGGCGCTTCCGCGATTCCTGTTGTTGGCGGTCTTGCTGCCGCTGCCGGGCTTGGTATTTATGGCGGCACAAAGGCCATGAAGAATCAGAAGAAAATCTGGTCCAATAAAGAAGATGGCTTTGGTAAGAAGGCAATAAAGTCCGTTGCTTCGTTCTTCTGGGACATAAGTCCTATTGGTGGAATCGTAAATCTGTGTAAGGATATTTTCGGCAAGAGTAAAGAAACTGCCGAGAATACAAAAGACACTGCGAATAGTAGTTCTGAAACTGCCGAAAACACACAAAAGAGCGCAACAAATCTCACAATTAACGCTACACAGATCGTATCTAAAGAAGAGAATAAAGCAACTGACGAAACAGACAAAAAGAATGACGCAACCGCCAATGAAGATAAAACAGTCAAAACGGCTGCTACAACTCTTACTGGTGCTGGTCTGGGCGCAGCTGCGGGTATGGCAATAGGTGGACCTGTAGGAGCATTGATTGGTACTCTTTTGGGAGGTTTTGCTGGTTTCTTTTTGGGTGGTCACGCGAATGGTCTTAAATCTTCTAAAACGAATCATTTTGCAAACGTTGACGAAAGAGGTTCAGAACTTATTGTTCGTAAGCCAGCTTCTGGACGTTATACATATCTTGAGACTGGCGATGGTGTTGTTCCTGCTGATATTACCTCTCGCCTGTTTGAGATGGGCGGCAATCCAGACAAGTGGTTCAGCGATCAATTGGCAAAACATAGTTCTGCTTCTATGGTGCAAAGCCGCGACGCTGGTGGTATTTCCCTGTCTATTGGTGATGTGAATGTGAACAATCCCGTTGGTGATAGCGATGCACTGGCTCGTGAGTTGGTAAATCGTCTGCCGAACAAGGTTGTACAGGAACTGAATAGACGTTAAACAGTACAATAAGCAAAAATAAATACGAAGTATACTTGGCTCAGGGTGGGTTGGGTAGGTTGAGATCGAGTATACATTTATAAAGGAGGGACGAGATGTCACAAAATAGTCAAGATGCAATCGACGTGTTGAGCAAAGTCATCGTAGACACGATTGAAAAGAAACTCAATGACGCAAAATTTGACAAATCGCAGACTGGCGTGGTAACTGCGGTGAGTGGGAATACATACACAATATCCGTGTTTGGAAGCCAGTATAACATTACCTCTGACCAGATTTACACGGTTGGACAGAGTGTGGTTGTGACTGCATTGCAGAGTGATATGAAGCGACTGGTATGTTCCCCCGATAATATTGGTACAATGAAAACAGTGGACAGCAAAGTCAACGTGGTTGGCAGTCAGCTGTCCATTATTGATACAGATTTTGCTGACACTATTGTCAAATACACGGATGTCAGTGAATTTTTAACGCTAAAAGATCAGGCAGACGGACAACTCAGCTTATGGTTCTACAGTGGTGTACCATCTACTGATACGGCTCCGACAGTAAATTGGGTAACGGAGGATGCAAAGAGAGTGCACATTGGCGACCTTTATTATGACATGAAGGCTGATGACGCGTATAGGTGGACGGACACTTTTATATGGGAGACTCTTAGTGATAAGAATTTATTGAAGGTTTTGAGAGCTGCAAGCCTTGAAACCGATACAGCAAATGGATCAAGACGTGTTTTTTTCACAACGCCTTCAACCCCATATAGCCGTGGTGATATCTGGGCAAGTAGTTCTGGTGATAATAAAGTTCTTGTATGTCAGACAGCGCGTCCTACAACTGAAAGCTTTAGTCGGACTGACTGGGCTGTGGCGCTAAAATACACGGATGATACAAAAGCAAACGAGGCACTGGATGCCGCTGGCAAAATAGATGGTGACCTTGTAAGCTTTAAAACGGAATATAATTCTGATTTGGAGAGTACAAAGCAGCAGATTGAAGCCCGCGTAACCACTAAAAAATACAACGAGGACATGAGCGGGCTAAATACAAGAATTTCGCTGACAGAATCTAGAATTTCAAAAAACGAGAATGCCATTGTACTGTGTGCCACAAAAACTGAAGCTCAAAAGTATGCGGATGCTGCAGAACTGAACGCAAATAAAAAACTCGAAGAGCACATTAAAACAGCAACTGAAAGCATTGATTCAAAGGTGGCTAAGACGGATTATACCGGAAAAAACATTGCTACTTTGATAAACCAGAGTACAAATACTATAAAAATCAAAGCGACAAAGCTTAACTTGACTGGTGCTATATCTGTTGACAAAAATGGTAAAGTAGCGCTTGATTCCACCTCTGTAAACAACAGCCTTACGCAAGTTTCTGGGGATAAAATCACCACTGATACTATTACTGTGGACAAGTTGAAGGCTGGACAGATTTTCCAGCTACTATGGAAGAACGATTCAAAAGATGCATACTCTGCTGTTGGCGAAGAAAATAAGTTAACTTTTGAAGCAGACAGCGATTATTCAGAGTATATTTTTATCTTCCGTGGCTACAAAGAGAGAGAAGTTGTTGAGATTGATCCAGAGAGTGCCGCAACAAAACGGGTGCTCGAATATTTGAGCAAAGTTTCTGTTATTGTGTCGAAACCAGTCGCAGGTGAATGGAGTGGTGCAGAATATCACTGCGTCACTATGAATACGCCGAAGCTGTGTATGATTTATGATTTGAGCGCTGGCGACAATTCTACTCCAAGTGTATCATACAATTCTGACACAAATATAAAAAGCGCTTTCCGTCCGTTCTATGTAAAAGCATATGAAAAGAATAATAAATATTGCACTGAAATTACATTCTTTGACGCACAAAGCTCTGGTGAGACGGCCATTACAACAAATAACGATTTGATTATTCCATGTGAGATATATGGCGTAAAATAAGGAGGTGTTAAATTGGCGAAACCGATAATTTCAAAATTTTCTGTGATAGACGCTACACGGGAAAATATCGTGCGGTACACATGTTACGATGACACGATCAATGAAGTGGAGTATATTATCTATGACAACGCCTCCGGCAATATTATTGTTGACCAGACAGTGAAAACCAGTGGTTCATCTTCTGTGCGTATGTTTATGCTGCCAGCGAACCTTGTACATAACAGACTACTCCCCTACTATCTTAAAATTGCAGTAACAAATCAGAGCGGCAAGAAAAGCGATTTTAGCGATGCCGTTCTTTTTTATTGCCATGAAAAACCGGTGTTAAAGTTTGTTGATGTGGAAGCACGCGCTGAAAAGACAATTCCCTTCCCTGCTTTTTCTTTTAATGTCGAGTATAAAAACATCGAAGAAGAGGGCGAGACACTGAATCTTTATAAATATCAGCTTTATGATTCAGACAAGACTTTACTACATGAGGAGATATATCACGGCTCTATTTCACATGCGTTCAATGTAGAAAGCCTTGATAATAATAAGGTGTACTATGTGCGAGCGGTTGGAGAAACTGTAAATGGATATGTTCTGGACACGGATTTTTGCGTATTCAAAATTGAGTATGACGGACAACTGCAGAAACTTGAAATTGTGGCAGAGAATGAAAAAAGAGAAGGTAGAATCAAGCTCACTGTTACAAAAAGCGCAGACGAGCCTAATAATTTTGATTCTATTCGCGTAAAGCGTAGAGAGGTTGGCAAGTACGACTGGATTACGATTTATGAAAAGAAGATCACAAGTTCCGTTGAGCCTATTTTGATTGTATGCTATGACAAATTCGCACGTGGCAGGAAAACGAAATATCAGTATATGGCAGTTCCTGTTGTGGATGAAATTGAACAAGTGTACACATCTACAAGTGCCGTAAGCGATTTTGACGGAGCATGGCTAATGGATAAAGACATATCATATTATGTTGGTCTTGAGCCAGCTGTCACGAATATTACGCGCAATCAAGAAGCGTCTGTGGAGACGACATTGGGAAGCAAGTACCCCATCGTATTCTATGGTAGTGAGGCAAATTATTATAGCGGCAACTTCTCTGGTGTTATTATCAAGTGGGATCGTGCCAATGATGCGTTTGATTTTGATGGGTCTATTGACTATCGGGAGACTTTTATCAATTGGCTAACGAACAAAAAGCCAAAAGTATTGAAGATGTACGATGGCCGCGCATGGCTGATGAACGTAAATGGAAACGTTTCTTACTCAGATGATGAACACCCGGATAAGGTGGAAATCTCGTTTGATTTTGTAGAAACTGGCGATTTGAATAGCAGCGATGACATGAAGAACGCTGGTTTGATTTAAGGAGGTGGGCCATGACTTACTTACCCACAGAAGAAGATCTGGCCTTACTGAAAAGCCGGTCAAAAAGATTATACTGTCGTATTGAACTGCTGAATAAGGACTACCAGATTATTGATACGATCGAAGGACTTGCGTTAAGTGGTTCTAACTCGATTGACGCAGACTCAGATACACGGCGCACTTTTAATCTTGATATCTACCCGAAGAGTGGATTCTCTATTTCTCAGTTCTCCACAGAGGAGTGGACGAGCAAGATGCTGCGCTTACAGATTGGTATGAAAGCTCCAACAAGTATGCCGCTTGTTGGGGCGGACGCGGTAAGAATACCAGAAGAAGAGATCGATGCAAAAATCAAAAATAGTGCGATATACAAAGAAAAGGACGCAGAGTTAAGGCAAGCAAAGTGGAGATATAAGGTTGGCGGTTATGAACAGTATGGCAATATCGAAAATATAAACCGTAAGCGTATTATTTGGACAGATGAAAATAAAGAGAAATATGCATCTTTTGTGAAAGAGCAAGGAGATGTTGGAACATATTCGACCGTTGTTGCATCTTCAGATGGTTATACAACAAATGGCAAGACGTATGAGATTGCATACACTCCACTACTGATAGGCGGAGGAGATGTTGTTATTCCGCTGCTGAATGCAGATATCAGGTCTTATATTGAAGTGATTTTCAATGCAGCTTGTGATGCAGTTCAAAGAGATGGTTCAACTTTACAAAGTAAAATACTTGAACTTGATAGTTTTGGTGTTGACTGTATGATTTATGGGAAAACAGTACGTGTAAAAAATATGATTGCTGCTGTAGAGGGTGGTATCGCAGCAGGAAGGATATTATCTGCAGCCGATGTTGCAGCGATTGCTGGCTGTACCAAAGAAGAACTTGATAAATATTTCCATGACACAAGTGTATTTGTTGGCTATTCAATGCACGATATTCAAGGAACGATATGGGAATTGAAAGATGGTTTAACTCAGATATATAACTTCTATCACGCTTTATACTCTGGTGAGGCTGAAATACGAACTGGCACGAACTTTGTGGATACAGATGGTGTACACTGGTATGGCGCTGGCGTATATGCAATACAGCAAAATGGATACAGTTATGATGCTACAACGAACAAACTAAGCCTTTCTTGTCTTGATATGACCTGTTTGCTTGACGGCACGCTTGGTGGAACACTGACCGGATACGCAACGCGCATTCCGATGTATGACCGCAAGCTCGTGGTTAAGGATGGGGTCAACTACTACGAAGATGACAAAAAGAAGCCGCACTATGTTCGCGATTCCATTAAGGAGACATTTGAACTTTCAGGACTGACAAAGAGTATGGTAGATTACTGGGTGCGGCGAATTCCGCACGACCTAGAATATAATACTGGCACGACCATCTGGAACATTTTGACGGAGTTGAGAGACCTCTACTTTCCTTTCGAGATGTATTTTGACGACGATACTTTTGTGTGCAAAGAAATTCCATCTGGCTACGACGACCCCGTTGTTCTGGACGAGGATACATTTAAGAGTATGGTTATCAGCGAAGATGCCAGCGTCGATTACGGTCAGATCCATAACTGTGTAGAGGTATGGGGTGCATCAAACTCCAGCGACTATTTCTGTAAGGATAAACTTGAAAAAAATGACCCAGACGGTACTGGCGAGGTCGTGTATTGTAAAAAAGGAACAAAAGAATGGAATGATGTTGTTACGCTGCTTAAAGATAATAAATTGAATATGAGCTACAACATGAACCCAAATGATACCGGCGCGTCTATTTTATTGTTAAAATTAAAACAAGCAAGTATTCAGGACGGTACAAGATTTTCGTTTATTTGCCCAGAAGATATTGCGATAAATGCAAGAATCTGTGTTGAGAACCTTGTTACGACAATCAAAACGAATCCGACTGGGGCAGGACAGTATCGGGAAACAATGCGCGCAGTGTATGGACCTATGATGTTGTTTAAGGCTGTTACCAACGAAAAAGGAGAGGACGAACCAGAAGATACCTCTCTACTAAGGAAAGGGCGTTATTACGTCATAAAATATGGTGAGCATTGGTTAAATCAGGCAACTGATGGTGCATTCACATATAAGTTCAACGCACTTACAGGCAAATACGAAAAAGAACAGCGTGATCCACAGGTACGCTATTACCCGAAACAAATCTATAATCCATCCACGAAAAATTATGACACCGTGTATGTGAAGTATAATCCAGCAACGAATACAGAGATCCAGATATCAGACCCTGCTCTTCTTATTGAGAGCCGGGTCTATTTTATTGGTCAGTCTCAGTCTCATGCTATGACGAAGTTTGTGGATGCAATGCCGACCGCAAAACAAATTGAGGCAGACAAGATTGCGGAGGCATGTGACAACCTTGAGTACGTTGTCGTAAATGACCCAAACCGCATTGATGACTTGTACAATAGTCGGTTGACGATTGATAAAATCGGGCGAAGAAACCTTGTGTGCTCGGGTAGTGAGTTTGACGGATATACATCTGACGAATCAGCCATGACTGTATGCAAATACACGCTATGGAAAAATTGCCGGCTGACGGATTCCATCACGTTGAGTATGCACATGATCCCGTGGCTTGATGTGAATGAAAAGGTAAAATACGCAGCGAAGTACCTGAAGTCTGATATTGCAGTTGAGTGGATTATTAAAAAGATAGATAAAAACATTGGAGAAGGCACAATGAATGTTACATTGAGCCGCTATTACCCGTATTATCCCTATATCACTTATGAGAATGTCCTCAAAGAAAAATATATCGATAATAAGAAAGATACTTAATGAGAGGAGTGAGTAGATGGCATTATCATTTGAAGAATCCAAACGTATGGTCGCTGCAAGCCCCGCAATGACGATGGAGGCTTCCATAGAAGATGCTCGTCCAGTGGTTGATTGTGATGAGGATGTGGCAATCTTCTCTGTGGAAGACCAGAATTTCACCAGAAGTGGCAACTATACGTGGTTTGATACCTTCTCGGACAATGATTTTTCTACGGTTGATACCAATAAAGAAATCACACTGAGTCCGACTCAGGTAAATATCACACAGGAAAACAACAGTCAGGTCATTCCGTTTGAGATGCCGCGTTATTATGATGGTGTTGACCTGATGAGCATGACGATTCAGATCCACTATGTTAACGCTAATAATGCTGAGAACTATACCGCACCCATCAACGTGAGCTATAGTACTGATAAGATCCGGTTTTACTGGATGGTCAGCAACTATGCCACCATCAAAGAGGGTGTACTGAAGTTTGAAATTATGGCGACTGGTGCAATTACTGTACCGAGCAGCGGTGAATCGAAGAATTATCTATGGCGCACAAAGCCGAACGAAAAACTGAATGTTTTGAAATCGCTTACCGGCACCGCAATGACCGATCCGACTGGCGATGACTGGTATACTCAGTTCTTAGCTACGATGAGCCAGAAGGTTGGTGAGGCACAGACTGCTGCAACTCAGGCTGCACAGAGCGCACAAGAAGCACAGGCTGTCGTAGACGGTCTGGCCGACACACTGGCAAGCTACTACACTAAAGAAGAGGTTGATGGTTTTGTTACTCTGCTTCGGGGTGATATCGCCAAGGTTGATGGTCTAGCAAAGTTTGATGTGCAGTATGATGCTGAAACACAGACGATTAAGTTCCTGAATGGCGAAAAGATTATTAAAACCATCACACTGAACACTGACCCGAGTGCTGATTGGGTGACAGCTTTTAATAAAACCGTTGAAGCAAAAATAGACGAAAAGATTGCACCAGTTAAGACCGAACTGACCGAGTATAAGACCAGCAACGATGCTGCCGTAAAGAATCTGCAGGATAGCGTTGGTAACTTGCCTGAGACCTTGCAAAGTGATTATTACAACAAACAGGCAACCGATAAGCTGTTAGAAGCAAAGGCTGAAAAGACCAGCGTTGAGACCGTGGCAAATGATTTGACTGTGGTAAAAAATACTGCTTCCGGTTTGCAGAATAGTATCGACACTATCAATGGCGATATTTCTGAAATTCAGGAGCAGTTGAAAAATGTGAAGCCTGACCCGAATTCTGGGCGTGAGTATGATATTACTTACGAGGATTCAAAGCTGAGCCTGTTGGAAAATGGTACTGTGAAAACACAAGTTGTCATCCAAGGTGGTGGAGGCGGTGGCACTGGCGGCAGTACAAGTGTTATCAAGATCGAGCGTCTGGATGGCTCTGCGCTAACTGTGATTGCTGGTGACTCAGCTATTATCAATTTCAAGTTCTCTTCTGTGGACAATTCTGGCGATGACACTGGTTCTGCTACTGGCGTCTGGTATGTCGGCAATACAAAAGTTGGCACGCAGACCGTTATCCAGGGAAAGAACAGCTTTGACGCAACCCAGTATCTGCACAGCGGTGACAATACTGTTAAGCTACAGGTGACCGATAGCGTGGGCAGTGTTGGTACAAAGACTTGGACTGTCAATGTTGTTGAGTTCTATCTGGAGAGTTCTTTTGATGATACGCTGGTTTATAGTGGAGAGGTAATCTTCCGCTACACTCCGTATGGCAATATTGCAAAAACTATCAACTTTACGATTGATGGAAAGATTCTTGGCTCTACCACAAGCAGCGTTACCGGCAGACAGCTGACTTATGCTATTCCTGCACAGACCCACGGCGCACATTTGGTAGAAGTTTCTATGACTGCTGAAATCAATGGGAAACAGGTCACCAGCAATAAGGTTGTCAAAGATATCATGTGGGTAACTGAAGGCAATACAACTCCTATTATCAGCTGCGCCACAAAGACAGCAAGTGCAAAACAGTACAGCAACGTTGCAATCAACTATACCGTTTATGACCCTTCCAGCTCTACAACCACTGTAACGTTGGATGTTGACGGCGCTAAAACTGCTACTTTGACTGTTGGACGCACCATGCAGACATGGACATGGAAATCCGCTGATATTGGCACTCATACGTTGAAAATCGTATGCGGCTCCGTGAGCAAGGAGATTAGTGTCGAGATCAAAGAGCTTGGTATTACGATTGAGCCAGTTAAGACAAATCTGGCTTTTGATTTTAACCCTGCTGGCAAGACTAACGCTGACGAGACCCGCTTGTGGTCTGATGGCAATACAAGGCTGACTGTAAGCGATAATTTTGACTGGTCTAACGGTGGCTATCAGCTGGACGAAGATGGTGATACCTACTTCTGTGTGAAGGCTGGTACAACTGCAAATATCAGTTATAAGTTGTTTGGTGATGACGCAAAGAAGTTGGGTAAGAACTTTAAGCTTGTGTTTAAGACTACGAATGTCAAGAACTACGATGCTACGGCACTGACCTGCTTGAACGGTGGTATCGGTTTGAATATTCAGGCGCAGAAGGTCACATTGACCAGTGAGCAGAATAGCATCGACCTACCAACTTGTGAAGACGACTTTATGGAATTTGAATTTAATATTCTGCCAGACAGTCAGTACAAGGAAATGGTTCTATGGTTGGATGGTATTCCCTGTCGTGTTGAGCTGTATGACGCAAGCGACAACTTTACACAGGCTTCTCCGGTAGGCATTACGATTGGTTCTCCTGATTGTGACGTGCTTGTTTACCGCATGAAGTCCTACATGATGAATCTGACAGACGACGAGATCCTCGACAACTTTATTGCAGACGCAAAGAATGCAGAGGAAATGATTGAGCGCTACACCCGCAATGATATTACGGATGTGAGCGGCGAACTGAATCCTGACCTACTGGCTGAGAAGTGCCCAGACCTGCGCATTATCAAGATCTCTGCTCCGACATTTACGACCGGCAAGAAGAACGAAGTGTCAAACACGACCATTCAGCACATTTATAAGAATGGCCGCGCCGTGGAAGATAACTGGATTGCCATTGGTTCACATAAGGGACAGGGCACTAGTTCTAATGCATACGGTGAATCTGGTCGTAATATTGATATCAACTGCTCTGGTGGTTTCACCTTTGGTGATGAGAGCACCGGCAGCAAGTATGCATTTACAGAAAACAGCGTTGGTGAGAAGTATTTTAACATCAAAGTCAATGTTGCTTCTTCTGAGAATGCAAATAATGCTCTGCTGGCAGACGAGTTTAACGAGTTCAATCCGTACATTCGTCAAGCTCGCAAGGACAATCCGAAGGTACGCGACACCATGGCATTCTACCCCTGTGTCGTTTTTATTCAGGAGACCGACACCACAAACGCAACTGTCTTCAAGGATGGTCAGTGGCATTTCTATGCTTGCGGCGATTTTGGCAACTCAAAGAAGAATAGTGACACAATGGGTATGGACCCGAACAATCACAAGGAAGTTATTATTGAGATTGATAATAACACCGATGCACAGACACGTTTCCTGAGCGGCGACTTCTCTGAGGAAACTTGGGATGGCGACCACAGCTTTGAGTTCCGTTACATCAATAAGAATTGTACCGATGAAGAGATTCAGGCAGCTAAAAATGCGTGGATTCGCGTACAGAACTGGGTTGTGAATGCAGATGATGCAGAGTTCAAGAAGAACTTTGAGAACTACTTTATTAAAGATTCTACCCTGTTCCACTATCTGTTTACTGAGCGTCATACTATGGTCGATAACCGTGCAAAGAACGTATTCCCGCACACGACTGACCTTGTGCACTGGGATTTCTGTTTTGACTACGATAACGACACTGCAATGGGCAACGATAACGAGGGCGGTCTGACCCTGAGTTACGGCTACGAAGATATGGACACTATCGGTACAAAGAGTGTGTTCAACGCACACGACTCTAAGCTGTGGTGCAAGATTCGTGACCTGTTTGCAGATGATCTCGCAAAGATGTTCCTGAACCGCGAGAGTGCTTTAGCATGGAGTGCTACTCGTATTTTGAAAAAGTTCGAAGACTATCAGGACGTAAAGCCAGAGAAGTTGTGGATCATGGATATGCGGCGTAAGTATTTCCGCACTTATGAGGATAATGGCACAACCAGCTATCTGCCAATGATGCACGGTAACAAACGCCACCAAAGACGCCAGTTCCAGCGGTATCAGGAAAAATACATGGCATCTAAGTATACGGGTGCTGCTTGTACCTCTGACGATATGACCATTCGTGGTTATACTCCGACCAACTGGACAGGTGTGAAACCCGATGGCACTTTCCATATTGTCCCCTATGCCGACACTTATGTCTCTGTACGGTATGGTTCTAACCCTGTGAAGGTGCGTGGTAAGCGCGGTCAGACTTACGAGATTCAGTGCCCGATTGCAGCTATGAATGATACAGAAGTTTATGTTTACAACGCTTCTATCATCCAGAGCATTGGCGATATTTCTGGTTTCTATCCCGGCTATGTTGATTTCAGCCACGGCGTAAAATTGACTGACCTGAAGATTGGTTCTGCCGCCGAGGGCTACAAGAATACGAATCTGACTGACTTTGCAGTTGGCAACAATACACTGCTTGAGCATTTGAACCTGCAGAACGTGCCGAACCTGAAGAAATCCATCAGTCTGACCGGCTGTACGAATCTGGAAGAGTTCTATGCTGGCGGCTCTGGCATTACCGGCGTCGCGTTTGCTAAGGGCGGTAAAATTAAGAAGGCTGAACTGCCTGCGATCGCAAGTCTAAGCGCTAAGAACCTGAATTATCTGACCGACCTGAAGGTTACAGATTATAAGAATATCACCACACTAACTGTCGAGAAGTGTCCGACAATTGACTTGACTGATATGCTGGCTAAGTGCACGAACTTGAACCGTGTGCGTTTGACTGGCGTTGATTGGCAGTTGGATGATACTTCCCTGCTGGATCGTCTGTTAAAGATGACCGGCTTGGATGAAAATGGTTATAACACTGATCATTCTGTTATCGAGGGCAGCGTCCATGTACCCATTATGCGTGAGCGTCAGCTGGCAGAGTTTACGGCACAGTGGCCTGATTTGAATATCACTTATAACACTCTGGTTCAGCAGTTTAAGTGGACGTTCGTAAATAAGGACGGTACGGTACTTGATGAACAGTACATTGATAAGGGTGATAAGGCCGTTGATCCTGTTACACGTAAAGAGAACCCGATTCCGACACCTACTGCCGAAAGTACGATTTCTACGGACTTTACTTTCAGTGGCTGGGACACCGAGTTTACGACTGTTTTTAGCAATCAGACTGTCACTGCAACTTATACCGAATCTGTGCGTAAGTATACTGTCCGCTATATGAACCGTGGCGCTGTGTTGAAGGAAACTGTTGCTCCGTATGGCTCTATGGTGCTGTATGACGGCGATACTCCGACTTATACCTCTGAGGAAACTGCTTTTAAGTATTACCTGTTCAGTGGCTGGGATAAAGGTGGTTACGTCACCGGCGATAAGGATATCAATGCTGTTTATGATAGCTGCGAGTATTCTTCTACCTACTTTGACGGTAAGGAAATCGGTCAGCTTCGCCCTGTTGAAATTTATGCGATGAACAAGGTTGGCGTTGAGCAGAATGTTGCCACGCCAAAGGATGAAGTTTCCATCAAGCTTGGCAACGATTTCTCTTATGAGGACATCACTGAAAAGGTTCTTATTAGTAAACCGCAGGTGTTTGATGGCAAGAACTACATTGATACCGACCTCAAGCTGTTTGAAGAGGACAGAGATTTTGTGCTGGCTGTTGACTACAAGATGGATGTCACAAATGCAAATAACACTGTTTTGATGCAGTGCTTTGAGCAGAACGGCATGAATGGTATCCGTCTGTGGAACTCAACTGGCGTCAAGATGACTTGGGGTATTGACTCTGCAAATGGTGTCGCTGCCGGTTCTCGCGATATGACTGTTATCCGGCACATTAAGGGTGATAACGCACTGTATGTCTATTCCTCTAATATCTATGGTTCTGCACTGAACTATACAAAGATCACTCGTACTCGCTCCACAAAGACGAATGCCACTCTGGTATTTGGATGTGCAAAAGCAGACGATGGTGCTTACGAGCGCCACGCTAAAGGTACGGTTTATTGGTCTAAGCTTTGGTACGCAGACCTTGGCGATGCTGCTTGTCGCGAATTGGCCGCATGGACACACGATAACCTGATTGTTGAGGTAGCAAGCTTTAAGAACTACTACTTGAGCGACAATTCCAACAAGCGTTGCTCTATGACATTCTTGCAGAAGGATACGCTGGGTCAGGACATGGTACTGAGTTCTTCTTCTAACAATGCTGGCGGTTGGGGCAGTACTTCTCTGCGTGAGTATCTTGACTCTCGTCTGGTTGATGCTTTGCCGATTGGTTGGAAACAGCTTATCAAAAAGGTCAAAGTACCGAGTTCTGCCGGAAATAAGAGTAAGGAAATTGTGACTTCGGACTGCTACTTCTTCATTCCATCTGCGATTGAAGTAAGCTCTTCGATGATTGACGAGCCTTACGTTTACGAAGGTCAAACAATCAGCTACATGACCGGCAATGATTCTCGCGTCAAGCACAACGCAGAGGGTAAGGCAACAAAGTATTGGCTGCGCAGCCCGTTTGCTACTTATGATGGATACTTCTATGCAATTGAGGAGACCGGTGAGCTGTATGGCTTCCATTATCCTTCTGAGCAGCTAGGAGTAACCGTGATGTTCAGCATTTAAGGAGGTGTTGAGAGTGTATTATAAGGTACTTAAAGACGGTCGAGTGATCGATGCTCTTGACCGCCTTCAGTTTGTAAAGTATCAGCCCAAGCACGATATCATGGTGAATTGCACCGAAGATGACGCACAGGGTATTATTAGCAGCAACGGCAAGTATATCTGGCACGTTGAAGGCTATTACCTGATTCCATCCCCGGAATATGATACCGTAACGCTTGAGCCGATTGACAAATACGAATATGACCAAATCATGGCCTTGGGAGGTACAACTCCTGAGGCCATTATTGATGCCTATACACTGACGCTAATTCAAGGAGGTCTACTGTAATGGAAAAGATTTTCACTGAGTTCGTCGAGAGTATGCACCGACTCTATAAGAATGGAATGGTACAGGACAAATTTGTGGAGAACTTGCTTGAGGGCAAGAAGATCTCATTGGATGATTACTTGTACATTGTGAACGGAAAGGAGGTGTGATATGTATACCTTTTTAATTAACGAGGATAACACTATCACAGCGAGTCTGACTGAGCGTATCATGCAGCGGAGCAAGCTGGTGGATAATTTGCACTTTCTTGCCGATCAGACCTACAAAGGTGTAGATATTAGTGACTATACCGTTATGCTGGAGTACGTTTTGCCTGTGAGCAAACGCTATAAAACTGAAATTCTACAAAAGTCAAAAGACTTGTACAAGAACCGGTTGGAATATCTTCTGCCCTTTGATACGAGTCTGACTAGTGAGGCTGGCGACATTGAGTTCCAGCTGACCTTTATTCATGTCGAGATGGACTCTGAAGGACAGACGATTCAGCGCGTGCGTAAGGCTGGCCCCGGCGTTGTACATATTATTCCTATCAGCAAGTGGTCTGATTTGATTCCCGATGAAGCACTGAGCACGCTCGACCAGCGTATTATCGCACTGGAGGCTCTGAATAAGGCAATGACTGACCGGTTCAATACCAGTCTGGCTAATAAGGCTGATAACATCACTTACGATGAAGAGCATCGTATTCAGCTTACCTCCGAGGGTAAACCCATTGGTAACGCTATTAAAATCACAACTGAAACTGTGGAAACTGAAGATGGTAGTATGCGTGTTGTCCCATTCTAACCATCGTTTAAAGCGAGGTGAAAAGAATGGCATACAAATACTCGAAGCTTGGTTACGGTAACGCAAAAGACGTAGAAGCCGCGATTGCGCTTGGGTTGATTGATGGCAAAGACCTTATTATCACAAAAGACACATCAGAATTTATATACGTCCGGGACGACTTATCTATTCAAAAGGTAGCGCCTCGGACGCTTTGTTTTGATAGTATTCCGGCGGCAAATGAGGCAATCAACCAGAATGATGCGACTTATGCAGGTCAAACCGTAATGATACGAGGCAAAGACGACAAATATGAACCGTGGGTCGTGCAGCAAAGCGCGGAGTCAGGTCGGTTCTTCGTCGAGCCTTTTCAAACTCAATCTACAAATTTCCAATGGACTGAATTCTAATAAGGAGGAAAAATATGGCACAAGTAAAATTTGCGTATGGTACGAAAGCACGGTACGATGCCCTTGCTCCAAAAGACATGGATACACTGTACTTTACGACCGATACGTTACAATTGTTTAAGGGTACAACTGAGTACACTAAGAGCACTAAGATGGTGTCTTCCCTGCCCGCAGCGGGTCAGGTGCAGGGCATTATTTATTTCCGCATGACAGACTACACCATGCATATTTGGAATGGTGTGGAGTTTGTGCAGCTGAACAAAACAACCGTTACTCAGATTCCTGCAGATGCTACCAACGATGATATTCCGACCACCAAGGCTGTCGCTGACTATGTTAATGCCAAGGTTGCAGCGGTGGAAGGTATTAAAGGTAAGTTTGTTACAGATGTTACTTATAATGCTGGTGTGTTGAGTGTGGCAAAGGGTGACAAACCTGTTACCACTACCATGACTGGTATTGTTCATGAGCCTACTTATGATGTAGAAACTCGCACTATCAAGCTGCCTGTATTTGGCGGCGACACTCTGACGATTGCGTTGGGCAAGGACTTGGTTGTAAAGAGTGGTATCTATAACACCGAGACTCATGAGATCGAGCTGACTATTACCACCGGCGAGGTCATTAAGATTCCTGTTGGCTCCCTGATTGATATTTATATCGGCGTGGCAACTTCTACTGCAACTGTGACCGTTTCTGATGATAATAAAATCAGTGTTGATGTGCGTGTGTCCGCAAAAGCCAATAACTCTATTACAATTGAAGAGGATGGCTTGTATGTGGCTGTGCCTGATGCTTATACCAAGGCTGAGACTGACGCAAAAATCAAAAAGGTGCAAGACCAGCTAGACGGTCATTCCAAGGATGCCGTGGTGCACATTACCGCCGAAGAGCGCAACACTTGGAATGCAAAGGTATCTCAGGATGAGCTGACCGCCGCGAAATCAGAAGTAATTTCTGCCGCTGCTGCTGATGCTACTAAAAAGGCGGATGCCGCTCGCGATACTGCTAAAACCTATGCAGATGGTCTGAATACTGCTATGGATAATCGTGTCAAGAGTGTCGAAGGTGCTCTGACTTGGAAGGCTATTGATGATTCCGGCGCAAACGCTGAGACATAATAATCTAACATAAATCCCTACACTCCATTACAGAGTGCAGGGTTATTTTTATCGAAAAGGAGTTTCATGATGTCAAAATTATCACTTTTAGAGATTGCACAATCTCAACTCGACAAGACTCCAGTGATCGACGGACAGCTTATTGTCTGCCTTGACACCGGAAACGCCTATCGAGACACTGCTACGGCTCACGTAAAAATCGGAAGCGATTTAGAGGTTGTGAGCGACTTACCATTGGCTCCTCTAGCCGAAAAAATCTATTATCTGAAACCTGATAAGCTGTATGCGTACTTGGGCGGCAACTGGACACTGTTAAACGACAACAATTTCTCACTAGGTGCAAATAAGAGCGCACTTAATGGCAAAGCAAAAATTACGCTGGATGGTGCAAAACAAAGTTCTGTATCCATCAAGGGCACGGGTATCACCACCGTTATGACAGATGAGAATGGCGAGTTGGTTGTGAATACTGGCGATCCATCTATGTACATGGAGGCTTTAACGAATTCAGATATAGACAAGATACTTTCAACATAAAGGAGGAAACACATGGCTTGGTTAGATTATGACGGCCTGCTTTACTTCTGGCAAAAGATAAAGGCAAAGCTAAATGACAAGGTTGATAAAGTCGAAGGCAAGGGGCTGTCCTCCAATGATTTTACTGCCGCCGAAAAGAATAAGCTGGCTGGTATCGAGGCTGGCGCAAACAATTATTCTCACCCGACAAGTTCTGGTAATAAGCATATTCCGTCTGGTGGTTCTGCTGGTCAGATTCTGCGTTGGAGTAAAGATGGTGAAGCACAGTGGGGCGCTGATAACAACACAACTTATAGTGCATTTAAGGGTGCAACCAGTGCCGCAGCCGGTGGCTCAGGCCTTGTCCCCGCCCCTGCTGCTAATAATGCTGGTCAGTTTTTGAAGGGCGATGGTACATGGGCAACCCCATTAAATACAACCTATAACAACGCAACCTCTGGATCTGCTGGCTTGATGAGCGCCGGAGATAAAGCAAAGCTGGATGGTATTGCTGCAAACGCAAACAACTATACACACCCGACTTCTGCTGGCAATAAACATATTCCGGCTGGCGGTCAGTCTGGTCAAATTCTAAGATGGAGTGGTGATGGTTCTGCTACTTGGGGACCCGACTATAATACTACTTATTCTGATTTTAAAGCCGCTACTGCTTCGGCTGCTGGTGGTTCTGGTCTGGTTCCTGCTCCGGCGGCTGGCAAGCAGAGTCAATATCTGCGTGGCGATGGTATTTGGGCTACTCCAACCAATACAACATACAATGACGCAACACAGAGCGTCCACGGCTTAATGAGTACCTCTGACAAGAAGAAACTGGATGGATTTGGTGCTGCAAGCACTTATGCCCTGAAGAGCGATATCACGGCAATGTATCGTTACAAGGGTTCCGTTGCTTCTACGGATAAGTTACCCACGAGCGGTCAGACTATTGGTGATGTGTATGACGTTGGCAATGGTATGAACTATGCATGGAATGGCTCTAAGTGGGACGCGTTGGGCGAAATTTTTACTATTACAAAGATCACAAATACTGAAATCGACACTGTTTTGGCAAGCTGATTTCAGTTTTTACTGAGACAGGAGGTCGATTATGGGATATTTAGATTATGCTGGCTTACAGTATCTGTGGGGCAAGCTGAAAGAAAAGTTCGCTCCGAAAAGTCACAGCCACGATGATAGATACTATACTGAGTCCGAGATGGATGGCAAGCTTAGCGGGAAAGCAGATAATACACGGGCAGGCGCAAACGATTTGATCAATAAGCTCGACTCAGGGACGGCTGCTCCTGTAGACGATGATTTGATTATTACACAATGGGCAAATCACACAACAGCAGCAGCCAACAAAAATCAATATGTACGCCGTCCTATGAGTTCAATATGGAACTACATCAAAGGCAAGACAGATGGCGTATATCAGCCTAAAGGCAGTTATGCTGCGAGTGGACATACTCATGACGACAGGTATTATACTGAAAGTGAGATGAACACAAAACTCTCCGGGAAAAGCAATATAGATCATACACACAACATCATTAAAGATAGTGGTGATGGCAGAAATATTAAAATTGCTTATTCAAAGAGTGGTCTTAATTATGGAGATTATTCATGGCTTGCCGGATGGAATGGTGAGGAACTTCGTGCTGTAAATAAAAATCAATTTGCTACCGCAAATCATACCCATCCAACTTCGGAAATTTATGGCGGCAATGTGAACTATTCCGGTTATGCTGGTCCTATTGAATCTGCCCACATTGATGTTTTACGCGCAAACCGCCTTGCATTTTTACCGGCATCAGGTATTAAAGTAGAATATTCTGTTGACGGTGGCGCTACATGGATTGATTATGGAGCCACTGATGATCAAAAAGCATCATTATTTGCAATGCGGATGGGTTCTGCTGCTTCATTTTATACTGGCAAGCATACAAAAGCAGACGAGTGTACAATAAAAGATCAGCTTAGAATCACGGTCACACCGGTTGACAGATATGCGTCTGTAAACATGCTTTATCTTTGGGTGTCTGTTGCTGGTACATCAGCAACCGTGAATATTTCACGTTCTACTATTGGCGCTAAAGAAACTTTTACAGACGTTCGCACAGACGTTCCAATTTCTGGTTGGAGTGGTCCAAATGAAATTAGATTTAGTGGTGGAACTTTTGGCGGCGGCTCAACGCAAACAAGCAATGCTTATGCTTATCGCTTTACGTTCAAGAATAAAGCAGATGGCAAAGGTTCTGTTAGCGTAATGGATATTCGTATGTACGGACCAAGCGCATGGGGTGTACCTAATAGTATGATGGAAAAAGACCATATTTATAATTGGGACGCAAATCAAAACGTACACTTTCCTGCTCAGGTGACTGCGACAAGATTCAATGGTAGTTCTACCGGCGTTGTAGATTATGGTGATTCAAATGGTTCTACAATTAAAATTGGATTTGGTGGTGCTGGTTTAACAAAGGACAAGCTGACTCATATTGCTGGTTATGCAAAAGATGGCAACCAAACGGTAATCAAAGACGTCTCAAAGGGTGTGTTACAAAGTTGGCTAGATTTAGGAGCATCTGCCTACAAGAAAGTTCAGAGCCTGTCTGCTGTAGGACATTCCAACTGGATTAATCAATCCACTGATGATGGTTACGTTCCTACAATGGCTTTTATGGCGTTTTGGAATGGTGCTTTTAATGGCAGTGGAAATTCCAATCTGCAATACTGTGACCGTGGTAGATTTGGCACGATTGTGACTAAGAATAGTGGAGATTACGCAGCTGCTGGGCACACTCATGATATGAGCATGTTGACTGGCAATATAATCAATACAGAACCTGCTACAAACAATCATAAAATCGTACTTGGTAAGTCTGGTCTTGATAAATGCGAATTTTACGAGTATGGCGGTATCTGGAACTTTTACAAAATGAGTAGCGGTGAGCCTAATCTGGTTGCTTCTATCCAATCAGATGGTATTCATGCTACACTAAAAGGAACTGCCGACGCGGCTAATAGTGTCGCGTGGACTAACGTAACTGGAAAGCCTAGCACCTATACTCCTGCAACGCATACTCACGATGACCGTTATTACACTGAGGCAGAAATCAACACCAAATTAAATGACAAAGCAAACAGTTCCCACACACATACCAAATCACAAATCACTGACTTTCCTTCCTCGCTTAAAAACCCGACCGCTCTAACAATTCAAACAAACGGTGCAATTGCTGCTACTTATGATGGTAGCGCTGCGAAAACAGTCAACATTACGAAAAGCAATATCGGACTTGGAAATGTAGACAATACAGCCGATGCAAATAAATCAGTTAAGTATGCCACAAGTGCCGGAACTGCTGATAGCGCGACAACCTCCAACGGTGTAAAAGACTATAACAATGTTAATAGAACTATCAAGATTGGCTTCGCTGGCGCTGGCTTGACTTCAGAAAATTTAAATTATATTGCAGGCTATACAGACAATGGTACAAAAATCAAAGATGTATCTAAGGATGTTCTGAAGAGTTGGATTGGATTGGGGAATTATCTACCTCTTATCGGTGGCACGATGAGTGGTCAAATTACAAAATCCACTGGCGGGTCTTGGATTGGTGATAGAGACCGCGCTGCAATAAAAAGTAGCTATGCGGGTGATAGTTCTTATGGTGCCGTTGCTGCTATGGCGACAAAGAACGGTTACTGGACTATGGGTAACCTTGGCGGCAATGAGAGTCTAATTTTCAATTATTCAACTGACGCGAAATATAATGCTGGCAAAAACGAGACTTCTCAAGTCTATCTCCCCGCTCAAGCCGGTACTATCATTACAAGCGCTACTATCGGCAGTCAGTCTGTTAATTACGCTAATAGTGCGGGCAACGCCACGAACGCTACAAATGCCACGAACGCAACGAATGCAGCAAACGCTACAACAGCTACAAAACTTTCCTCTAATGCTGGTTCTAATAATCAACCCGTCTACTTCTCTGGTGGTAAGCCCGTTGCAATTGGATACACAATCGCTAAGAGTGTCCCAGCGGATGCTAAGTTTACTGATACAAACACATGGCGCGGAATCCAGAATAATTTGACAAGTGATAGTACAGATCAGAGCCTTAGTGCTGCACAGGGTAAAGCTTTGAAAACATTAGTTGATGGTAAAGCTCCTATTTCACATACGCACAAAAAGTCCCAAATAACGGACTTTCCAAGTTCTATGCCTGCAAGTGATGTATATGCATGGGCCAAAGCAGCTACAAAACCAAGCTACACCAAGGCTGAGGTTGGGCTTGGTAACGTAGATAATACTGCGGACAAAAATAAAAGTGTGAATTATGCTACGAGTGCGGGATTGGCTACAAATGCCCAGTGTTTGAATAATGATGATAAATATATGAAGTTCCACTGGTCTGGTCAGAAAGGTCAACCCACATGGCTATGGGGCGGCAATGACTCTGGTGATATGTATGTATATAATCCGAGCAATTTTAATGTGAATTATGCTACGACGGCTGGAAATGGTACTGTCGATTTCCAAACAAAGGTTACTACCGATGGTTATTTTGGTGCAGTTCGTTTTGGTAACGGAGTACAGATTTGCTGGTTTACAATGAAAAGCGCTCGAAACAGAACTTTCTTACTTCCGTTTGCTGATATAAATTATGCTATAGCCTTTAGTGGCGGCTATTGTTGGTTGAACATAAATAATAGAACGACTACTGGTTTTACAGTTGGTGTTGAATGGAGTGGATATGAAAACTCTTATATTGCAATTGGTCGATGGAAATGAGGTGAATACAATTGAATCAAAAAATAAAAATTGGATATCAGATATCTAAACCAATAATTACGACAGAAGAGTGTGAGTTGTATTCATCAATGGTTGAAGAACTGAGTAATCACAATGCCGCAGCAAAACCGGGTGAAGAATTGTGGACTGTTAAGGAACAAGAAGATTGCTACGAAGTCGTATCGGACGGAACTGTTCCAAGTGAAGAACAAAGTTTGGAACCAATCAAAAACAATAAAATTTCTGAGTCTAAGACTGCTCTCTCCGCATATCTAGCCTCGCATCCGCTTCAATGGTCCGATGGAAAGTACTACAGTGTTACCAGTGAAAAACAGGCATTGTTGACTTCGAATTTGGCGCTGTATCAAATTTCTGCATCCGCCGGGCAACCGTTCAAGCTAACATGGAATTCAACCGGCGACGAATGTGTAGAATGGGCTTACGAAGAACTGGCTGCACTTGCACTGGCAATCGGTACATATGTAAAACCCTTTGTATCGCGTCAGCAGGAATTGGAGCTGGCTATCAAGGCTTGTACTACAATGGAAGAGCTGGATGCAATCGAAATCAACTACGACCCTGTTCTGAAGCAATATCTTGAGACCATCGGGCAGAAGGAGGTCGCTGAATGAGTAAAATCGTAAAGAAGTATAAAGAATTATTGAAATGTGCGCTTCTCTTTTTGATAGGAGGGGCGCTTTATTATTGCATCGAGATTTTATGGCGAGGTCACTCACACTGGACTATGGCTGTAGTAGGCGGCATTTGCTTTGTGGTCATTGGTGGGTTGAACAATTATATTCCGTGGGAAATGCCCATGTGGGAACAGGGTTTTGTCGGTGCGTTATTTGTGACTGGTATGGAGCTTGTTGTCGGCATTCCATTGAATCTGATGATGGGTTTACACATCTGGGACTACTCTTCCCTACCACTCAATCTGCTTGGTCAAATCTGCCTGCCATTTACTGTGTTATGGTTTTTCCTTGCCTTGTTGTGCATTTATGTAGATGACTGGATGCGCTATATCATGTTTCACGAGGACAAGCCACACTATCACTGGAGTAAGGTATGTAAGCCGAAGCAGTAAACAAACTAAAAGTATATATAAAAACAGAAAGAGCTCCGGGCTGTTACACCCAGAGCTCTCCCGCCACACCTATACAAAGATAGGACGTCACAAATTCGCTCGATGAATTTTTGACATACCTATTTTATCATAGTGTGAAATTTTTGTCAATACAGAATCGAGGTGATGAAATGATTGGTTTGTTAACTGCCGCACCAACTCATGCTCCGGGTGTTATCAGCTTTACAATAGAACAGCTTTGGCAAATGATTCTAAGTATTGCTGGTGGCATTACGGCTATTTCAGCTGCTGTTGTCGTTATTGTAAATGCAATCAAGAAGGCAAAAGAGCCCGACACGAAACAGAACCTGAAGTTGATTGAACACGACAAGCGTTTGGAAGATATCGACCGTAAGCTCAAGAATGATAAAGAGGTTTTAGATTTATATCGCTCCAAGCTTTTATCCATTGAAGAGCACCAGAAGGAACAAGATATCGTAGTTGAAGACCATGGACGAAAAATCGCTGGCGTAGAGCAGCGTGTAAATAAGAGTGAACATGGTATCAATGTTATGATGAAAGCCCTACTGGCTCTGCTTAGTCACGGCATTGATGGTAATGCTATCGACCCCATGAAGGAAGCTAAGGCTGCTCTTGAAAGCTACCTGATTGACGGACAAAATTTAAAAGACATTTAATACATAGCTCGGTACGTGTGTGCCGGGCTTTATTTTTTATCCAAAACAGGAGGTATTACTATGGCAAGTATTGTTAATGAGATCGTCTCTGTTATTGTGAAGCTGGTTATCACTGTTGCTGGCACCGCATTTATGACCTATGGCATCCCCTACCTGAAGCAGATCGGTATGTACAAGATCGTCCAGATGGCTGTGCGTGCCGCCGAGAAGTTGGGTGTTACCGGCGCAATCAAGAAGGCCGACAAGAAGAAGTATGTTATTGCCGCATTGGAGAAGATGAATATCAAGATTACTCCTACTATCGAGATGATGATTGAGGCTGCAGTCAAGGAGATGGATATCCAAAACGAGAAGATCAATGCAGAACTCAAGAAGGATTGAAGGTGTGGCTCTATGAGCATTATTACATATTCTATGAAGAAGGACTGGAACAAGAAGCTGTCCAAGAACTTCTGCGCCTATGAATTTGCTTGCAATGACCGGAGCGATGAGTTCAAGGTGGCAACTGAGCTGGTAGAGACTCTGCAGCAGATTCGTGATCACTTTGGAAAGCCGGTTCTAATCAGCTCTGCCTACCGTACTCCTGCATATAACATTTCAATCGGTGGCAGTTCTCGTAGTCAGCATTGTCTGGGCACAGCAGCGGATATTCACATCAATGGTGTTGACCCAATTCGTATTGCACTGTACGTAGCCTCCCTCCCCTACTTCCAGAAGCATGGCGGTATTGGCTATTATAGTCGAGCACAGGTGACTGGCGGCTTTGTTCATGTTGATGTGCGTGAGACTCCTAGCCGCTGGATCAGTAAAAGTGGCACTGCATATCAGGTCGTGAGTAAAATCATGCCAACGATTCGTCAGGGCTCTAAGGACTGCACTGGCGGCGTGTCTTATGCTGTAACCGTGTTACAGCGGCATTTAGGCTTAAAGGTAGATGGCATCTTTGGCGCTGGTACAAAAGCTAAGTTGGTAGAATGGCAGAAAGCACATGGATTAGCTGCTGACGGCATCTGCGGAAAGGCAACATGGAGTTCGTTTTGATTTGATTGTTGACATCTAAATTTGTATAGGATATAGTGTATCTATCATGTATGGAGGTGCGCT